GCACGCGCACCCGCATAGAATCCGTTGAGTGGTGCGAATACTGTGCCGAATTGATCCCGGACGAGCCCCACTGGTTCGTCTTGCCGATCCAAGGTCACCCTACACAACCGATCGCGTTCTGCTCAAAGCAATGCTTGAACCGCTGGGCGCGCAACAAATACTATCTCTGCCCGGAGTGCGACGAGGAGGTCAACTACGAAGCGTTTACCTCGTTCGAGACGCTGTGCGGCTTGCGCTACTTCTGCAGCATCACGTGCGGCAAGGCGTGGGACGCGGAGCTGAGGCTCGACGGATGACCAGGCTCGGCGACAACTGGCACGACACCGATTGGTTGAAGTGGGGCGAGCTTTTCAAACGGCTCGCGAACGCGACCGGGATCTCCTTCAAGGTAGTCACGATCGCGGTCGGCACGGACGACGACTGCCACGACGCGATCGAGACGCAGCTATACGACGTCGAAGGTGAAGAGTTCGAGGGCTACCGGTTGAGCGTGTCCCTCGATGAGTTCAAGCGTCGACTGCAGGCGGTCGACGCGCGAGAGCGACTGGAGCGCGTGAAGTGACCGACGACCTGTGGAACCACCCAGGCGATTACCGATTCCTTCACCCGGACCCGGAGCTGCATCTGTGTTGGTGCCCGCACTGCCGACGGATCCTCTTTCCCGACGAGGTGCACGTGTTCCCGCGCGGCGGGAAACACAAACCGTTCTGCGGCGAACACGACGCTGAAGACGACCTTGTCCCTGTCACTGACACAGCCGTGCGCGCGGCGTACCGCCTGGGCGGGCTCGTCGCGGCGACCAAGGCGGCGAAGAATCTGTGGCCTGCATGAAGTGGCTATGTCGGATCCGGGATGCGCTAAACAATCAATGGACGCAGGTCGTGTTGTGGGCGTATTGCCTCGTGACCTTCACCATCGGACACTTCGAAGACGACGGTGCGATGTTGTGGAACGGACTCATGGTTACGTGGGCTGGCGCACTCGTCGTGGTTGCGCTGTTGAAAATCCGCAAGCGACGCGAGCTGCTAATCGACGATGCGATCCGCCGCCTCAGTAGCAACGAACGCGAGCTGTTCCCGCACGAAATCCAACAACCGCGACCAAGTCAAGTGAGGAAGTGAAGTACCCGCGTGGCACCATGTTCAACGACTCACTCGTCTCGGCGTACGTTCTGTGCGAGGTGAACGTCGGCCCCGGTTATTGGTGGGTCTGGTACAAGGAACGGCTCATCACGGCAGGCGTCCTTGGCCGACTCGCGAACGGTATCCTCGTGCTGCCATACGGATGGGCGGAGTTGATGGATCAAGCCCGCGCGCTCGACGCGGAGCGACGACTCGGAGGTGAATGAGTGACGACTCGGAGGTGAATGAGTGACGAGAGAATACATGCCGTCCGAACGGCAAGGCATCACACACGCTTTCAAGATCCTGTCGACCGAGTCTCGGTCGCATGTCTGCCCGAAGTGTGGTCACGGCTTCGTTGAGCTGGTCGGAACCGTGAAGGGCTACCTCACCGCCAACTGGTTCGAAGACGGCCGCATCGGCGAGGTGTTCCTCAAGCTCGACCGACAGGGTAGCGGGGTCAGCGGGTTCTGCGATGCGTGGTCAATCGCGGCGAGCATGTTATTGCAGAGCGGAACGCCTCTCTCGAAGATCATAGAGAAGTTCCGCGGCGCGCGGTTCCAACCTGCCGGCAGGGTTCAGAACGCTCCGGGCGACATCCACTACTGTGTCAGCCCGCTCGACTACGTCGCACGTTTCCTGGACCACCGCTTCCTACAAACCAACAAACCGGAAGAGCCCGACGAGCCGAAGCAACTGGAAGCACCGGCTGACGACCCGGAGGAGTCCGGTGAGTGACGGCATCTCCGATGGCTACAAGATGGCGGAGCAGGCTCAGTACAAAGAGGAGCGCCGACTACGTCGCACGGCCAGCCTGCCTACCTTGCCGCCCGGTCCCAACGACTGGCACGAACGCATCGCCGGCGGCTATCCCGTCACGTGGCAGATGCTCAACGAGTTGATCAACGAGGACGCACGCAAGCACGGACTCGAAACATACTGGTGCGCTCCGAACGTGTTCAGCAGGAACGGTCTCACCCTTCGAATCGGTGTGCAGTTCGGAAACGAGACGCTTTACTACCCGGTGCTTCGTGATGTCGCCGCACTCGCAAAGTTCGCACGCGAGTGCCACGAGAAGCGCACGGCGGAGGATGCGCGCGAGCGGCTCGGCGAACCGAAGTGAGCAAAGGGATCCGAGCACGTGCGCTGGTAGAACAGGTGGCAAGGGAAGCGGGCATCAGTTGGGAACGCACGTACAGCTACCTGTGGAACAGCGGCTCTCTATGGTGGGACGAACACGACCTCCCACACCTCGTCGGTAGATCGCGCAGCACGATCATAGACGAACTGCGGGCAGCCGATGCACGGGATCGATTGGGGTAAGCTGTCGCCATGATCATCCTCAAGGCACTCGGTTGGATCTGGTCGTTGCCGCACACGCTGTTCGGCGTGCTGTGCTTGCTCACGGTCTACTTCCCCAAGTCGATCCGCTGGTCGGACGGCGCGCTCGACGTGGTCGTGTGCTGGCACGTGATCCCCGAGGGCTTCGACCGCACGGGCGACGGAGACATCGACGACCCGGAGGACTTCCGCACGGGCGCGCAGACGCACGGCATCATTATCTTCTACCGCGACGAGCACCAACGGGACCGCGAGTCGCTACGCCACCACGAGCGCGTGCATGTCGCGCAGTGCATGGTCCTCGGCGGCGTACTGTACCCACTACTCTATGGACTGAGCTTCATGATCAACCTCGTGCGCGGGCAAGGCGCCGTCGTCGCCTACAAGAACATCTGGTTCGAGCGACAGGCGTATCGCATCGAGCGCGAGTACCGCGAACGCACGCAACTACTGTAACTGAGGAGGCTCCAATGGAATGTCCGCGCTGCTTCAGCGAGACGCGGGTCGTGGATTCACGAACCGAGAATCAGCATGGGCTCGCGGTCCGGCGCCGACGGACGTGTATGAATTGCCGCCATCGGTTCACGACGTATGAAGTCGAGGTCGGCGTGGACTGTGCGATCACTCTCAAGCGAGGCCGAGATTGCAAGCTGGTGATGTCCCACTTCACGCTCGTCAAGCCGCGGACACTGTGGGCCGAGGTCTCGCATGGGCTGCCAAGCGGAATCCTAGATGAGGCAGCGGGTGAGTAAGCTCCGTCAGCGGGAGGAGTACAGAGCAAAGGAGTACGTGCGAGCATTCACTAAAAAGCTACGACGTCCGACATCCACGTGGTCCCGGGTGCTAGGAATCATCGCGACCGAGATGGGTATCGAACAGGATACAAACCTTTACATCGACCCCGAGTTCGCGGTCAAGCTGATGCTCGACGCGCTCGGCCTCGTCCGACATGACGCTGCACGCTACCCCATCCTCGTCGGTGGTTGGAACGAGATGATCGAGACACTCAAGGCTGCCGATGCGCGGGTGCGTCTGATAGGCTTCGCCCCCGCGATGATGGAAGCACGCGAGTCGCTCCAGGCAGCGGACGCACGACAACGGCTTGGTGAGGAACAGTGATCGAAGCAGACGCACAAGCGGTCGAGGCGCGCTGGCGGCTCAGCGGCGCACTCGAAGGCTGGAAGCTCGCGCACTCCGGCACGCTCCACGTGGTCGCCTGCACGACACAGATGCTGGAGTTCTACCAACACCGTTCGCTGTGCGGCTTCAGCTTCAACGAGATCACGTACTGGAACTGGGACGTGCGCATCTGCCGCTCGTGCCTACTCGCCATCGCGTTGCGAAAACTAGCCGCACCGCCCAAATCGTAGGGAAGGAGGAGACGATGGAACTGGAATGGTACGGCTGGATCTACGGCATCGGCATTGCAGTGTCGGCGATGGTTCACTCAACTCGGCACGGCATTCGAGTCGCAAGGGAGAGAGCGGAAGCGCGCGAGCGCAGCTGGAAAGATGACATCGACCAGAAGCAATTCCAGTGGCATGGCTACGTTGCCGCTGTCGTCTTCTGGCCATGCGTCTTCTGGATGCACGCAGTCGCGTTGGGCCTGAGCCCGTACGCAAGACGACGCGCGAAACTCGAAGACGCACAACGGCGCCTCACGACGGAAGCGACTGAGAAGATGCCAATGGCCAATGGCCACGGGCGAGGATAGTTCGCCGCAGAGCTTCTTCTCGGGCAGTCCCCGCGCGGGGTAGCCGCACGATTCACGACGCCCAAAGAAGTAACGCGAGCCGCCCACAGTGCGACAACCAAGAACGCAACGCGAGCCATGACCCATGACGGCGAGACGATTCGGCACCGCCCGCTCAGCGCGTGGAACGCGTTCGCGGTGCTACACGCCGACGCGTTCGAACGACTCGGGTGCGTTCGCATCGACACGGCGTCCTTCAACAATCTGCTACACGCAGCGTACGCGGTGGGCATTGTCGACCGCGCAGACGCGAGCACGTGGCGAGTCCTCGACCTCGAAGCGTGGGAAGAGACACTGCTCGCGACCGACGCACGGCTCCGGCTAGCGAACGTATGAAGCGCGAGATCAACTGCCAACGCTGTTGGCGCAAGTGGGCCGAGACGCGACCCGGCCGCCATGAGCAAATCAAATTCGCGTTCGGGCTCGTGCGCGATGAGATGCTCCACTGCGACGGCTGCAACGAGTACCTACTCCGAAACACGCTCGCGGTCGCGGTGTCGATCTGGAGCAGTAACTTGCTCGACGCCTACCGCGACTGGGAAGGCGGGTACCTCGAACTCGTCACCGAGACAGAGGCCGACGCAATCATGCGCCTCAGCGGAGCCGGTTGAACGCTACGAACCGAACGCTCGACGCGTCGTAAAGCGCACTACAAAACCGATGCCCAAGCGTATGAAAAAACTTGCAACAGACCTGACCACCGAGGAAGTGTGGGCCAAGCTACATAAACTCGACATCTGGGTTTCAATCCGAGAGCTTATCGCCGCGGGCATACTCGGGAAGGAGTCCCGCCCGACCTGGAAAGGCGAGTGGGAAATCCTCGTACCCGACTTCGATGATGCAACCCGCGCGCTCGATGCGCAGCGCCGGCTCAGCGGCCTCGAAGCGTGGGAAGAAAGTTGTTCACAGCTCGCCGAAATAGGAGCAGACGCACAAGTCTATTGACAATACGGGTACCGATCGAGGTACAGTCGCAAAGGACTTGCGGCGAGGTAGGCCCTCCCCGCAAAGTTAGACGGTCAAAGAAGAGCCCCTCCGGCTCTATGGGGGTGCGTGCTGGTTGTTCGAGGTCTTGGTTTCTCTTCTTTTCCGTCGGATCGCGAGCACGGCCTACAGAACGCACCCCCAGAGAGACGGAGGGATTCTTGTCGACAAAGCACGGACCAGACTACAAGAACCTGGCAGCGTGCAAGGGCGCGGTCACGCGCCTGCGCAAACGTGTCGAACAGCTAGAGGCTGACCTCAAGCACCAGGAGTGGGCCGCTGGCCGCTACCTCTTCGACGCCTGCATGTTCCGGCGCCTCCTAGCCGAACGCTTCAATCTCGAAGGTCGGACCCTCCTAGACGCGCTGGCCGAGGTGATCCGCCTCGAAGAGGGCGAGGCCCTCATGGAGGACGGCAGAATCGTGCTCCTGAAGCGGTACCACGATGAGTGGCTGCCGGATCGATTCGGCACAGTGGGCGAACGCCCGCCGTGCGCGTGGGACCACTCGGTCAAGGCTGAAGAAGCCCGCGACGAAGAAGCCATTGCACACTTGCCGCCCGACGAGCGCGCGAGAATACGATGCGTGCTCCGCAACGAGGGAGGGGACAAGTCATGACGCTCCCACAGAAGCGACGGAAGCGTTACCCACGACAACGCCGCGCACCGCGAATAGCACCCGAGATCGCGGGGACCGTCAAGATGTCGACCGAGGAGTGTAGGAAGTTCCTCGGCCACGGAGCGTTCCTTCTGTGGCTGAAGCTCCTACACTGCCGAGACCGCGAGGGCTGGACCCACGTCACGTACCCAACCCTCGTCGAGTTCCACGTATTGAACCGCGAGGGGAACTGGGTCGGCTTCGAGCGCCAGACGCTGAAGCAGATCGAGAAGGCGTTCCAACGGCTCAAACGCGCCGGTGTCGTGAGGAACGTGCGTTGGTTCAAAACATGCGCCGCCGCCAAGCCGGTAATGCAACGAGTCGTCCACGGCTGCTGGTCGGTCGGTCGGAGGCTCGGTTGGACCCCCACCTTTCCCGGCGAGGTCTGGCGTGGGATCAAGTCACTACCAACACGAGGCGGGGCCCGCCCCGGGGCGGGCCGCCCGCGCACCAAACCGGGCCCCGAGCAACCCAGGATTTCGCGTAGTTGCCGGACCCGATCCGAATTCAAAACGGGGGACATAGGGACCCCGAATTCAAACGGGGGGGATAATAAAATAGATCCTATTATCGGGGCCCACAGGTCGAATTCTTTTCCTTCGGAAAAGAATGGCGGCGAAACGCCGCGGTCTGAAATTCTTTCAACCACACCCTCTCTCGATACGATGTCAAGCGAAAGACCTGCGGGCCCTCAACCATCTACGACGGAGCCATCAAACGGCGACGGTTCCGATGGGCGCGGGTCCCCGCCGTCGCGGAGTGTTCCGACGTACCCCAGCTCAGACCTGATCATGCCTGCGATGACACCGGGTCCGCCGCAGCTCGACCCCAATGCGATGGAGGTCGAGTGGGCTGATCGATTGGCGCAGGCGTACCGGGGAGCGGCCGAGGCGCTCACGGGGAAGCGGTGCTGGGTATTCACACGTGGTGACATCACACGGTCGAAACACTACGCTCGACTGGTCGCGGCGGCTCGCGCGCTCATCGAACACGAGATCCCTCCGGCGGCTTGGGCGTCGTTCTCGTTCGACGTCTGGTGCGACTACACCAGGAGCGACAAGAAGAAGCCCCCGCCGGTGACGTGGGTCTTCGCCGAAGGTCGCGTACACAAGAACCGCGGCTGGTTCCGCAGTGACGGTGCGGGTTCGGGTATGGGCGGTCGGGCAGTCCTTGGTGAAACGCATCGAGCGTTACTCATACGGTACGCACAGATGCGCTGGGAGCTACGCGTGACCGCCGCCGAAGACGTGTCGGGAGTCGTCGAGAGGTTCTTCCCCGGTGACACGTATGAGCGTATGGTCGAAACTTCGTTGCGCGAGGCCGAAGATATACAGACGTCGCTGCGGCACCGGGCGACGTCGGGGCAATACCTGTGGGGCTGAGGCGCTGATCCCGTGGCAGGTCAGGAGACCTACGGGTTCGACCCGGCGTTCGAGCGTGCAGTCATTGCGCTCAGCTGCAGCCGGCCGCGTTTCTTCGGACGCATCGGCCGCGCGCTCGACCCGAAGATGATCATGAACCCGATCGCGAAGCTCGCGCTCGAAGCAGCGCAGGCGATCGGACGCGACCTCGGGCGCGGGCCTAGCTCTAGCGTGCTTGTTATTCAACGGCTCCGCCGTTGGATGGAGGAGGGCAAGGTCACGATCGAACAGCTCCGCGCCGTCGGCGGTCTGCTCGACGACGCGGACGACGTCGGCCTGCCACCGACGGACGAGACCGCGGATGAGGTTGCCCCGTTGCTCAAACGTCGCGCGCAAGCCGACGTGGTAACGCTCGCGATCAACGAGTACCAGAAGCGCGGGGACTTCGACCGCGTCGTCGAGACGCTCGCGAAGGCGCAGCGCGTCGGCATCGTCGACACGTCGGAGGGCATCCGCATTGGTACAGCTTCCTTCGGGGAGATCGAACGGCTGCGGCATATCAAGCGGCTGCCGACGGGCGTACCCGAGCTGGACGCGATGCTGAGTGGTGGACATGCGCGTGCCGCTTTGGGCGTCGTCGTCGGCGCGGCAGGTGACGGAAAATGTCACGCTAAAGGCCAGGGCATCCTGATGTCCGATGGTACGATCAGGAAGGTCGAGGACGTGTGCGTAGGGGACCGTTTGATAGGTCCCGATGGGAAGGTGCGAAACGTTCTACGAACGAACCGAGGCCACGGTGAACTGTTCGACGTCGTCCCGCTGCGTGGCGGCACCCCCTGGCGCGTCAACGCCGACCACGTGCTGACCCTCACGGGGTCGGGTCGGTACGCGGGTGAGGTTGTCGACGTATCGTTGCGCAATTGGTCCGCTTGGTCACGACAACGTAAGCACCTCTTCAAACTCTTCCATATTGGTGTTGAGGAATTCGAAGGAGTGAGTAGGGTTCGTCTACCACTTGACCCCTATTTCCTCGGAGTCCTTCTCGGCGACGGTTCGCTTCAGAACGACCTCCGTATCACCTCGGCCGATTCTGAAATTCGCGACATGGTCGAGTTCGAGTGTCGGCGTTTCGACCTGCGTCTCAAGGTCTACGAACACGATCGCGCACCCTCGTACGAGCTGGTCGGCCAGCGCGGGCGGAAGAATCCTGTGCGGGAGATCGTTCGTGGATTGGGACTGTGGGGAACGAAGAGTGGTACGAAGTTCATTCCACAGATTTACAAGGTGGGATCCGTCGCAGCACGGGCTGCTCTGCTCGCCGGGCTGTTAGACACAGACGGCAACACCAATAAGTCGGGTATGGAGTTCACCTCGAAGTCGCGTCAGCTCGCGGGTGACGTCGCCTTCGTCTCTCGTAGTTTGGGCTTTGCGGCATCCATTGCGGAAGTAGAGAAGTGTTGTACGAACACCGGCGCGGTCGGTACTTACTACCGTGTGGGGATCTGGGGAGATGGTTTGGACCTGCTACCGCTCCGGTTAGAACGCAAGCGACCGTCCGAGCGCCGACAGAAAAAAGATCACCACGTGACTGGTTTCGTCGTCGAACCCGTGGGGGAGGGAGACTACTACGGCTTCTCGCTCGACAGAGACAGCCGCTACCTGCTCGACGACTTCACGGTTACACACAACTCGATGATGCTCTCGCATATCGCGGCCAACGCGCTGCTTGAAGGGATGAGCGTCCTCTACGCGACGCTAGAGCTGCCCGAGGCGGAAGTGCTCGCGCGTTTCAAAGCGAACCTGACCGGGCTACCCATCAACGCGATCCTCGATGGCTCGATGGAACAAGCGAAGTCGCGTATCGCGGAGCTAGAGACACGGCTCGGCATCGGGTACGTCCAGGAGTTCACCCCCCACACGACGACCGTCGCCGACCTAGGTGAGTGGGTGACGCGTTGCGAGGACACAATCGGTAGCGGCATCGACGTCCTCATCGTCGACTACGCGGACCGCCTGAGCGCACCGACAGAGAAGTCAGAGTACCAAGCGATGCGCGTTGTTTACGAGGAGCTGCGCCAGCTCGGGGTCGATCGCAATTGCTTCAACTGGACCGCATCACAAGCATCGCGACAGCAGAAGGGGTCGAAGCGAACTGATCTCAACCATGTTGCCGACTCGATGCACAAAGTCCGCATTGCCGACCTAGTCATTACCCTGAACGTCAAGGGTGAAGACACGGACCTTCTCGAATACTACATCGCGAAGCACAGGACCGGGCGGTCCCGTGTGATCGTGGGACCGCTGCCCACTGAGTTCGAACGCGGTCGAATCTCACCGGTTCAGCGCACGACGGGCTACTGACCAGGAGCACCCATGACGTACGTCCCTCCGAAGTACAATGACATGAAGTGGGGTGGCATCGAAGACGCTGCGGTCGCGTGGCAGTGCGAGACATGGGAGATCGAGCGCTGGGTTGCCGAGGGGCGTATCGTCGGTTTCCTCAAGCGCGCGGACGCGGGTTGGATTCTACCGATCACGAAGTACGGTCGCGAGTTCATCGCGAGACTGAAGCACGAAGACATGCTCGCCGGTGATGCGCGCCATCGACTCGAAGCAACACACGCCGAATGACCGAAGAAGACAAACTGGTTCTGACCGCACTCAGCGAAGCACGGCTCGGGACATCCGGCTGGTGGCGGGGCGAGTGTCCGTTCTGTGAGGACCGTGTCGGTACCGCCGACAAGCACGGAGCGTTCGGCGTGCGCGCCGCGAACGGCGTTTTTCACTGTTTCAGATGCGGCATCGTCGGCCGGCTGCGCGAAGTCCCCGACACGCACTGGCGCGAGCCGAAGGAGACCGATGAGCCGGACGCTGTCATCGAACCGCCCGGGAGCTTCCTACCCCTCGCGGAAGAGCCAGCCGCGAGCGCGCTCATCGCCCGGCCAGCACACCAGTACCTTGCGCGGCGTAGCGTGACACGGACAACGATCGCCGAGGTCGGCATTGGCTTCTGCCCGAGTGGGTTCTACAGTGACCGCATCGTAGTTCCCGTAGCATCGGTCGACGGCGATGCGTGGGTTGGCTGGGTCAGCCGCGCGTGGGTGAAGTGTGAGCAGCCCTACCTGTACCCGAAAGGAATGAAGCGGACGATTCTGTTCAACCACGCGGCAATCCTGAAGGAGTCCGACGATCCCATCCTCGTTGTCGAGGGCGTCTTCGATGCACTGCCGTATTGGCCGGACGCGGTTGCGTGTCTGGGCAAACCTACGCAGCTACAAATGGTCGCGCTCGCGTCGGCGCGTCGACCAGTCGTCATGGCGCTCGACGGTGACGCGTGGGAAGAGGGCTGGGCCCTCGCACAGCAACTTCGATTCGCGGGTACGCGAGCAGGGAACGTACGGCTCCCGCCATGCTTGGACCCGAACGATGTAGATCCGAGCTGGTTGCGGAGCGAAGCCCGCGCTTGCTTGAACTAAACCAACGAGAAGGGAAGGCTCATGAGGGGAATGACAGTGAAAGCGTTAGTAGCGGACTGTGTTATCGGAGGGAAGTCGCGGGAGATTCGGTATGCCTCCGCTGGAGGACACGGTGACCTCATCATCAAAGGACTCACGATCGATGAGGCGATGGACGTTCTCCGCACAGCGACGGGTGACATGGTCGAAGCTCCGAAGTCCACGACCGTTGCACCGCCGCCTGCGCCCACGCCGGCTCCGACGTCTGCGCGCTCGGTTGTCGAAGCGCCGCCCGAGCCCGCCGAACCAGAGCTGGTCGTTGCGGACGAACCCGCGACCGAGAACGATCCGTTGCCCACGACTCCGCCGGAAGCCAAGGTGCAATCCGAGAGCACGCCCTCGGGTGCGCAGCCGGAACCCGCGCCGACGAACGGCAAGGGCAACGGCGACAACAGCGAGCAGGACGCGCTCATCGCACAACTGCAGGGGCACAAGCGCATCCTCCATATCGTCAACGTCCTGGTCGAGAACGGATTCAAGACGTCGGAACAGGTCCTCGCGAAGTGCCAGGAGTTCCGCGCGCACGTGCCTGCGCTCGAACGGATCACGCCGTCCGACTTCGACGAGCGCATCAAGCGCGTCTACGAAGTCCTCGATGCCGGCGCGGCCGGATGAAGCTCGTCTCTCTATACGGCCCGGACCGACGGTTGGCGATCGAGAGGGAGGAGCCTCTCGACGTCAACCCGAACTGCGAACTATGCGACCTGTACAACTCCGCGCGCAACGTCTGTCTCAACGCCGACGGTGAGCCCGGTGGCGCGCTGCTCATCGGTGAGGCGCCGGGGAAGAACGAGGACATCTCTAAGCGGCCGTTCGTTGGCAGGGTGGGGAACTACTTGCGCGGCCTCGTCGCGAAGTCGTGGGACGGGCCGGTCGCGTTCGACAACGGTGTACGTTGTTACCCCGGACGTGAGCCGCCCTCGGTCGCCAGCATCAAGGCGTGTCGGGGTTACCTCGCGCAGACGATCGAGGAGGTGCAGCCGAAGCGCGTCATCGCTCTTGGTGGCAAAGCCGCGCACTCGCTGCTCGGTCGCAAGACCAAGATCATGTCGGTGCGCCGCGGCTACGCGTGGCTCTGGAACGACGGCGCGCAACCCGTGCCCGTCTTCCTCGTACCGCATCCGTCGGCGGCGCTACGCAACCGTTTCGTCCGTCAAGAGTTCGAGGCCGATCTCGAATGGGCCTTGACCTGTGACGAGCCCGCGCTGCCACCGTGGGATGAAGAGGTGTGCGTCGTGGAGACCGAGGCGGACGCTATGCTCGCCAATGCCGAGCTGCGCGCTGCGAAGTGGATCTCGTTCGACTACGAGACCGCAGGCCGCCAGTTCGATGGCGAGTTCACAGCGCTCGTCGTCGGTCTGTGCGCGTACGGTTCGAACCGTCCCTGGGTTTGGGACCACGTGAGCTTGGAGAATCCGGCCACGCTTGCTGTGCTCCAACGCCTGCTCGCGGATCCCACGGTTGCGAAGGTCGGGCAGTACGTGAAGTACGACATGCTGTCGACGCGGTGCGCGCTCGGAACTGTCGTCAACAATATACATGGCGACACGCGACTCTGGCGAAAGCTCATGGACCCCGAAGCCGACGCGAAGCTATACGTGATGCAAGAGCTGGTCGGCATGGGTGGCTCGAAGGACGAGGTCACCGCGGCGCTCGCGAAGGGAATGCGCGCCGTCAACAAAGCGCTCAAGGATGGTCCCGCGCACGAAGGTCCAACGCTTCTCGATGGGATGCCCCCCGCGATCGACGCGGCGATCAGGCTTGGGGGTGACCCAAAGCGCTACCAGTATTCGTTCCTGCCGTGGGCGACGCTGGTACGCTACGTCGCCCTCGACGCTGTTTCGACCGCGCGCCTCTCCGAGAAATTCGAGGCGGAGCTGGCGGTAGAGGAACCGGGTCTACCGCGCATCTGGAACAAGATCGTGCGCCCCTGCATCTCTGCGCTCGAACGCGTGGAGAATTGGGGCATCGCGATGGACGCGGATGCGATCCGTCACGTGCAGACGCACTTCGGCGCGAAGGTTGAAGAATCCCGACAACGTCTCGCTGCATACGGGAACTTCAATCCGAACTCGCCCAAGCAGCTCGGTGAGTTCTTGTACACGAAGCTCGGGCTCCCGGTCTCGAAGCTAACGAAGACAGGCAACGCCTCGACCGACAAGGAAGCGCTCGAAGCGATCCGCGGTAGCCACCCAGTCGTTGACGATGTCCTCGCGTGGCGAAAGTACGGGAAGCTGAAGGGCACGTACGCTGACGGCCTCTACGATGCGATACGCGGAGACGGACGCATCCATGGCGACGTGAAGCCGGACGGCGCGCGGTCCGGGCGGCTCTCGATGAGCGACCCGAACCTACAGAACATTCCGACAGACAAGGAAGCCGACGGGAAGATGATCCGCGACTGCTTCATCGCGCCGCCGGACCACCTCCTACTCTCATGCGATTTCTCACAAATCGAACTACGCGTACTCGCGTCCCTGTCGGGCGACGAGAAGATGCGCGAGATTTTCCGCTCGGGTGATGACTACCACCTGCGCACGGCGCGCCATATCGCTCCGATGCTTTGGCATATCGATCCCGAGGACGTCACGGACCGCGAACGCCGCATCGCAAAGTGCTTCCATCCCGACACCGAAGTCCTGACCAGGCGGGGGTGGGTGCGGATCCCCGAGTTGGTCACGGGAGAAGAGGTGGCCGAGGCCGCGCCGAATCCCGACGGCACGGTGAGGTTATCATGGGTCACGCCGTTAGAGGTTTTCACGAAGAAGAATGAGTTCGATCACTTGGTGCACCTACGGAACGAGGGCATCGACCTGCGGGTCACGCCCGACCACCGGATGCTGACTATGTCGCGCGGAGGGGCGTACAGCGTCGTGCGACCCGCCGATCTACATAAGACATACTACTGGGCGAACGCCGGCCTCCTTGATGGTACCGAAGAAGTCGACGAGCGCCTACTGCGTCTCGCGGTCGCGGTGCAAGCGGACGGTTCCTATTCCGGTAACCGCGTCAGGTTCGGTTTCACGAAGCAGCGCAAGGTTGACAGACTCATCGGGATGCTGAAGCCGGGGGAGTTCACGCATCGTGTCGCGGGACGTCGTCATGACATCGGGCTCCTCCCGGGCCTGACTTGTAAGGTCAGGGCTCTCCTTGACGACAAGTCCTTCCCCTGGTCGTGGTTGTTGCTGGTGCCGGAGTTGCGTCTTGCAGTGCTCGATGAGGCTCCGTACTGGGACGGGCACGACCGCACGGACTGGCGCATGAGGTTGTACTTTAGCTACGACGTACAAAGCGTCGACGTCTTGCAGGCCATCGCGGCGACGGTTGGTCGGAAGACGAGGCGTGCCAGGAACGGTCCGTGCTGGCGGCTCTCGATCAAGGACCATCACAGGACCCGGGGAGGCAACCTCGAAACCACGGAAGTGCCGTACACGGGCGAAGTCGCGTGCCTCTCCGTGCCTTCATCGTTTGTCTTGGTCCGTGACGGTGGGGTACCGGTCATCACCGGGCAGAGCTTCAACTTTGCCCTCATCTACGGGATGGGCGACGAGCGGATCGCGCGCGACCTGGGAATCTCGATTGATGAAGCACGTGCGGTGCGCGCAGCCATCCTCGGAAACTTCAGCGACATGTCCGCGTACATTCGTGCGCGCATCCTTGAGGCGCGAACCACGGGCGTCTGTTGGACGTGGTGGCAAGGTGAGCGCGCGCGCCGTCGACCGCTCCACAAGATCGCGAGCGTTGATGGGAGGGAACGCAACACCGCAGAGAACGGCGCGTATAACTCTCCAGTCCAGGGCACTGCCAACGAGTTCAACACGGCGTCGCTCATCGAAGTCGTCAACTGGATCGAGGCAGACTGCGTACCCGCGAAGGTCGTCATCCCCATCCACGATCAACTCGTGCTCGAAGTGCGCGAGGACGTGATCGTGGAAACCGCGAAGCAAGTCAAAGGCATTATGGAATCGTGGGACTTGCCAGGCGTTCCGATCATTGTCGACACCGAGGTCGGCCGGTCGTGGGGCAGCTTGGAGAAGTGGGACATTGAGAAACCGCTCCCAACATTCGCGTAAGCCGACGCGTCGTCGGCAGAAGCGACCGTGCCCGATCTGCGGCTTGCGCTGGCGCGCTCCGCAAGTCGTGGCAACCGGAGCGGGACTTTGCTGTAGCGACAACTGTAGACTCGCGTACGATGCCGCGCGGCGGTTGTCGAAGTCGAAGCGTTCGCGCGAGCGAGTCGGCCTTCTCTTTGCCAATGGCACGACAGCAACGTGGTCCCCGGAAGACCATACGACTGAGTACGACCCGTTGAGAATTCCAGACGAAGCGCACAAGTCATAACCGTGCCGACACACCAGCGAGGAACCCGATGAGCGAACCCCTCTTCCCGAACGACGTCTCTATCGATGAGTACCTGATGCAGTGCATCACCATCGACGAGCTGCTACTCGATGACGCGTTCAAGCGCACACCTGCGGAGCTGGCGTATTGGAACGCGCGATTCGCCGAAGCGAATCGGAGCTTCCTGATCGAGAAGCTCGACTGTGACAGGATGGGAGCGCAGCTCTACCTGGAGCACAGGGAGATCCTGCTGACGTTGGAACGGAAGCCGACCGAGGCCATGATCAAGGCGTCGGTCGAGAGCGACGATCGCTACTACGAAGCGCGGACGAAACTCGTGACAGCCGAGGCTGAGAGGGTTCGGCTGCGCGGTGTCTGCGAAGCTATGATCACGAAGAAGGATATGCTTCAATCGCTCGGCGCGAAGTTGCGCGCTGAGATGAGCGGCGACCCCGCCGTGCGCGAACAGCACAGCGACTATCGGGCTGGCCGCACTCAGGAGTAGGAACGAAGAAACGCAGTTACACAGCAAGGAGAAACACAATGAGCAACCTACAAAAGTACGGGGAGTACACGGTCGAGTCGGCCGAGGAAGAGCAGAAGCAGATCGACGAGAGCAGTAGCGTCGACTACCTGAAGCTCTCGGTCGGACGCAACGTCGTACGCTTCCTGCCACCGCCCGTCGGAAAGACGAGCCCGTTCAAGATTGTGCAGCAGCACTTCCTCAAGCTGCCTGGTATGCCATCGCCGGTGAAGTTCGCGTGCCCGCGCTACCTCAAGCCGTCGGGCCACTGCATCGTTTGCGCGAAGGCGAACGAGCTGTACCGCAGCGGCAACTCGGCGGACAAGGAACGCGGCTACGAGCTGTTCCCGAAGCGCCGCGTCTACGCCAACGTCATCGACCGAAGCAACCAGGAGAAGGGTCCCATCATCTTGGAGATGGGCAAGACGATCCACGAGCCGCTCGTCAAGATTCGCAAGAACGAAGACATCGGCGGCAACTATACGCACCCGGACGAGGGGTTCGATATCGTGATCGATCGCGTGGGCACGAGCAAGAACGACACGAAGTACACAGTCATCCCCGCGCGCAAGTCCTCTCCGCTCGGGAACCTGGAGTGGGTCGAGCAGCAGCACGACCTCGACCGATATTCCAAGCAGCACACCGACGCGGAGATCCGCGAGATGATCGGCGCGCCCGCTTCGGAAGAGTCGTCCTCAGCACCGGAACCCGAGGGTGCGACCAGCGACGACTTCATCGACGTTGAGTCCGAGCCCGCCGAGGGCGAAGACAATATCAAGTGGTAGCGAGATCGAGCGGCGGTCGTTTCTTGAGTTGGTGTTGACCGACCGCCGCTCGGTTCACCAGGGAGCGGTATGAGCAAACAAGCGAACGCGTTGGGGAAGATCCTCACCGCCGTTCGGAAGGAGTTCGGCAAGTCGAGCGCGATTCGGTTGTCGGACGGCTTCCGCGGCGAGGTCGTTCAATCGATCCCCACGGGCATCGAGGTGTTCGATAACTACGTTGGCAACTGCGGCGGGCTCCCCGTCGGCCGCGTCGTCGAGTTGTTCTCCGAGGAAGGAGTTGGGAAAGCGCAGCCAGTTGATGCGGAAGTCTTGACCCCAACCGGCTTCAAGCCGATCGGGACACTCCATGTTGGCGACGTGGTAATTGGGCGGAATGGGGCATCCACGAAGGTCACGGGTGTTTACCCCCAAGGTCGCAAGGATGTCTATCGCGTGACGTTGACCGACGGCACTTCGACCGAGTCGTGTCTCGAACACCTCTGGCTTACCTCGGGCTCGAACGACGTTTCACGAGGGACGGGTGGTCGCGTACGATCGCTTGGTGAGATAATCGACAGTGGGCTATTCGAGAACCACGGGCAGTGGCAAGCATACAAGCACCACTTGCCGGAGCTAGCCCCGGTCGAGTTCTCGGGTTTGGGTTCATTGCCTGTGCATCCCTATTTGCTAGGGACTCTGCTTGGCGACGGCGGGTTGACCAAACGCTCAGTTCATCTCCATAACCCCGAAGACGATGTATTACGTCGCGCGGTTTCATTGTTGCCGGATGGCGACTGTGCGCATCCCCTGTTGGACGGTTGTGGTGTACGGATCGTGCGACGCGAATGGAAGTACCATACGCCCACTGCTTTATCGGACGCCATCGCGGAGCTAGGTCTCCGCGGCGCACGCTCGTGGGAAAAGTTCATTCCCCGTATGTATCAGTTCGCTAGTGTTGACGACAGACTCGAACTCTTGAGGGGCCTCGCCGACACCGACGGTCACGTGAACAAATGCGGCACGCTCCTCGAATACCGCACCGCTTCCGAACGGCTCGCGGATGATGTAGCGTTCGTTGCGCGGTCGCTCGGCGGGATCGTTCGTGTGAGAACGAAGATACCAACATACCGACACAAGGGACGCAAGAAGAAAGGTCGCCCCGCCTACATACTGCTCATCCGGTTCGGGAACGGTGTCGTACCTGTTTCATCAAGCAAGCACCTCGCTCGCTGGCGCGAACGAGAACAACCGGCCTACCGCTCGATCGCTAAAGTCGAGAAGAGTCGCGAGACAGGTTGTGTCTGTATCAGGGTAGCGCGTCCTGATGGCCTGTACGTGACCGACGACTTCATCGTCACGCACAACTCCAGCCTATGCCTCGCGATGCTTGCGGCGGCGCAGCGCGCGGGCGCGACTACGATCCTCTCGGAGACCGAGAACGGGTTCACCGAGGAACGCGCGGTGACGTTCGGCGTCGACCCCGAACAGCTCGGGTTGTTCCAGCCCGACTACATGGAGCAGGCGTTGCAGCAGTTGGAGCTGACCCTCGACACGGTGAAGCCAAAGGAGGGTCCGTACCTCATCGCCTGGGACTCGCTCGCCGCGACGCCTACGAAGTTGGAGATCGACCAGGGCGTCATGAACAAAGCCGCGCAGGACAACCGCGCGCTGCTCATGTCCCGGTCGCTGCGCATCCTCACGCAGAAGGCGGCACGCGCCTGCGCGATTCTACTCATCGTCAACCAGACGCGACACAAGCGCGGCGTCGTGTTCGGCGACGACACGACCACGCCGGGCGGGAACGCTCTCAAGTTCCACGCATCGATCCGGCTGCAGCTCATGGGTGGCAAGGCGGTCAAGAAGAGGGACGAGCACGTCGGCAAGGACCTCCTGGTCTTCGGCAAGAAGAACCGCTTCGCGACTCCGTTCCGTAAGGCGCGGCTTCGCCTGATGTACGACGAGGGATTTGACAACGACTGGTCCACGCTGAACCTCGCGAAGGACTGGAAGCTCGTTGCGAAGAAGTCGCGCGATGCCGAGGCTGCGCGAACGCGCCTCAAGGAGATCGGATGGGATCGCGGGAAGGCCCGCGACCTTGCAGCGGATTTGGGGTTCGCAGACGAGGATGACGACGAGTAGGTTAGTCTCCGGTGCATGTCGGATCTCATAGCTGTTCTCTTCGCGTTCTTTCTCGGTCCGCCCGAGACCTGCAACTCAACGTTCTTCGGAACGCCGGGCGACAAGTGGGCCGGCGGCGACGCGCTCTACTTGAAACGTCCTGTCAACGATCGCGACGTTGGCATCGCCCATCGCAGTCTCAAGCTCGGCTCGATGGTCGTGCTTGTGCACACGCGGACCGGGTTGTTCACGGTCGCGCAGGTTGTCGAGGATGTCGCATGATCGCCGAACTGGGGCCGAAGTCGCAGGGCTCGCTATTCGATAGGGGTGTTTGATGGATTGGGTCGAGCGTTTCAAGTCGAAGTTTATTGTAGACCTGACGAGTGGATGTTGGTTTTGGAACGGAACATTTGACGCCGAGGGTTACAGTCTCTTCTGGTTGCATGGACAGAATCGACGCGCCCAACGCGTAGCGTACGAATTGTACCGTGGTCAGATCCCAGAGAACCACCACCTCGATCATTATCGAATGAATCAGGGACCACGCCACGCGTCGTGCGCCCGACACTGCGTGAGTCCGTGGCATCTCGAACCCGTGACGCCGCGCGAAAACACGATACGAGGAAATAGTCCGCGACTCACTGCTGCGCGCCAGTTGGCCAAAACGCATTGTCCCAAAGGACATCCTTACGCTGGCGACAATCTCGTTGTTTACAAGGTTGGACGAAGAGAGTGTCGTGAATGCAGACGACGCATCGCACGTGAATCGCAGCGTCGTCGGCGGGCAGGGATCAAGGTCGATGCTTAGTTGGATTTTGGCGTTCCTAAGTGTACTTAGTGGCACCGAACCGGAGCGTTGTATTGCGAGCAATTTTGGCGGTGTGTCAGATAAGCACCGCGGCGGCAAATCGCCGTGCCTGCGGCCGATGCGGCGCGTTCGGGTGGACGATCATGGTATTGCCCATCGGACACTGAAGTGTGGAACACGTGTGGTTGTTATAAACATACGAACGCGGCTAGCCGTGACCACGGTTATTTTGGACCACGGTCCCTACGGCGCCGTCCACGAAGGCAGTTGGGTCGTCAAGAAGAAGAGGAGTGACCCTGGGCGATGGAGGGGCTGTGGAGATCTCTCGTACCCGGTCGCACGAGAACTAAAGCACAACGGATTTGAAGAGGTGATTATTGTTCCGCTTATCTAACGCTGAACGATTCAACGACAACGTGTGTTGAGGACCTGGCCGTGGATTGGTTACTGCGATAGGGATGGCTATGGCGTACAAGCTCGACGAGGGCGACACGTGAGACGGAATCGCGATCGACCAAAGCTGAAACGGAATCGCGAGCGCGAAGAACTGCGCGGCGCGCTCAAGTATCAACCGAAGCTAGAACGTCTCCCGGTCTGCGGTGACTGTGGCAAGACCTTCAAGTTCGGCGATTATGCAAACAAGTGCGAAGGATGCGGGCAACTCGTCTGCGATCAGTGTAAGGGTGCGAGGAAGCATCAGTGCCCGAAGAATGATGAACGACCCGAAGGATGAACTTGCGCAGGATGCGCGACGCCGCCTGGTGTCCATGGACTGGTGCGACGAGTGCAACGACTACATCAGAGGCTTCGGACCCCACGTCCACTGTCCGAAGTGTGGCTCTCCGCCCGGCGTGGCGCACGAGGTTCGGAACTTCAGCCAGATTAGTAGGGATGGCGATGTCTACTGCAGGGAGTGCGGTACCTATGTTCGAGGCTACGACGCGGGGTGATCGATGACTTGTAAGAGTTCGTGGAGCCGCAGCACCTCAGACAATGGGGATGGCGAAGGCGGTAGAATCCGCCAGGGACCCGGGACTCTCTCGACCAGGACAGCTAGCCCGGAATGTCGGTGCGAGACCGATAGGCGGCTCCACACTATGACTACAACGCGGGGTGACCAATGAGGACCGTCTACGGCGTCGTGGTGCATCCGGTCTGCGAAGACAAGACCTGTCGGGATCGCAACGTCGACCATGGCCACCGCAAGGAGCCGGAGACGAAGGCGACGGAGATCGGCTGGTACGATGAGTGCTGGCTGAACGCGCGCAGCAAGCCGCTGTTTCTGCTACGGCTGTTCGGGATACTTGCGTCGATCATCGCTGCGATGTTCACCGTCGTGACCTGGGTAATCCCCACGCTGAGCATGCTGGAGGCGTTCGGGCTCGCCGGCTGGTACTGGATCGCCTATCGCCGGATGAGTCGGTCGCGCTGCGTCTCCTGTAGGCAGCTCCCCGAAGCGCACACGCTGTCAGGACGCGGCGTGTCCAACGTGAGTCCGATCCCTCGACCGCCGCCGGGCCAACCGCCGGCTAGGTCACCACGGTACCGTCCGCGGCTCCATCGTCGGGGCGAGTGCCAAGCATGCGACAACATACGCGCTGACAGGGATCGGCACCTCGCAACAACGCGGACGGTGGACCCGTGAGTGCGCTGTTGCGAGTGTTGAGAGATCGTGGACCGCATACCTGGTTCGGTTGGCTCAACTTCTTGTTGGTCCAGTGGTTGTTCGTTCGGCTTCAGCGCACCTGTGAGTCAGTGACGACTGGAGGTTTCTCCCTGCCAGGCGTCGATGGGCGCTGGCGGCATGGGAGCTGGAATGTCATCGGCCCGATCGTTCCGATGACGGGTTGGTGGCAACGTTACATCTGGCTGCTGCCGAAGGGTTGGAGGCTCACCTGATGCGCATCGCTTTTTGCAGTGATGTTCATATTGGAAATTTCCACAAGTTCGGTGGCGCGATGGAAGTCGGACTGAACGCGCGCTGCCGCGCCGTATGCGATGCGCTCGACCGCGCAGTGGACCGCGCGAAACGTCTCGGCTGCGAGGCGTTCTACGTGGCCGGTGATCTGTTCGACTCGACGAAGCCGTCGCCGCAGATGATCGTTCGTGTGCAACACGCTCTCTCGCAGATGCGGTCCTACGTGATCGTCGGGAACCACGACCAACAATCCTACGACGTTGGCGACAATGCGTGCGGTCCCTTGACCGCGAGCGCGGTCCGCGTCATCGACCGACCAGCCCTAGTCGGATACGACGAGCACAACGTCGACATCTTTGCGGTACCGTTCCGACCGGGGCCCGCGGAAGACTGGATCGAAGAAGATGTTGCCGAGGTGAAGGGTCGGGTGCGTACGGGAAGACCAGCCTCCTCTCGTCGCGCGCTCGTCCTTCACCTCGGCCTTTACGAAGACGACGCGATGCCGCATTGGGCGAAAGGCTCGAACGATTGCATCCCTCTCTCGTTGCTCCGTGACTTGATGCGGCGGTTCGAGATCGACGCGGTGTTCGCGGGTAACTGGCACTGGCATAAGAAATGGTCGAAGCCGCGCATCGTTCAGTGCGGAGCGCTCGCGCCGACAGGGTTCGGTGACCTTGGCTTGGCGGGTCACGGCATCGTCGTCTGGGACACCGACACGTTGGAGACCAAGCACGTCGAGGTTCCGGGTCCGCGATTCATCGACGTCCCGCCACCAGGTCAGCCGTGGAATCTTCAGACCTATCGTGATGCGGCAGAAGCGGGGTGTCGGATCTATGCGCGAGCGAAGGTGCCGGCGGACAAGGTGGGCAATCAGGCCGGACACTTCCGCGCTGCCGATCCCGAGGGCGTGTTGTTCGCAGGCTTCACGGTGCTGCCCGACACGAGCGAGGCCGAAGCTGCGGCACGAACCGCGGCGACCGTTGCGCGCAGTGCTGAGACACTGCTCGACGCGCTCACGGGTTTCGTCGGAGAGATGCCGCTCGATGAAGGTGTCGAGCGCGACCGTGTACTCCAACGGTGTAGGTTATACTTGAATACCGATTGAATTTACGCTATGATATCTGCCGTGAACCGATCGTACCGCTACCGGCTCAAGCCGACGCGGAGGCAGGCCCGCGCTCTCATGGCGTGGCTTGCGATGACGCGCGAACTCTACAATGCCGCGCTCCAGGAGCGTCGAGACGCCTGGAAGAAGTGTGGGGTATCTGTCTCGATGTACGACCAATCGCGCGCGCTTGCGGAGGTCCGAGACGCGCGTCCCGAGTTTCGTCGGGTACCTGTCGTAGTATTGCGCGGTGCGCTGCGGCGTCTTAACGGTGCCTTTGGTGCCTTCTTCAATCGCGTGAAGGTTGGGGAAAAGCCTGGCTTCCCACGTTTCAAGGGTGCGCATCGGTTCAACACGATCAGCATCGACGATCTTAGGAAACGTAATCCGCTCGACACTGATCGGCGTCGGCTCGCTATTCCGATGCTCGGAAAAGTCAAGATCGATATTCATCGCCCAATGGAAGGTGCGCCAAAGACGATGCGGCTCACGCTCGACAACGGACGCTGGTATGCCTCGATTCAGTGCGTTGACGTTCCAACGAAACCGCTAGCACCCGCTGGTCACGAGGTTGGTGTTGATCTTGGACTCAGGTCGTTTGCGGTCACGAGCGATGGCGAAGTGTTCGAGAACCCGCGTGTTCTACGTCGAGCGGAGAACGCGGTAAGCCGAGCGCAGCGCCGGGTATCAAAGAAAAGGCGGGGTGGTCGCAACCGTCGGAAGGCCGCGCAGCGACTCGCGCGACGTCACGGTCAACTTTGCAATACGCGCCGCGAGCACCATATCCAAGTAGCTCGCGCACTCGTTGCTACGAATGATCTGATCTGTGTCGAAGCTCTGAACATCAAAGGTCTCGCCCGATCGAGGCTGTCGAAATCTGTCTATGATGTTGGTTGGGGAAGTTTCCTCGGATGGTTACGTACGAAAGCGGAAGAAGCTGCGCGCGTGGTCGTGGAAGTGAACCCTGCCGGGACATCGCAAACTTGTAGCGCGTGTGGCGATGAGGTCCGCAAGAGCCTCGCCGTTCGCGTCCATCGTTGTCCGTGCGGACTTGTGGTGGACCGTGATGAGAACGCGGCGCTCAACATCCTAGCGGCCGGTAGGGCCGTGCGGCGAGAGGCGCTCCGAAGTAAGGGGACCTCTGCGACCCGCGAAGTTCGAGTCAGGACCACACGATCGGTTCACGCCTCAAATGGTTCTGGCGTTACATAGGACATTGCACAGGTTATACCTTGGACGTTAGAGAGATCCGACTCAAGAACTTCATGGTCCACGACGACCGGACGTTCACGCTCCCGTCTGCGGGCGTTGTCCTTGTGACCGGTCCGAACGGCTCAGGGAAGTCGTCTCTCATCGAGGCCGTCGCCACCTGCCTCTGGGGTAAGACGCTGCGCGGTACGTTGCCATGGCGTGACGAGGCGGGCGAGGTCAGCGTCGCGACGGACATCGTGGAGGTGTTGCGCACACGTAAGGGCAGGAAGACGCAGCTCGCGTTCTCGTTGCCCGACGGCGAATTCCACGAGAAGTTTGACACGATGACCAAGGCGCAGGAGGCGCTCGACCCGATCGTTGGCGCGTTCAAGGTCTGGCAACGGACTCAGGTCTTCTCGTCGCAGGACGTCGCACACTTCACGCTCGCGACGGACGGCGAACGCAAGCGTCTCCTCGAATCGATCCTCGGCCTCGAACAGTTCGACGAAGCGCTGGGCTACTGCCGCACCGACTTTCGTACCGCGACCAAGGGGTCCGACGCGAAGCAGCGGGAGCTTGCCGTCCTCGAAGAGCGTCGATACCAGATCGAGCAAGCTGTGCTGCAGGCACGGGAGACCCTCGCGGATGTCGCGGAGGTCGTCAATGCTACCGAACTCGAATCGAAGATCGCGCGTCTGCGCAAGGCGGGCATCAAGTGCACCGAAGAGATCAGGGCTTGCAACAAACACCTCGCGGAGTGCGAGCGCGTTGGCGACGAAGCAGACGCGCAGGCATCGGTCTACGAGCGCGCGTTTGCGAAGCTCGGGGCGGAGTGTCCGACGTGCCTGCGTCCCGTCACCGACCAAGACCGCGTGACGGTGCGCGGGAAGGTCACGGTGCTACGTGAGAACGCCACAGAGTCGCGAGCGGCAGTCGAAGACAAGCTCGTCACGATGCGCGAGAACCTCGACGAGCTGCGCGGCGAACTTGAAACGACCCGCGGTCGGCGTGAGGAACTCTCCAGGTCGCTCGCGGTCGCGAAGACAAAGAGCGCGAACCGTGCGAGCGCGGAGCGCGGGTTGAGGAAAGCGGAGACCACGCTGACCGAAGCCGAGGAGGCGCTGAACGCAGCGACCGTGACCGCTGCTACCTTCGCAGCGGAGGCCGCAGAGCTGGAGGCGTGCGAGCGTGTCCTCGGTCTGAAAGGCGTCCGGTCGCACGTGCTCGGCGAGGCGCTGTCGGGAATCGAAGCGGTCGCGAACGGATGGCTGGCTCGCATCGCGGGCTCGGGACTCCAACTCTCGCTCAAGCCTTACGGTGAGAAGAAGTCGGGTGGCGTTCGGGACTCGATCAGTCTTGAGGTCACAGGAGCCGGCGGCGGGTACGGATACCAAGGCGCGTCGGGTGGGGAGCGTCGGCGGATCGACGTCGCGCTCCTGTTCGCCCTCGCGGAGATCGCGGGCGCGGCCCACGGTCAGAAGCGGGGCACGCTGTTTTTTGACGAAGTTCTGGACTCACTCGATACGGCAGGTGTCGGCGCGGTCGTCGAAGCACTCGATGAACTCGCCAGTGCCCGCGCCGTCGTGGTCATCTCTCACAACGAAGACCTCGCCGATCGACTCGCTGGAGCGACTCGGATCCAGCTCTGAGTTAGATTCCTTATGTCTGCTACCTGTGCTAGTGTCACTCGCATGGTCGACCGGGAAGCAGCCGCCGCGTCGGTCCACCGGCTGCTCGTAGCAGTCGGCGAAGACCCGAAACGCGAGGGCCTGCAAAGAACGCCCGAGCGCGTCGCTCGGGCTTATGAAGAGCTGCTCGCCGGGTACAAGCAGGACCCGAAGAAGATTCTCGGACGCGACTTCTCCTCCGAGGGTTACGACGAGATGATCGCGTTGCAGGAGATCGACTTCTACTCACTGTGTGTTCCATCACGGCAACTAATCAATGTCGTAGGTGGCGCCAAGCGCGCCTCACAGGTTGAAGTTGGTGATAGGTTTTGGACCCTTCGGGAAGGCAGGTGCGTTGAAACGAAGGTCGCATCAGTTACATCGCGCAAGACACGCGAGATTGTCGAGGTCGAAACTGAAGCTAGTAGTTTTCGTGTCACGCCAGACCACCCGCTCGCGACTCCTGATGGGTGGTGCGAGGCTAAGGATCTAGCAGGACGAAAGATTGAGTGGACGCCACCCCGAAGCCTTTGCAGGCGTCGCTATCCACCCGAGGTCGGTTACGCTTTGGGGTACACGATTGGAGCAACGTGTTCGGATGGCTCTGTCGGGGAACGTAGTCTTTCGCTTGTAGTGAACGACGAGAACTTTGCATCGAAGTACGCAACAACCTTGGAGCAGGCGTTTGGCATTGAGGCCGAAGTCGAAGCAGTGTCTCGACCCTCGGGTTTCACTGGTCGTGATACTCCAGGCTTCCGGGTGAGGGTTGTGTCGAGCTACCTTGCTGACCTATTCAGGTTGTGGCTCGGCGGTGATGCCCATCATATGCGTCAAAACTTTCCCCGCGTCGTGTTGTCATCGTTCGGCACGATGCAAGGTTTCATCGACGGCTACATCGACGGAGATGGTTTCCCACGGAAGGATCAGCCTGGCTCGCTCGTCGTTAGCGGCAATGCTGACTTCCTTGCAGAATTTGCGAAGGTAATCGAAGCAAGATTCACCGCACAAAAGGGCGCTTCCCAACTGTACATTAGCGATCGATGGTGGCAACGCGGGTGGTACGGCCGACACGGCTTTGAGCAGGAGTGTCACCGCACGGACTTGGTCGAGAGTCGTTGGGTAGATGTTCGGGCAGTACGGTGTCTGCCCGAGCCACAAAAACCGTACACCGTTTATAGTTTTGTTTGCGAGCCCCACCCAACATTCCTCATCGCAGGTCACTTGGCGCACAACTGTGAACACCACCTGCTGCCGTTCCACGGGACCGCGACGGTGGTCTACTTGCCCGGCGAGCGTGTCGTCGGTATCTCGAAGCTCGCTCGACTCGTTGAATGCTACGCACGTCGGCTCCAGATCCAGGAGCGAATGACCAAACAGATTGCCGATGCGCTGCACGTCCACCTCGAACCGAAGGGGTGGGGCGTCACCGTCTCCGCGCAGCATCTCTGTATGGCAGCGCGCGGCGTCGGGAAGCATCGTTCGACAATGACGACAACTGCTTTGGGCGGCGTCTTCAAGGACGACCCCATGGTGCGGCAGGAGTTCCTGCGACTCGCGAGCCTATGACGAACCTTGGACCAAACGCGCGGTCTCACTCGGGGTCCGCTCAATCGTTCCACCACCGGTCGCCGGAGTACGCGGGGTTGCTGTACTCGCTTGAAGAGACGTTCCGCGAGAAGTTCAATGTACGTCCATCCTCTTCGGTACTGTTCCTGACCGGGAGTGGGTCGCTTGCGAACGAGGCGGTCGCGGCAAGCCTCACCGTGCCGCTGTACGTGAGTGGCGTGCAGTACGAGTTCGGCTCTCGGCTTCAGCGGTACCTGCGCGCCCACGACAACCTCGACGACCGGGTCGCAGGTCGCCACGCTTGGGTCGGCTACGAGACCAGCGCGTCGCTGAAGATGTCGGGGCCGCCGAGTGCACAGTTCACCTTCGTGGACATGGTCTCCGCGTTCCCGTACTACCTACCCGATCCGTCGTGGGATATCTGGACGACCGTGAGCAGCAAGCAGCTTGGTGCCCTCCCGGTCATCGGCATCGTAGTCGTTGCCGAGCGCGCGTGGCAGCACTTGCTCAAGGAGTCCGAGGCGTACTCCTATCTCAACCTCGCACGCTATCGTGCGTACCAGGCTCTCGGTCAGCCGCCACACACTCCGGCAATCCCCCTCTTGTACGACCTGCTGACCACGCTGAGCGAGTTCGATCGCGACGTACTTGTGGCACAGATCGACCGTCGCAGGTCGCTGCTCGCTGAGGTCGTTCCGCCGGAGCACAACATAGGGAAAGGACCCGTGTTCACGATTGCGGATGTCGTGCGCGCCGAAGTTGTGCAGAGGTTCGGATTGTACCCCGGCAAGAACTGTTGGCAGGTCTTCCTCTGGTCGGGAGAGGACGATGACTACGACGAGCTGCGGAGGGAGCTGCAACGATGACAACGGCCGTCTGCGAATTGTCGGGTGGGTACGACAGCGCGTTGTCCACGCTGCTCGCCCTTCGGAAGTACGATTCCGTGTTCGGCGTCTTCACGAACTACGGACAGGTCTACGCCGAGCAGGAGCGTGCGAGTGCGGAGTACCTCGCGGAGTGGTTCACGCGCTACCCGTCGTGGCGCGGACTGACCCGCTTGAAATGCACGCTCAGTCAGGCGCTCCCTGACCAGAGCGACAGCCCATACATCCCCGTTCGCAACCTCGTGCTCGGTACCCTCTCGGCAAACTTCGCCCAGGCCCACGGAGCGAACGTGGTTGTGGTCGGTAGCAAGACCACGGAGTACCGGCCCGACGATCCCTACTGCTGGTACGATTGTACCACGGAGTTCTACGAAGGGATGGGTGCGCTCGTTTCTCTCGCGGCTGAGGCGGGGCACGAGATCAGGTACGAGCAGTCGCTCATTCTCGACGGCCAACCGCTGACGAAAGCCCAGGTCCTCGAAGCGTTGATCGACGAGGGCATCGCGCTCATCAAGCTCTGGAACTGTTACGAGGCGGGCGAGCGCCCGTGTCAGAAGTGCTTTCACTGCCTCGACATGCGCAAGACGTTGGAAGGCATGGGTCAGCTCACGCGATTCGAGGGTTGGTGGTGAAAATCTATCTGGTGATGAGCCCGTACGTGAAGCCCATTCCCTGCCCGCCGCGCATCCTGATCAGCTACTTCTACTTCTACCGGTCGTTCCACAAGTCCAAGTCACCGAACTACGCGGGTGTCGAGTATTACGCGAGGCACGGGTGCGACATCTTCGTCGACTCGGGTGCGTACTCCGCGTGGACATCGGGTACGAGCATCGCGATCGGCGATTACATCAACTTCTTGAAGCGGTGGCGTAGCAAGGTCGCGATCTACGCGAACCTCGACAACATCCAGAGCAGCAAGTTGACGGATCAGAACCAGCGGTACCTTGAGTCGGAAGGGCTCGCACCTCTGCCGGTCTACCATATGGGCGAGGACGAGTCGGTGCTCGAAGGTCTGTGCGAGCGATTCGACCTCGTCTGTTGTGGTGGTACGGGCTCGGTGCTGGGCGAGGGTGCTAGCAGGAAGCGTCGCTCGAAACAGTGGCACTTCGATCGCGTCTTCAAGATTGCCCAGGAGCACGGGACCAAAATCCACGGCTTCGGCATCACCGACTTCCCCCTGCTCAAGGCGTACCCGTGGTACTCCGTCGACTCGTCGTCATGGGCACGGCCATTGCGCTTCGGGAACATCCCCCTCTTCGACCCGCGTCGCGGCACGACCGTCTCGTTCAAGATGACGGAGCTGCAACCTCTCATTGAAAACCGTGAGCTGCTGCAAGAGGTCTACGGCGTGCAGCCCAAGCAGCTCTTGTACCGCAAGGCGACCCGTGTCCAGATCGCAGCGCTGTCGATCAAGAGTTGGCTGCTACTTGAAGAGTGGTTGACGAAGCGCGAACAGAAGGCGAAGGCTATCGCATGACGCAGATCAGAACGTTCGATACCGACTCGGTCTCCCGCGCGGACCTGCACCTCGCGGACTACAACCCGCGCACCATCAGCAAGAAGATGTTGTCGGAGCTGTGCGAGTCGCTCGTGACCTACGGGTTTGTCCAGCCGGTCGTCGTCCGCAAGGAGGACGGCCTCGTCATTGGTGGCCACCAGCGCCTCGCAGCGTACGACGCACTGGTCGCGGAGCACGGAGAGAACGTGTTGCCCGGCGGCGTCCCTGTGGTCTACGTCGACGGCCTCGACGATCGCGAAGTGAAGATCCTGAACCTGACTCTCAATAAGGTGCAGGGTTCTTGGGACTACGAAAAGTTACCCATCGTCGTCCAAGAGATCCTCGACGGTGTTGACCTGAACATCGCGGACGAAGACCTCGAAGTGTCGGTCGCGGGTTTCGACTTCGCGGAGATCAATGATCTACTCGACCTCTCCATCCAGCCGGACCTCGGGGAAGTCGAGCCCTTCGAGAAGATATCATCGGGCGAACGCGTCCTGACCTACCGCCTGCCCGAGGAAGCGGCCGACGAGGTCGAAGCCATCCTGTTGCGGTTCGGCGCCGACGAGTTCAAGAAGCGGTCGGCTGCGTTGCTCAAAGCGCTGCGCGTTGCAGCGGAGACCGTGGAGGCGCGGCAGGCAGAGGAGACCGACGATGGCGATACAGATCACACGCCGGCTTGAGATCGATGCGGGGCATCGCCTGCTCAAACACACGGGCAAGTGTCGACACGTGCACGGCCACCGCTTCGTGTTCGACGTGACCGTCTCCGCAGAGCAGCTCGACGAGGTCGGCCGGATCATCGACTTCGGCGAGGTCAAGCGTATCCTCGGTGGCTGGCTCGATGAGCATTGGGACCACGGCTTCATCCTCACCGCCGACGATCCACTTCGAGAGTTCCTTCAGACGCATGAGCTGAAGCACTACGTTCTGCCCTGGGCTCCGACCGCGGAGAACATCGCGGCCTACTTCTTCAAGCAGGCGCTCGACCTCATGCGCCAGGTCGGCATCGATCTCGTGAAGGTTCGCGTCTGGGAGACACCGAACTGTTGGGCGGAGGTGACGTCGTGAGCTACAGGGTGCGCGAGATTTTCTCAACGTTGCAGGGCGAGGGATCGCGCGCCGGTTCCCTGTCGGTCTTCGTTCGCTTCGCAGGCTGCAACCTGTGGAACGGACGACCCGAGGACCGCGAGAAGGGGAAGGGCGCTTGCGCGCTCTGGTGTGACACCGACTTCGTCAAGGGCAAGGAGGTCTCCGCCGAGGACGTTCGCCTCGAACTCGATCGGCTCTGGGGGGAGCGTCTGCCGTCTGCAAAGTGGTGCGTGCTCTCGGGCGGCGAGCCGCTGCTCCAGGTCGACCACGCGCTCGTTGACGAGCTGCAGAGGCACGGTTGGAACGTCGCGATCGAAACGAATGGTACGCTGGACAACCGCGCTCTCGACCTCATGGACCACGTCTGCGTTTCGCCGAAGCTCGGCTCGACGATCGAGCGGATGCGTGCGGACGAGCTGAAGGTTGTGCTGCCGGGGCACGTGGACTTCGAGAAGGGTTGGACGGACGGTCGGCTCGTCGACCTCCAGGAGAGCGGCGAGTGGGGCGCGCTCTACATCCAGCCGCAGGACCCGATCTACACGGACGAGGTCAACGCGAGTTACCTCGCCTCAAAGGTGCGGACCGGCGGTCGCGATCTCTACGAACGAAACCTCAATCGGTGTCTCAACTTTGTTGCGAACCATCCCGAATGGCGCTTGAGCCTACAAGTCCACAAGTATGCTCGCATCCCCTGAAGAGTTTGGCGCGGTTCTCGCGGATCCGCCATGGCCGTTCCGTGACCGCGGCTCTCGCTTCTCGCCCGACTACGAGGGGCAAGAGTTGGCAGACCAGTCGAAGTACCAAGTGTTGACGGTCGCAGACCTCTGCGCGATGGGCTGGGCGGTGAAGCACGTTGCCCTTGCCGACTCGTTTCTGTTTCTCTGGTCCCCGAACGCGCTCGTCCTCGACGGTACCGCAACCCGCGTTGCTCGCGCATGGGGTTTCGAACCGAAGCAGCTCATCCCGTGGGTCAAGGTAACGAATGACCGCAAGAAGCCGCGCATCGGTGGCGGACACTACACGCGCGTCTGTACCGAGCAACTCGTGCTCTGTCGCCGCGGGAAGGCGAAGGTGCTGCGGCGCGACATCCCGGGCGTCATCCACGCGCCACGAGGAAACGAGCACAGTCGAAAGCCATGCGAGTGCTTCGGGCTGATCGAGAAGCTGGTCAGCGGTCCCTACTTGGAGTTGTTCGCGCGCCGCAAGTTCTCTTCGCTCTGGACTGCGTGGGGCGATGAGATGTAGCTACGAAAAATGCACACCTCGCACAAGTCAAAGGTAGAGGAAGGAAGCCCGTGTGTGGTACAGGCACGAGCGCGATGACCATGAGCACCGATCTACGAACCGCAATCCTCTCGGTGAAGCTCGAACTCACCGAGGCCATGAACGAACTCGACCGCGCCCTCGACCAGGCGACCCTGGAGAACAAGTGCGCGACCGACTCGGCACTCGTGCGCGCGGAGAGTCTGTCGTACTGCTCAGTCAAGTCAATCGATCGCGCGCGCACCTTGCTGACTACTTCCATGCGCGAACCTGATGTCTACAACGCACCACCCGATCGACGGAACGATAGTCCTGCACTGCGGACACCTTGACGCCGAGTGCTGGCACGCATTCCGTAACGAATCACCCGTCAAGTTCCGTCGTAAGGACGGGACCGCGGATGCCTCCGAGTGGGTCTGCGTCTGCGGTGACTGTTTCGATCTCTATGAGGACAAGCCGATGGGCTGCGCGACGATCCGCGGTGACGGTGTGTGGAGGGACAACGCGCCCACGCTCGTACAGCCGAATTGACTCAGGAGAATCAACGGTGCGACTACTGCGACGCGCAGCTGGGCGAAGATTCGATCGGGGTCTCGCGGACGCACTTCACCTTGGTCCGCGAGTCGCTACCCAAGTTGCTTCCCGTCGAGGTGCGCGCGCGTCTCAAGCGGTACAGGTTCTGCTCTACCACGTGTGAAGAAGCGGCGGAGGCGTACTCCAGAATGTCGCCACCACGCAGAGGAGGTTTACATGACACGACCAAGGAAGAGGCGTAGGAAACGCCACGAGGTCCATGAAGCGTTGCGGTGCCCCGCGTGCCCGGAACGGTTTAAGGCGTGCACGATTATCGTACCGCTTGCGAAGGGTAACGGTTTCCAGGTCGGGCTCCAATGCGCACGCTGCGGTGCGCAGTGGCTCGTCGCGGAACGGGAGACGGTCCATGTTCACCGGTGGAAGAAGTGGGGCTACGAGATCCGCACGGAGATCATTGTCACCTGTGGCATCCCGCTCGACATGCGCTCAGCGTACACGCCGAGCGGCGACTACATCGGCAACCCGCGTGACGCGGCCTTCCTCTGCAAACGAAAAGGCATCGCCCCGGAGAAGGCGTCCCCGAGTCACAACGTCTGCTCGGTTGGCTACTGTCTCGAAGAAGAGAAGTGGTACGGCTGGAGCCACCGTGCGATCGTCGGCTTCGCCATCGGCAACAAGCTCTTCGAGGAAACGTTCCCCGGCGCAACGGACAAGACACCGTTCCTCGAACACGGGCGTAAGACCATCAAGACCATGGACGAGGCGCGACAAGCGGCCAACAACTTCGCGCGCTCGGTGTCGTAGGTGGTAGGCTCCGGGGAGGAGGCGACAATAATGACCATCGAGAAGACTCGCGCAGATTCACCGCTGTGGACGACCCCGGCAGCTCCTGGCCCGGGAGCGTTCGCGAACCTGGAGGTCCCCGATAACATCAACGAGATCGCCAAGGAGATCGCGGAGTGTCCCAAGTTCCGCGCAATGCTGGAGCGGCGCCTCGCCCCATACCGCACAAAGGTGAACTGGGAATCGCTGATGCGTCCGCTCGGTGGCTATGGGATCTTCGCGTTCGTTCTGCTCACTCTCTTCGCTTGCGAGCGCCGTGTCGAACCGACCTTCGAGCCGGACCCACTCGACTGGCCGCACGTACCGCTTCGCGTCGCTGGCGTGGACGGCGTCGGCGGACGTTCGCTAAAAGCCGCGGTCGATCTGTGGGTCGACCAGGTCGGGTGCGAACTGTTCGTGCTCAGCAGCGAAGAGGACGCGGACGTGCTCGTCGACTTCGATGCACCGCCAGCAGGAACGAATTGCGCGTGGCAGTGTAACCCAAGACGCCACGCCGCGTGCACCTGCTACGCGCCAACCAAACAGGAGTGGCGCATCTACTATCCCGCGCCCTCGACGATCGACGTCGACCTCTGGGTCTGGTCACACGAGCTATGCCATGTCATTGGGTTGGCCCACGACGTTGGTCGGAAGATGAGCCCGTGTAGACCCGATGCCTCGAAGGGCCCATCCGATCATGTCATGCTCCGCGTGACCGATGCCGACCGGAAGGCCGTGCGCCGGAAGCACTGTCTTGAAGAGTCGTGATTGTTTGCCAGGTCCGGCTGACTCGATGCTCAAGACAGTTGCGAAGGTCGGACTCAAGCTGGTCAACGGCGGGCTCCGCCGCATCGTGCGATGGCAGATGCGTCGACGCGGGAAGCAATGAGCGAGCCGCAACAGCAGGAGCTAGAGTACGACAGATACAACCCCGGTCGGGCTGAGTTCAAACCGATCACGAAGGGCGGCTGCATGTCCGTTACGAACGGGCTCCGCGCCTTCTGTCTGTGGGCCATCAGGGTGGCGAAGCGATGAGCGAGTCGCAACAGCAGGAGGAGCACCGCCATGCGGACGGATGCGAGGGACGATACTGGCGGGCCGGCAGTCCGCGTTACAAGGGACCGTGCACGTGCGGACTAGAGGGACGCGCGGAGTGGTCGTATGACGAACTGCAGAAGGCGTACGCGAAACTGGTCGCGAGCTACCACGAGTTCGCCGAGTGTGTCCTCTTCAGCACTGACGACCCCGTGATTCACAACTACGTCAAAGAGTACGTCGCCGACGTGGGCCTCGATCTCTAGTTGACGAGTCTCTGCTCCACCTCGGATCGGAACATCTCGGCTTCGGAAGACCAAGCAGCGCCGCACGCCGCGCAGACGCGCGCGAAGATGCAGAGGTACACGTTGCTGTGAACGCGCACCGTCAAGCGCTTCTCGTAGACCTCGCCGCAGTCTACCGTGTAGAACAGATGCGTCACGCAACCGCATGGCGTGAAGTCCGGATCGAAGTGCCGGACGAGTCTGAAGCCTTTGATCATTCGCCGCTCCAATGTTCGAGTCGTAGCTCCGCGTCGACGATGGTCGCATGGTGGATCGCAAAGGCGATAGGCACGGCCAAGCGCCAGTCCGGGTAGTGAGTGAGACCAGGGTAGGTATGAGCCTCTACGATCCCGCGTTCTCTCAACCGATTCAACAGCTCACCCATTGTCGCCAAGTCGAACCCTTCCTTCACGAGCCAGTCGTGTATCTCATGTAAAGCGACGTACTGTCCGAGTGCGAGACGCGACCGCAGGGGCTCGTCGCTCACGCAACGTCTCCGAGGCGCCGCTTCGCATCGGCTGCACGCCACCGTTCGACTATCTCCACCTTCGTTGCCATGTCTGTGACTTGGGCGCGCTCGCGCGCATTCCGCACCCCGTCGGGACCCCGCGACACGGCCCCAGCAGACCCCTCGTACGCCCGCTCACACGCGTCCCGCGCGTATGGGCGTGTTGTAACCGCCGGAGTTGCCAGGGAAAATAGGGTATTGCAGACGATATATAGCTAGGGCACTATATAGGTATGGGAAAGAACCCACAAACTCAACGAAAGGCTGGCAGCATGTACATCGAGAACATCCGACAGAACGCAGACGGCACGTACTCCCCCCACTTCAGCACGGTCGAGATGACGGTCCTCACACACCTGCAGGGCCGGGGCAGCGCGAGCATCGTTCCCGACATCTCGATCGCAATTGGTGTGAGCCGGGGGCGTGTGCACAAGGCGCTCCGCGCGCTGATGCAAGCGGAGCTGGTGAAGGGCGCGGTCAACAAGCGCCCGTTCCTGTTCTCGGCGATCTCCGCGGATGAGGTTCCCTCCATGGTCGATGCCGAAGGCGAGGACTCGATCGAGTTCGAGGCCGAGGAAGCGATCGAGAACAACGGTCGCATCGAGCATCCGAAGTTCCAGCGCCTCCATCAGTACATCGAAGGCGGCGTGACGCGCATCTGGATCACGGGTGACGCGGGACTCGGCAAGACCACAGCGGTCAAGATGATTTGCGCGGACCTCGGATGGAAGCTGTTCATCCTCACTCCGGTCGATGACAAGTACGAACTGTTCGGGTCGTTTGACGCGAACGGCGTGTACCACGAGACCGAGCTGTACCGATGGGCCACCTACGAAGGCAAAGCCGTGCTCCTCATGGACGAGATTGACGGCAACGACCCGGGCGCGCTGGTCTCAATGAATGCGGTACTAGCGAACGGCGTGGCGGTCTTCCCGATGGGGCAAGTCGAAATTGCGGACGACAAGATCGTAATCGCAACTGCGAACACCACGGGCGAAGGCGCGACCATGCAGTACAGCGCGCGGCAGGCTCAGGACGGCGCGCTGATCGACCGGTTCGAAATTAAGTATCACTGGGGTCTGCACGAGCCGACCGAGCGCGCGATTGCTCTTGCGAAAACTCCGGGCAGCGAGCAGTCCGTCAAGGCGAGCTGGAAGATTCGGAAGAACCTGGAACGCTACGGTGTCGAGACGACCTGGGGTCCGCGACGAACCTACGCGCTCTGTCGCGCAGTGTCGTGCGGAGTTCCGGTGCGCGAGGCTGCATACGATGTCGGGCTGTCGTGTTTCTCAGACTTCGACCAGAATCACGCGCTCGAAGGAGTCAACTGATGTACCGCATCGACAAGCACCCCACGATCAAACAGCTGAAGGTCGTAAAGATCCCCGCAACGAAGCTGGCTGGTGTATCGCGCGACCTGCGCACCCGCATCACGATTAACGAGGACAGCGAGTTTGTCGGAGCGACCGCTGCGGAGTGCCAGGACATGCTGGAGCGCGGCGCGTTGAATCAGGTGAAGCGGGCACGCGAATTTGCAGAGAAGGTTAGCCGCACGGTGAAGGTTGAGAACCCCCGCCGTCGCAAACGCAACGTGGTCGCGGGTGGGCGCGTTCGGGTCTCCGCGTACCTCGCGGGTTCGCAGAAGCCGTTCTCGCGCAAGGTCAAGGTCGTTGACGCGAAGGCTCCGGTCCGCGTGTATGTTGACATCGGCTGCAGCGGTGGCGTCGATGCGAAGGATGTAGAGAAACGCGGACTCGCGTTGCTCGCGTTCGCGCATTGCCTGTCAAAGCAGCGTCCGGTCGAAGTCATCGCGTTCACGTACTTCAGGATCAGGCGGCAGGACGTACTCGTGAAGGTCCCTCTCGGACTGAAGCCTGTCAACTGGGCACTCGCGGGCGCAGTCATTGGGCACTCCGCGTTCATGCGGGACTTCGCATTCCGCATCACCCACGACGTTGCGAAGGCACCGAAGGCTGGTTGCATCGCTTGGGGCGAGAGCTACCAGGGCAACACGGTCGCACGCGAGATCCTCGGCGCAGGACCGAACGACATCGTCTTCGGTCGCGGTCACCTGTCGGACTCCGTGCTCCGCAGCGACCCCGTCAAGTGGGTCGCAAGCGAACTGGACCGCGTCCTCAACACGAAAGGAAACTAGGACCATGACGATACGACAAGACGTTCTCAGTACGAAGCAGCAGGCACGCGATGCGCTCCGCAAGGTTCGCCGCGTTAACGTTCGCATGTACCACGACCTGTCGGCCGATTGGCACAAGGCGTCGGTCGCGTTGATCGACGGCGGGCTGGACGAGGCAGAAGAGCTGTACATCGATATCGTGATGGACGCGCACGCAGCCATCGAAGACGCACTCGAAGACGCACGTGTCGGGACGGGTCAGTAGGGATGTTCCTCAGCACGCATCGCGGTCACGGGGTGCGTGTGAAGGAGCGCTTCTGCTCCAACCAACAGGAGGCTGGCACAATGACGACACACAACTTCATCGCATTCCTCGCGCTCACGGCGGACCTGCCCACGCAGTACGTCCTTCGATTAGCGCACCACCCGAGCTTCAAGCTCAGCCGTTGCGCGAGCGACATTCTCGGCATCATGTTTGGAGAGGTCGAAGCGCACGACGACGTGGACGCGTGGTACGCACCGCGCGAGTGCCACGGCGTGGTGTCGCGGCAGGCCGACAAGGACGTGCGCAGCGCGATCAGCAAACACGGTTACACGCCCAAGTCGTTCGTACGGGAGCTGGTCGAGCGCACGTCTGCACGCTGGGTCGATCGTTCGGGGCTCGGGTCCCGCGTACACGAAGCGGTCGAGGACAACCACAACCATAACCACCGCGCGTTCGCGTAAGGGAGACGGACCATGAAACACCGAGTACAGTTTTGCATGTTCGGCGATAGTGATGGGCTCTACACGGAGCATGGCTTCAACTCCGCTCGCGAGGCGCTCGCATTCGCGAAGCAACACGTCCGCACAAAGTACGGCCGCGGCTGGATCGTGCGCAAGGCCCGCGATGAGATGCTCTACAACGTGTCGCATCACGGCAAAGTCTATGGCTCGATCACAATCTACAATGGCATCCATAGTCAACAGCGCGTCTGTGCGTAGGGAGGTAAAGCCGATGGCGAGCATCCAAGTCCATATCAAAGGCGGCGGACGGTTCAACCCAGTCCGCGCAACCAAGTGGCGGGCCACCGGCTCGACGATGTACCTCACGGCGGGTCGCCGCTGGATCGTGCACCAGGACGACGACTTCAAGCGCATCGGCAAGACAACAGCGAAGAACTGGTTCGAGAAGAACGACATCGAGCTGCCGCTGCGACTCCGCAAGAAGTCCACACCACGCGATGCGCAGATGCTTGTGAACTGCTACAAGCACCAGCTCGCACAATGGCACGCAGCGGCCAAGGCTGCAGGCATGACCTTGAGCGATTGGGTGCGGGCAGCACTCGACCAGCAGGCGAAGTAGCGACCGCCGCGCTCGTGCGGAAGGGCTCCGGGGAACCGGGGCCCTTTTGCTATGCCGTTGTCTTTTCCAAACGCTTGCGCGCGTCATACGTCTTCGCACACGTCGGGCATTGGATGTACTCGCAGTTCTCGCTCTTCGACCAGATAGCCGCCCACTCGGGTGGCAACGTCATCCCCTCGTCCCAGATTCCCTTCCGAACCGCGAGGTAATTCGATCCGGCCTTGCTGCGAAGAACGATGTCCTCGCTCGCGTCACAACCCTCGGTGTCGCAGACGATGCGCGCGGGAACTTCGATCACGCGGCCACCGATTCGACTACGACTTCGTAGCCTTCCGAACGGTACGCGCGAGACCGAGCGCGGCTGTGCTTCTCCAACCACTTCTGCCCACGGTCGTCGAGGTCCCATACTTCAAACGTCGTCTTACGTCCTTGGTCGGTTCGCATCCCGCGACCGATGCGTTGCAGCGTAGCGATGACACTCTGCCCACCGCTGGCAACAACGACCGACTCCAGCGAAGGGATGTCGATGCCCTCCTGGAAGACGACCGAGCAAACGATCGCATCGATGTCGCCGCGCTCCAGTCGTTCGACCGAACGCTCGCGGGACCGCTGCGAGTCCGAACCCCAGACGAAGTCGGTCTGGATGTTCGCGTCTTCGAGCATCGTGCGGAGCAGCTTGCCGTGCTTGATCTCCTTGACGAAGATGAGCATCGGCGCCTTCGCACGCTTCGCGGCTTCGGTAACAAGCCGGTTGCGGCGCTTCGATCGTACGATGCACTCGCCGTACACGCCCTGCCACGTGGGCCGGTCGCTCGTTTGGAAGCAGGGCACCAACTTGATGCGCGGCTTCGCGAGCACGCCTGCAGCGATCAACACGTCCGGCTTGATGCGATAGATGACCGAGCCCATTGCGGCGACCGTGTACAGGCTCTTCCTGTCACCGCGCGCGAGCGGTGTGCCGCTCATCGCGATCCGGTAGTACGCGTTCCGCATCTGCATCGCGACGCGCCAAAACGACGCGGCTGGCAAACAGTGCGCTTCGTCAACGATGAGGCCCTGGGCAGAGTTCGCGAGCTGTGCGAACTGCGGGGTGCCGTATGCCTTACTCAAAGTCTGAAACGTCGCACACGTGAGAGAGGCTCCGCTCGCGCCGCTCGGGTCCGCAGACTCCCACTTCCCATCGCCGATGCGGCCAGCTGCTTCGAGTGAGTTCCGTTTTTCGTATCGGTCCGCGATGTCATACATCAACCCGGAGCGGTGGACCACGAACAGCCAGTTGCAGGGCATCGCGCGCACAAGGCCGAGCACTATTTCCCCTTTGCCCGAGCCGGTCGGCATCCAGAGAATGCCACGCGTCCTGCGAGCGCTAGCTTCGACTGCGTCCTCCTGGTAGTCGCGTAGCCAGGCCAGGTCCGCGTTGGGATCGCGTGGCGCGGGGCACGTACGCTTGTCAATGATCTGCACCTGCATGCCCTCGGCCTTTGCACCGCGGATGACGAGCGAGATGAGTCCCGCGGGGAACGAGTCAGCGATGAGGTTGTAAAGCGACGTCCGTCCGCCACCCCCACCCTTGCGGTAGTGCGCGCTCGTATCTTCGAACGAGAGGTAGCCGTGCAACCAACGCCGGTCTTCTCGCGTTGCGCGCACGACCCGCGCGTGCAAGTTATTAGCTTCCAGCCACACTAGGCACCAACCTTGGTGAAGATGCCGGTGTGTAAGGGATCGTCTTCGACCTCGTCCTCGTCCGGGAATCTCCCGGCACCCCCGAGTCGGCGAAACGACTCGGTCGCGAGACGATAGCGTGCGGCACTCTCAACCTGCTCGACGTAGCATTCGCCTGGGCAGACCCACGGTCCTTGTCCCCGCTGCGGATGAAAGAAGAAGCACAGCTCATCGTCGCACTCGTGTTCGTGCCCGCATTGGTTGCATACGAGCACGCCATGTCGCACCGTGACACGCTGAACGTCCCACCCGCTCGCGTGAAACCGCGCCCTACCGTCCCGGGTTGTGCCGAGCACCTTGGACACTACCGGGCCCGCGCCTTCCGCTGCAGCTCCAGCAGACCGAACTCCTTCGCAGCCGAGCCACAGTATTCGATGAGCGACTTGAGCGTGACGTACCACCGGCCCCCGATCTTCGTGCCGTCGAGCGTCTCCTGCTCCAGCATCCGGTAGATGGCGGACGGTGATACTCGGACGAGTTGCGCGGCCTTGGTCGCGCGGACGTAGCCTTTCGTTCGTAGAAACTCTGCTTGCTTCGAGCGTCGAGTCATTACTGTCTCCTCTCCGCTGAGTATGCTTGTTTCGCTAGTTGTGCGCTATCACTGTTCGCCCAGCAATCGCAGCAATCCCACAGACAGTTCGTTGCCCTTGCCCGCCGCGCGGCGCAGACCTTTCCGGGCTTGCTGGTACTCCTCGCGTGACGAGAACAGGATCTCGATGAGGAAGGGACGCGGTGGCGGCGGGTCGAGGTCGGGTGGCGGAGCGCCTCCCATACCGGAGAGGTCCTCACCCGGGTCGCGCGTCACCGTGTCGATCAGGTCGTTGATCTCGCTCTCGTTGAAACCGCTGAGCACGAGGTCGTCCATTGCCCAACCGTTCTTCTCCAGGTCAGCCAGGATGCGCCCGACCCCGGAGAGGTCCAGCTCGCCGCGCAGCTTGTTCATCCCGACCCGCAGCACCTCGGCCAGTGCGTGTGCGTCATCCTCCTGGTCGACCACGACCGCGGAAACGAACTCGTACTCCAGCTCGCGCGCTGCGCGGATGCGGTGATGTCCGTCCACGATCTCGAAGCGATCGTTCTCCGTCTCTTTCAAGAGAACCGGCTGCAGGAACCCGAACCGACGGATCGCTTCGACGAGCCGCACGTACATCTCGGGCTCCATGACGTTGGGGTTGTCGGGCGCTTCATCGATCGTGTCCAAGCGAACGTCGACGACGTGCGTCTCTGGTCCCAGTGCAATCTTCACGTGTTGTTCCTCCAGAGCTTGAAGAGGGTGTAGTCGGATTCGATGCGTCGGCGTATCTGTGCGCTCGCGCTGTAGACACGTTGTACCGGGACATCCAAGACGTGAGCAACCTGCAACGGTTTGTACCCCGCCATGAGCACGGCCTCCGCGAGACTACCATCTTTGTCGCTCGCGAAGATGCGCGCAAGCTCCTTGCGGATCGCGCGCCGCCAACGCGCCTCCTCGATGACCTCGTCTGCCGACGGCGCGGGGTCCACGATCGATTCGTTGAGCTGCGCGCGGTGGTGCTTGAACAGCTCGGCGAGCTGTCGATAGGACGCGCTTGCGATCGAGGCGTTCTTCCACACGAACGGTCGCAGCGCGTAGTTCGCAGCGCGCCAAAGATACGCTTCGAGGGGAGCACCCACGCGCGGATCCCAATGGTGGACTGCCTTGAGCAGTGCGGCCCACGCCTCCTGACGCAGGTCCTCCTCCTCGCTCCACCAATAGGTGCGTTTGTACTTCCGCGCAACGCGCGCAGCCACCCGCGCGATGTCGTCGAACTCGTCAAGGTCGTCCGGGTCTGCCACGGCTTACTCCTTCTCCAACGCTTTGCGCGCAAGCCAGACTCTGCGGTCGTTCGGCGACTTCGCGAGCTTGCGCAGCCGGGACACGGTGCGCGCGTGGTGCGGGATCATAAGAACCCAATGCGGGATCCAAATTTCCATACCGCTAGTTCCCGGCTCGACCTTCATGGGAACCTTTGCCTTCACGAGCATCCCCATCAAGGCTGCGTCCGAAGGCACGGGGTCGTAGTCAAGCTCCTCCATCCGGCGATGGAAGCGGCGCTGCACGTCAGCAGGCTTACCCGACAGACGCTTCTTGGCCCTACCGCGGATCGGAGCGAAGTCGCGATCGACCACGTTGCGAACTGAGCGCAGCGCTTTCGCGACCGCCTTGCGCGCGTTGCGTCGCCCGACGATCCCTTGGTACTCATCCAGACGGCCGAGCGCTTTCGCTAGCTCGCGCTCAGCCTGCTTCAGTGTCTTCTTTGGCATCGGGTCTCTCCAGCCTCCGCACCCATTGGGCGCAGGTCAAACTCTTGTTGCTGCCGTACGGACGCTCGTCCGGCCACGGCAGTACGATCTCATCGACCTCGCTGATCGGCGTGGTCATGAACGCGTCGCCGCGCCCCTTCATTAGTTCAATATCGGCGAACTCCAGCGCACGCCTGCGCGCCTCTTCTTCCGACTCCGCGATCGAGTAGACCAGGATGCGGACTTCGGTCTCGTAGAGCTTCATTCTTTCACCGACTCCGTACAACGGCAGTTGCCCACGGAGCAGATGAACGCGCTACCCGAGGAGCGGTCGAGGCCGAGCGCGAGTTGTTCAACTCGCATGTCGACAGTCCACACCTCGACGTGGTCGACCTCGGCGTGGCCGCACGCTTCGCATCGACCCGCGAGTCGACGCACTGCATCCTGTTCCGCGGTGACGCCCCTGCGCTTGTCGTCAAGCTTCGCGATCTGCTCCGACGTCGCGCGCTCGGACCAGTCGGGCTCGTAGCCACGCGTGCCTATGTCGCGAAAGGCCCCTGCGAAGACCTCCGCGAGCGTGGGTTCCTCGCCTCGTTTGCGCCGGCTCACGCGGCCCCCTGTGAAATGTAAGCGCACTTACAATGCGGATCCACAGGCCCCCCGGATCCGCGGCGGGGTCTAACGGCTCCGTCGACGCTCTGTACTGCGACACAGCGGGTTGCCCGCACGAGGGCCGCATCATTGCGTCTCACAGGGGACCCCACGCTGGGACCCAGCACAGCCCGCCCTCGTGGGGTCCCCCTGGAACCCCTGTAGTCGCGCTGGGCGGGACCCCCTGAAACGGGACTCCGCGTGTGCGGACCCAGTTCTAGGGGAGCTGCTCGCGGATGACGCGGGCAGGGTCGCGATGAGAGGGATCGTGTCACCCCCGTCGTCTCCTGCGGCGGCGACGCTTGCGCTCCTGCCACTCGTTGAAGTGCGCCTCAAACGGCTTGATGCCGTCGGCGTGCAGCCCAAGCTGCTCCGCGTACTTCTGAATCATCCACGGGTGCCAGGTGCCGCCATCGAGCCGCAACCTTCGCGAGGGCGTGACCTCGTACTCGTCGCTACCCTTGTGCTCCGAGTTGTCGATCGTCACCGGGCGAAACACGAACACGATCTGGTTACCCGTGCCCGACACGAACATCACCGCATCGTTCGGACCGAACTTGATGCTGCGGTTCTTCTTCCGCCAACGATCGAACATCGTCTTCTCGCTGCGACGGAAGTCATCAGTGGCGACTCCGCGCAGGCGTACGTCTTGGAGTTGTGACATCTCCAGCCTCCTTCCCAGATGAGCAGGATTGCTCCGGCGGTTGGCCCGACGATCGAGCCGACCTGCGCAGCCGTCCTACAGTCCGCGCACGACTTCGGTCGAGATGAGTTCGAGCTTGGCGACTCCCTTATCGTCGAACTCGACCCGGCGCACGCCCTTGCGGTAGAGCTTGCGCAACGAACTCGCGAGCGGGTGCTCGTCACCGCTTCCGTTAGTCATCTTGTTCGCGAGCGTGACCTTCTGCCCTTGCGACATCTTGCGCTTCGGCTTGGCCTTTGCCTTCATTCCGCCGCGGCACTTCTTGCACGTCGCCCGGTAGCCGTCCTTCGCGTTCTTGTGTTTGTCGAACGAGCCCACGGGTTTTCGAACCTCGCACTCGTTGCACTTCTTCGACTGCACCTTTGCCATCTCCAGCCTCCTTGGTTGTTGCGGGCAGCCCGTCCACGCGGGCGCCGAAGTCCTTGTCCTTCACGTACTGCCTCATCACTTCGCCCATCGAGAGGACGTCATCCGGTCGCTCGTGGTAGCGCCACGGTCGTTGCTGCGACAAGCTCAGCTCGGGCGGACCGTCACCGCGATCCTTGTCCATGAGCAAACGCTCCTGGTAGCCATACGGAAAGCGGTAGCCGTCCATGAAGCACCAGAGGCAATACTGGTTCGACGTGTCCACGTGTCGTGACTCCGCGGGATACAACTCGATCGCCTCGATCTCCGCACCGAGGACTTCCGTCTTAATGCGCTGCAGGTCGCGCCAGTCGTGTATCGTCTTACGGTCGTTACGCTTGATCGAGAGCCACACGACTCGACCGAAGGGTTCCTTCGACTCCATGACGCGGAGGTCGACCTGGTAGTGGTTGTTGCGCAGATAGACCGCGCCCGTGGGCAGCGCCGTCTTGTTGCCGGCTCCGTCCGTGTAGTGGTCGCACTGATAGAACGGAGTCCATGGCGCATCGCGCGGTGTGCGGCGCGGCTGTTTGTTCCTACGCTTCGACACGACCTTCCTTTCGTGCGGCTCGCGTTACGATCTCCAAACAGACATCGCATACATCACCCGGCGCGAGGCGACCCAGTAGAATCAAGTGCGCATCTGCGTGAACGTGCACCCGCGATCCATCCACTAGTCGAGCGTGTAGCGCGCCAGTGCCTTCCTGTACCCAATAGAAGCCGCCAATGCGTTCGCCGAGGCGAATGCGCGCGACCAATTCTTCTCGTGTCGCGAGGTTCACGCGTCTCACGGCAACACCTCGACGGGTATGCCTGCAGCGCGTGCGAGCCGCACCATGCTCTTCGTACCCTTACTCGCCTCGATGTCCGCGTGGTACGCGATGACCAGATCGGGCTTGCCTTCCTGGAGCATCTTCGCGTTGCGAATCGGTCCTGCGGCGCGACCGTACTGCGCCCAGTCCGCCAGGTACGCCTCGATTGCGAAGCCGAGTGACTTCGCTACTTCGCCTGCGATCGTGTCGGCTCCCTTCGCAGCACCGTGGATGATTATGGCACCGGGCGGTAGCTCCCTGAGCCGATTGAGGATGGCGCCCCGGTCGGTCCAATGTCGGTCACCGCAGACGAGCACGCGCATCAGTCGTCCTCCTCGTCCACTACGCATTCGTCACCGTCAACGAGACGGTCGCGAGCGTCCTGCGCTCGTGCGCCCGCAGGCGCAAGGAGTTGGCCAAGCTCTCGTAGCGATGTACCCACCACGGCTTCAAGCGCCTTCGTCGCATGTTCTTGCGCCTTGGTTTGAGCACCTTCAAGTAGGGCGCGTCGGAAGGTGCGCTCGTACTCCTTCCGCGCACTCGCCAGCGCTTCCTCGTTCGGCACAACTGCGATGGGTTCGTGCAGGTACTTCTCCAACCACTTACCGACCGCGCGTTTGGCGTTCTCGTGGAGGTACTTGCCAACGAAGCTGTTGTGACTCCGACCGTTCGTGACGTCGAGCTGCCACTTGCCGTTGTACTCCGCGCGGAAGCCGAGCAGACCCAGCACGATCTGCTCGGTCTGTTTGTCGAGCAGCTTGCGGATGCGTGCCCCTCCCTTGGCAAGGAAGTCTTCGTACCAGTCGTCGAGGATCTGCTGGAGCTGCGCGCGGATCGTCTGCTCTGTTACGGTCATCGTGATCCCTCCGCGCGCATCGCTTCGATTTCATCGCTGCGCGGGTGATGCGAGTGCAACACGCGATCGTCCATCACGCACCACTGCATCGTGCGAACCATGTTCTTCCGTACCTCGTCCCGCGTGTACACAGTGCTCCCGTGATACTCAATCTCGTCCGGCCCGTAGTCCAGGGTCAGGTCGATGAGCTGCTCCTCCCACAGAAGCCAGCCGTGCGGCATCGGGATGATGGTGGTGATGTAGCCCTCGTAGTATTCGAGGTCGAGCCACGTCGCGCCCATGAAGAAGCGCTGGCTGTTGGCGAAGCACTGCTTTATCTGTGGTCGGAGGCCGAGCTTACGCAGCGCGTCCTTGATCGGCTTCGGGTGATGCGCGTAGCGAACAGGGCACCACCCGCGTCGTTCGAAGATGTTGAGGCGTCGGTTCGTGTCACTTGGCATCGCGCATCTTCCATTCCATCAGCAGCTCAGGGAGCGGGCTCGTTGTCGTGAAGCCGCACGCCTGGTAGAACTTTTCCAGGTCGGCGGGGTCCGAGCCGTAACCTCCCGGTGTGACGATCAACTTGTGAGTCTCGGAGCGATAGCGCTCAAGGGTCCAACGCTCGCCGAGCGCTTGTTGAAGACGACGCATCAACTCTTTCCCAATGCCCGCACCGCGATCGTCCCTGTGGACGACAACGCGGTTCAGGAACCAGCACTCACCCAAGAGCGAAGCCGCGCAGGTCGACGGTTTCCCGAACCCCGCGTTGCGCACGTGGGTGGTCACGGAGATGCACTCCGATTCGCGCGACACGCGCCACACACGTTCGGTGCCGCTCACGCCGATGCCCCCGCTTGGTAAAGTTCTTCAAGTTCCAAAGCCAACGGAAGGGCTGGCGTCCAGGGTCTAGCTTCCCAGACGCCTTCGTCTACCCGAACGAATTCGCGATCCCAGAACCGGCTCTGAACGCGGATGACGTTCGGACGTCGCTTGAACGTAGTGAGCAGCATCGACACGTTCTCGATCGTCCGGCGGAACTGCGCCATCAGTCGTCGTCCCCTGCCATCGCTGCGAGGGCCGCGGTTGCGAGACCGGCTTGCAGAACTTCGAGCCGGTCGTGGAGTGCGTCGAGGCTTGTGCCCAGGAGCTTCTCGTACGTCGAGAGCTTCTCTTCGATCGCGCCGCAGCGCTCGGTCCGCGTACGCAACGCGCGCTCCCCGAGATTCTCCTTCGCCAGCTCCTCCTCCATCACCTCGGCAGCAGTCTCGGCCTCGCGCGCCACGGCGTCGAGCACGGCTTCGATCGCCTCGTCGCTCTTGAGCGCGGGAACCTCGAAGACGCGACTCGCGCTCGCTGCGCCGAGCGCGCCGGCCATCCGTCGCCACTGCGCAACCTGTTCGCGGGGGATGAAGTATACGCCGCCTGTGTCGCGAAGCGCGACCGCGCGAACACGCGCGGCGAGACGAACCAGCCACGTGCTGATGTCGGTCTGCGCCAACTGCGCGAGGTGGCGTTGGTACGCCGCCTTGATCTCGTCGGAACCAACCGCACCCTCCGGCTCGATGCTCACGTGGCCGATCTTGTTGAGGGTCACTTTGAGTCTGACCGAGTAATCGAGATCGTCGCCGCTCGCCGCTTCGTCCACGACGGCCCAGCCCTTCGTGCCTTCAAGCGGGCGGACCAAGCGCCTGCGTTCGCGCTGCTCGATGACCGCGCGGCGTAGCGCCTTCTCGGCCGAGGGCAGCTCGGGAACGAGATCCTCGGGGAGTCCCGCGTCTTCCCACGCCTGTCGCAGCGCGTAGCCGTCGGTCGAACCGCTGAGCCGCCACCAGACTATACAGCCAGCCGTTTCCATGCTCTCGGTAACCGCGACTATGCCCTGCACTTGTTGAGTGCCTTGCGCCTGTGCTTGTTGCGTCATTGTTCCAGCCTCCTGTTTCTGTTTGGTTGTCGCGGAGCAATGCTCCATCGAACGCACGGCCGAAGCCGTGCGCTCTGTGCAGCTAAGCTTGTTCTGGATCCCACCGGAGCCCATGAAAGGCGTCCCTCGGTTGTTCGCCGAGGCGCTGCTCAGCATCGAGTGCGCGCAATACGTCGGCCCACGCGTCCCATGCTTCCGTTCGCACACGCCACCGGGCAGAGCGCCAGTCGACCGTCTCGACGTTCTCGGGGTGGCCCTCAAACATCACGCGGTTCGCTGAGGCAGCGCGCGTGATGCTGCGGTGGTCGAGCACTTCGCCAACCAGCTCGCGGCACGCGGCGACGAACACGTGCTCGGTCATGTACTCGCCCGCGTACAGACACTCGGCCAAGTGGGGATTTCGCGTCACGCCGCCCTCCCAAGTCGTCGTGCGGCATCGAGCACGCGGAGCGTGTCGAGCCACCGGTCGAGTTCGTTGACGATCCAGTAGGGTTCGTTGAACTCGATGCTGGTCGCGATGCGGGAGAGCGTGCCGTCGCACTCGGCAGCGTGGGCGGCGTCCATGACGAGACGACGGTCGAGGTGCCATCCGTCGACTAGAACACGGCATGCAGCAATGAACACCGTCTCGGTCATCCACTCACCCCTGCCCGTAGCCAAGAGCCGCGCGTGCTGTCGCATCACGTCGCTACCTCCCCAAGCCGTGCTCGCGCGTCGGCCTCACGCACGCGGTCGTGCCACGCTTGCACGTCGTTCACTCGCCACTTGTCCATTCCGTAACGACGAGTCTCGCCGACAACCACGCTGCCGCTGGATTCGATGGCTACCTTTTTGGCTAGTTCGAGTAGCTCGGCACAGCCAAGAAGGACGCCGGTGAGATCCATCGTAGTCCAGTAGAAGTTGAGACTTTCGATCCAGTCTCTTCGCAGGTAACGCTGATGGTGTGGGTTCGTCATCTACGCTGCCTCCTTCTCCGCGTTCGGATCGCCACCGAGGTAGATACACTTGCCCCAGGTGACGGGCTTGCCTCCATACGAACCCATGCTCGGCTTCGTGCGGTGCGAACCAACGAGCAACCACACGACCTTGGTTCCGATCGGTGGTTGCTCGGGGCAGTCTCCCATGCCGTCGGTCACGAACACGAGCACGTCCGGCTTCGGTCGCACTTTCCTGAGCGCTTCGAAGACCGGCTTGAACGACGTCCCGCCGCCACCCTTGAGCAGCGGCAGGATGTCGCGCCACGAGCGGACCTTCTGCATCGAGTGGACCGCCGCATCGCACGCCATGAAGGTCGCATGCACGCCGACCGCTTTGAGAATCCCGTTCGACTCGCGAAGCCCATCGGTCAGCTCATTCGTTCCCATCGACCCCGACGTGTCCACCGCGATGAGCACGTTCGGTACGGGCTGTCTCATGCACGGCAGGATCGGGTCGCCCGAGTTGAAGCCGAGCCCCGCCTGTCGGCGCGAGGGTCGATCATACTTGTAGTCAACCGCTCCGGGTCGATACGCGATGGCCGCACGGCAGACCGTTGCCAGCTCGCGCTGCCAGGGAACCACCGCGGGCTTGAGCGACTTCTCCGCCCAGCGGAGCAGACCGCCCGGCACTGTGCCACGCGACCTCGATGCCTCGTTGCGAACCGCCTCAGCGACTTCGCGCTTCATGCGCTTCAGCTCCGCTCTCGTGCGGCCCTTGACCCTCTTGCGGATCTCATCCTCGATCGGCAAGGGGTTACCCGCGGCACTGCCGCACGCGCCCCAACCGGCTTGACGTTCGGGCAGCTTCCCTTTGGCGTTGCCGCTGCCACCCTCGCCCTTCGATTCGCCTTCGCCCGATGACGCCGGGGAGTCGGCGCCGGATCCCGACGCCTGGGAATCGACCCCAGGCTGACCATCGGAACCCGACGCCGCCCCAGCGGGTGAGCCCTGACCCGCACCAGGGTCATCGTTGGACCCACCAGACGACGTGTCATCACTGGCCACGGACTTATCAGAACCCGGAGACGGAGAATCGACCCCCGCCTGACCAGACTCGCCCGAACCTTTCTCGTGTGAACCGTCGCCGGTGCCCGGCTGCTGCTGAGGCTGGCATTGCTTTCGCAGCAGTCGGTAGTATTCCTCCATCAGTCGGCCGTTCTCTGCGCCAAAGTTCTTGGGCAAGATCGGTCCGCCCGCCTGCCCCGTCATCGGATCGATGAGCGTGGGCAAGGGGAACGGGTGATCCATGATGTCGTCATTGATCTCTGCGTCGCCAGCGAGGTTCGAGAGCTTGTGCTCGAACGGATGCACACAGCCCATCGCTTCGCAGCGAACGTTGTGCTCGCGCAGGACGTGCCAGACCTCGTGGTAGAGCACGCCCGCGACTTCCTCGATCGTGCACTCGGCAACGAACGCCTCGTCCACCATGAGGATGCCGTCGTACGTCACACCCATCGTGCCGAGACCCGGCACCCAGACTACGACCATCCCAAGCAGAGCGCTTCGTATGTACGGGACCTTCTCGCGGATGAGCAGCCGCGCGGCGGCGAACTTCAGCTTCGGACTGAGATCCATACCGCCGCCAGACTTACGATTCACTCTAGGCATGATTGCCTCCTTTGTCGCGTCGCGACATGACGACCGCGAGCGCGCGTCGTACGCCGGCGATGACCGCCTGCTGATGCGAGACGAGTCGAACGTGGGCGCTGCCCTTCTTGTCCCTAAGATTTAGGGCACAAGCGGAGCAGCATATGTTGTAGTGCTTCGAGTAGCTATGTCGTCGTGTGCTCGGATCAACGATGAAGGGATCGGAGCGCTTGGCGAGATCCGCGATCTTCATCTCGTCGTACGTCCAGCGCCCGCCCTTCCCCTTCGTCGCAACGCTCGGATGGGCCCCCTCGATGAACATCGTGGTCAGCCCGCTGGGATCGATGACGAACTTTACCGGGAAGCCGGCGGCGGCGCTGCCGCCCCGGTCCATCAACGCCATACGACGTTCGAGCGTCCAGCCCTCGGCTGACCAGCCCGGGTACAACGACTCGTCCGTGTCCGAGTTCTTGTGCTTCCTGGCTGCCGCTTCCGCGTACCGCTTCCCGTTGAGCCACGCTTGGTTGAGCAACGCGAAGGCGTCGCCCTTGTCCGGGTAGGAAGCTTTGCGACCGATCACACCCTTCCAAAGTTCCAACGCGAGGATCGCGCAAGAGTCCCCACCAAGGCGGTCGACCGCATCGCCCATCTTCAGGTCGCACCCGCAGTCAATCGAGAGCAGACAGTCGTCCTGCGCCAGTGTGATCGATACGGGGTGCGCGCCACCTCGACCGCACGCGCACGGCGCCCTCGCAGTTACAAACTGCGAGGGTATCCGACGTCCGCCGAGTTTGACTTTCGTCTCCTTCCGCATCGGTCGGCTCCCTACGGCTGGATGCCAGCTGCTTTCAAAACCGGCTGGAGCTTCACGAGGACAGGCTTCGCTTCTTTGCCCAGCGCGAGGCGCGCCCGGCAGAGCGTGCGGCCCGCAGGAACCGTAACGTCGGCTGCGTCTTCGACGATCGGAGCCATCAGCTTCCAGAGCGCCGCGGCGCGCTTCTCGCGCTTCTCCGTGCTCTTCGAAGTGACGTACGCTGCGCACGCCGAGAGCACGGCCGCGGTCCGGTCGAGCCGGTTCGGGTCGTGGGTCCACTTGACCTTGCCGTCGAGCAGGTCGGCCGGGTTGGGCAGGTCCGCGTTCGCGAGGAACGTGATCAGCTCGCCCGCCGGCTCGGTCCCGACGTAGCAGGAGATCCACTCGTCGCGGTCTTCCTCCGCGAGGTTGTGCACCATCGAACCGGCGAGAGCGCACGTGAGGAAGTCCCAGGTGCGCGGCGAGGGCCATGCCTTGCTCGCTTGCGGGTCCCCCTCTGAGGGCATCTTCATCAGCAGCTCCGGTCGGGTGCGAATGAACGCGGCGACGAGTCCGCACGCCTGCGCGAATGGAATATCCCATGCCTCCATGACGCGTGCCTCCTCGGCCGCGGCATCGCCGAACTTGCCATTGGTCCCGCCGCCGCCAATGCGCCAGTCGCACCAGACCTCGGGGTCGGGCGACTCCCAGACTGCGTGGCCGACACGGTTGGCGAGGGGCGGTGCGATGTCCCAACCGCCGGCCGCGTCCTCGGTCGAGTTCATCGCCATCGCGAAGCGTACGGTCTTCGGCAGCTCGCGCTCCCCGACCATGCCTTCGAGGATGACGCGGAGCAGCGCGGCCTGGACCGCGGGGGGCGCCGTGTTGAACTCGTCGAAGAAGACCAGCGCGTGCCTCGCGATCGTTGCGCGAATCGCCCACGCGGGCGGAGCGTAGTCCGTGATGGCGAACGCGATCTCGTTCGGCTTCACGTCGACCACCTTGACGTTCGGCATCTTCGATCGCATCCAGTTGATGACCTGGAGCCGCTCCGCGTTGTCACGGATGGGAATCGGCAGGCCGAGAAAGTCGCTCGGCTCGCGGATCGACGCGATGACCGTTTCGAGGTGCAGACCCGACTCGTGCGACAGCGCTTGCCACGTCGCCGTCTTTGCCGTACCGGGTTTGCCTTCGAGGTTGAGCGGGATTCCCCAACGCCCGTACAGGCCCGGGGTGAAGAGAGTCGCTCTGAGAATTCGTGTGTTCATTGGTGCCAGCCTCCGTTTGGTTAGAGCAGGATTGCTCGCGCGGAGTCGCCGACCATAGCAGCCGACGGCTCCTGGCGAGACGCCCTACGTGATCTCCCCCATCTCGCGCCGCACCCGAAGAGACATCTTCTGATACCACTTCGCATGGCACGCGACCCAACGAGCATCTGTCTCGGGCGGGTCGCGTAGCAACACCCTCTGCGAGAACGCACGCATTTCCGATCTTGTGACCCGGCCCGCGGAGTCGATCGAATAGATATCTCCCTGGGCTGGCGGAGTACGCTCGCGGAAGAGCCTTTCGACTTCCCATCGGTACGCCCAATCACAGTCCTTCGTCCACGCTCGCGTCACAGTGCAGCTCTCCCCGTGCGATCGGTCGCGTGCCAATTGCCCGCGCGAGTCTGATGTACCTCAATGTCATGGCCCTCCGCGCGCAGCTTGCGGATGTACTGCATCCAGAGCCGGTGCATGAGTTCGTCGGTCTTCTCGACCTCGACCACCTCGACCTCGTCACGGAGGAAAAGCCGGGCCGGACCATGCGTTGTGCGCCGACCCTTCGTCTTGGCGACTTCGCCCCAACAGTAGACCTTCGCGGGGTCGGCCGGGTCGCGTGGCAAGTGCAGCCGCATGACCAGGTAGCGCTCCCCTGTCTCCTTGACCGTTGCGAGGCGCACCTTGGTCACTGCGCGACACCCGTGGGCAGGAGCGGCGCGATATCGAAGCCGCCCGGTGCTTCAAGCTGCGCGCGCAGGACGATGAGCGCCCTACTATATGATAGCGCCAACGGGACCAACGCCTCGACCTCGTCGATCGACAGATCCCCGCTCCCGTACAGGTGCACGAGGTCGCCCCACTTCCGGCAGAGCGCCGCGCATTTCCTCAACCGTTCGATGTACTCGTTCATGTCAGCACTCCATCCCGCACCGGTCGCACCCGTCGTGGTGGTGGGTGCAGAACCGATCGGTGCCGCAAGTGCAGTAGCGTGTGCAGAGCGCACACTCGACTTCGCCGGCATCCTCGGCGCGACGGCGATTGGCGTAGGCGCGGAGCGCATCGATCGAAGTCGGTTCGTTGTACCGCTTGACGACCTCGACGTCCGCCACGTTCTTCGCCCAGAAAACTCGGGACCCGTCGCGGAACGCGAGCTTCGCGTACGGTTTGCCCGTGCGCTGAGATATCCCCTCGGCGAGTACGTAGTAAGTCTTGCCGGCGTATGTTGCCCGCCCCCGCACCACACGGTCGGACGTGTCGATCCCATCGACGCCATCATGCTCGGTACGCGAGTTGCCGATCGCGGCAGCGATGCGCTCTGCTTCGCTTGCCTTGCCGCTGCCCATCCACCAGCAGCGTTCGGCGGGGTCCCACTTCGCCCCACCAGCCTTGAGCTGTCCGCGAGCCGCGTATTCGGCACCGCGGAAATAGATTCTCCTACCGTTTTTTCGAGTGTGATCATTGCCAGCCTCCTGTTGATCGTTTGACTCCAGCGGGAACGCGGACCCGGGGGGTTAAGCCCGCGCTCCCTGTGCAGTCGAACGACGCTACGCGCTCGCTTCCTCCAGCACGACGTGGGCGCGCGGTACGAGGATGCGGATGCCGCTCGGCGTGTCGCACGCAACGCGCTTGCCGCGCACCTCGACGACGGTGAGCCCGACAAGGTCGACGTCCTCCATGAAGCCCTCGTAGCCCTTGCGGGCCTTCTCGCGGATCTCGACCTTCGTGCCTGCCGCGAGCGGTACCTTCTCGCCCGACGCGCCGGTCCGGCTGAGCACGTTGTCGGGCAGCTCCGCGAGGGTCGCGACGATCTCCTTGACCGCAACGGTCGCGGTCTTGAACTGCGCGCGCAGTTCATCACCCGTGCTGTCGGGGACCTTCCCGACCTTCTTCCCGTAGTCGGTGATGCGCCCCGCGATGCGCAGCAGCTTCGTCTCCAGCTTGCGGACTGCGGGGGTGGTGGGGGTGGACTCGCCGTTGGAGCCGCTATCAGTGTTGGTTGTCGTCATGGTTACCAGCCTCCTTAGAGGGTGTCGCTTGGGAGCGTGATTGCTCCGGTCGACGCCCGAGCCGATCTGCTCGGACGCCGAACGGGGCAGGCACTGATCGAACCGCACCTACGACTTGTGCACTCGTCGCGCAATTCCGAACCGTTGCGGTCATTGCGTCGCTTTCTCGTTCGTTGGTTGCACGTGCACTGGGTCCATGATGAAAATAGCATAATTAGCAGCGTTAGCACAATGATTGTATGCACCTACTTTCCCGTATGAACCCGTGCGGTTGCAGACCACGCTGCAAGCACCACGCGCGTCTCGATCGTATGAGTGCTGCGGAGCTGCGAAAATCACAGCTCGCGCGCAAGTCGGGGGACGACGTCATGATGGATGCTGCGGACTACAACAAGAACGTGAACAGCGCGCTGACCGCGGTCTGGAACGACCTCAGAGCCGAGGCGAAGTCCTCAGCCCTGCGATTCGTTGGCTCCGTCGTGTAGTCAACGCAGCCGAACGCGTCTGGCAGACTTACGTCGGACGGCACGCGAAGGCGTTGGGCGAGATCAAGGCACAGGCAGCCAAGTGCGCGCTGCAGGACGAGAGAGGTTGAAGTATGCAGTGGCCGTTGAACTTGTGGTCTACTCAGCGGGTGGTCGACGACCTGCAATCCGAACGAGTGATCCAATCGTGTGCGACCCTCTTCGAGACCCTCCAAGAAACACTGTCGGCCGAGGACTCGGTCGTCGCGCTCGCGCTTGCAGCAGGACGTCTCTGCGAAATTACCGGCGTGAAGCTCGAAGAAGTGATCGAACTGTTCTGGACATCCTATCGCGCAAGCGCCTTGACGATAGAGGCGCGCGCAAACACAAACTAATCTCGTCGGTCGCGCTCGCAGGTTTGAACGGACACGTCTGGTTTGTGGCGCGGAAGAAATCGAAACACAGGTGGCTGTTGCTCGCGATGGTGTTGGCGACGGCCTTCGTAGTTTTCCAAGTGATACTGAAAACGTGAAGGGAGGAGACGATGCCTTGCCTAGCGTTAGGGATCGACCCCGGGTTTGCGAGTCTCGGTTTCGCCGTTGTCGAAATCGGCGAGGACTCCGAGCGCGTCATAGAGATGGACGTCGTACGGACTTCGCCGGCAACGAGGAAGCGTCGCATCCGCGAAGCGGACGACAACGTCCGCCGAGCCGGTGAGATCGTCAGGGCACTCCGCGCCGTCTTCGTGCGCCACAAGGTCACCGTGCTCTGCTGCGAGTCAATGTCGTTCCCGCGCGGCGCGAGCGCTGCAGCAAAGCTCGCGATGGCGTGGGGCGTCGTCGTAGCGATAGCCCTTGAACACGACGTGCCGATCTTGCAGGCAACGCCGAAGGAGATCAAGAAGAGCGTCACTGGCAGGAAAACCGCGTCGAAGGAAGAGGTCCGACAGGTGTTGGAAGAGACGTACGGCGGCGCGCTGCTGTCGCGGAAGATCGAACACGTGACTGCGTGCAAGCAAGAGCACGCGTTCGACGGGCTCGCCGCGGTCGTCTCGTGTCTCGAATCCGAGACCATCATCCTGGTGAGAAAACTGCTGTGAGCGAGAAGGTCGGCGGCTGGCCAGTGGACCTCGTGCCTGGCGAAGTGAAAGCGATCCGCCGCGAGGAACACCTCTGCGAGACGTGCTTCCACGCACCCGTCTGCCTGGTCGCAGCTTCGATCGACGATGAATTCCTAATCGTCGTCTCGCGCTGCGCGATGCAACTCGTCACGTCCGAAGCCGTCGAGGAGGACGACGACGATGACGAGACCGAGGACTAGCCGACGACGGTTTCGATCTCGACCTTCACGTAGTCCCAGTCGAAATAGGGGCGGTCTCTCAAAAATCCAGGATCCCAGCCGCCGGTCTTGGTGCTTCGCACGATCGGGCTGAGGTCCTCGTGACCAACGAGCCGCGGCAGGAGCCACCAACCGTCGGGCCAGTTGTGGCGCTCTGCCAGGTCGATCGAGAGGAGCACGACCGCGTCGTGCTGGGCCTCCGTGAAGCGCAACCCAGGGCGCATCGGCTTCGGCGAGGAGACTGTCCGCTTGAGCTTCCGGTCCCACCAGACGCAGGGCGGACACTCCATGCCGACGTAGACGTTGTTCGCCGAGCTGCCGGGGAAGAGCTTCAGCGGGTTGGCGCGCGTGGGCCAATGCGCACGCCAATGCTTCAACGTCTTCTTGCTGATGTCCGTCTTCCACGTGCCCGCGCGAATCGACGCGTTCTGCTCCTTCATCCCGACCGTGTGCGGCTTCTCATATTCGTTGCCGACCTGGATGAGGTCTCCGTCAACACCGTCGTAGCCGTTGACGTAGTGGCACCCATACGTGCGCTCGTACCGCGCCACGCACCATTCGAGAACGGAGATGCGTTCCTTCTTCGCTGCGTTTGGTGCGCCGCCCCCGGTCGTGTGTACGACGAGTCCGAAGACCGGCTTGGTTCGGTCGTTCTTGTCGTACATGTTCACCGAGCGACTCGCGTAGATCGACTCGCCCGGTGTCTCGTGACGCCCTTCCTCGCGCGCCGCGGCGCTCACGCTCGTGAGCCGGCTCCCCGCTTCTGGCATGACCCTAGTCTATCAGCTCCTTGCCAACGAAGCCCACTAACGTAGCCGCCAGAACTGCGGCCGTACCCCAAGCCCAGCCTCCGCCCAAACTGAACCGCGGCTTGACGCGTTCGTTCTGATAGAGCCGGTCGCGATCGATGAGCTGCGTAGTCAACACTGCATTGCGATCCTTCAGCGCAGCGGTGCCCGTACCGCACGCCTCCAGCGCGCCGCGCAGGTCGCCGATCTGTCCTTGCAGTTCGACCTCGCGCTCGGCCTGAAGCTCCGCGCTCTTGCGCCGCACGACCAGCTCCGCGTCAACACGGAGAACCGCTTGCCACTCATCCATCGTCTCGGTCCCGTCGGCTTGCTTGACGATGTAGCCGCAGACCTCGCGACCATCGGCGAGCGGGTACACCTTGCACTCGGGAGCGATCTTCGGCCGGTACGGTTCGGCGCCGACGCTACTCGCCGCGAGGAAGGTCACTAAGGCGAATACGATCGATCGTAGCCAGGTCCTTCCTGAAGTCTTGTTCCGCTGTGTCCACTGCATCGTCGATCTCCTTGAGCCGCTCTTCGGAAGCTGTGACCGCGAGCAGACGCTTCTCGCGTTCGGCATCCGATGCCGCGACCTTGGCGTCGGTCTTCGCCTGCGCCTCAGCATTCTCTCGCTTGAACTGCTCGTGACGCAGGCGCGCAAGCTCGCGGCGGTGTCGGTTGGAGAACCACGCCACTACCGCGAGCCCAAAGAGTAAGAGCACGATCAGCAGCGGCCAATGCCACCACGACTTCGCGCCCCCACCCTTCTCCGACTTCCGCTTCTCGACTGCGCCCGCGATACGTTCGAGGAGGTTCTGCGCGGAAGGCTGCGCCGACTCAGGCAACTAGGCTTCCCCGCTGCCCCCCGGCTTGGAACCGATGACCCAGGGAAAGACCTCCTGGATGATGATCGCGCCAGGCGGACCCCCGCCATAGATCAACGCCTCGACGAGCGAATGTCCCGGTATGAAGTAGGTAGCAACTCCGACGACTACACCTAGGCCAAGAGCGACACGCGGTAGCCATTTCTTGCCACGGCTCGTGAGCTTCATCCCTCGCTTGATGCCGGACAGCAATAGATTCGCGAGGGCGGCGATGAGCGCTGCGATCAAGAACTTCCTCTCCAGGTCGCTGTCACCTCGCAGATCGTCGACGGCACCCTTGACCTTCTTGCCTTTGTCGAACAGGTCCGGGTTCGAACCGGGCTCGGTCTTGGGCTCTTCGGCCTTGGGCTTGTCCGGTACCTCCGCCTCGGGCTGAGCAGGTGCGGCATCTGCCAACGCGGGAGTCACAGTGTCTGGCGTCTCGGCGGGCGGAGCCTCGGGTTGTGCGTATGCGACCACGGCGAGCAGTAGCCCGCCAAGGATCAGAGTGATCGGTGTGAGTATCTTTCGCAAGGCTTCCTCCTGTTAGGTTCCCAGGTAGACGTTGACCGTGAGACCGGATGGTATCGAACCGGCGTTGTCGTAGCCAGCCGTAATGACCTCAACTGCGATCTCATCGTCGACGGCGAAGGTGTCAACCCCGAATGCCTGTGGGCTGCTCAGCTTCAGCGGGTTGGTCAAGTCGAGCACGATCGACAAAACGACTATCCCCGCAACCTTCACGTTGACCGTGACCGATCCCGCAGTCACCGCCTCGCCAAGCAGCGCGGAGACAGCGAGCACGGAGCCGGGGAACGCGACGATACCCAGGCTGGTCTCGGTCGTCGCGGAGCCAACTGCGATCGTCTCCTTGTGGCCGCGCGTGTAGATACCGATCAGGGAGGGCCCTGGCGGTCCGGGCGGCGGTGGCGCCGGTATCGAGAGTTCGGTCACCGCGCGCTCGATGAAGATCGGTGACGGTCGGATGAGCACGTTATCGTCGGCGACTCCGGGGAGGTCTTCTACCCAGACGTCGTAGAAGTGCTTGCCGGGGTCGAGCCCAGCCGTGTCGGCCGGGTCCAGGAAGATGTCGGCCTGCGCGAACGTGTCCCCGGATTGCGGTAGAAGATCGATCTCGCTAGCGTCCGCCGAGGACTTGAGCACCTCGATGCGCGAGGACGCGACCGACTTCTTAATGCGGAAGTGGATTGTGCTGCCAGTGAGATTCTGCAGTTCCCCCTTCTCGTCGACTACGGTGAGCCGCATGACAACCGTGTCGCCTCGGACCATGCGGAGTGGCTGTCGCGGGATCTCCATCAGCCGATCTTGATCTTACCTTGCAGACGCTGTCGCTCAACGAGCGTGCCTTGGAAGTTCGAGATGAGTTGGATGGAGCCTCGAAGATTGACCCGGCCGCGCTGCGCGCCAGCGCCAAGGCACTCCAGGCCCTCGGTCGCCAACCCGGCGCCCGACGACGGGCACTCCATACCGCCAGTCGCAAGAGGTGCGCTCACGGCGGATCCTCCTTCACCTGCCGGTGCGCGTTGGGTTGACCAGGAGCCGCGGAGTCCTTGTCGGACGTGACGCGGATCGTCTTGATTGCGGCAGCGTGGGGAACGCCCGGCCCGGCGGACGTGTCCTTGACCGCCGCCGCCGCACTCGCCGCATCGGGGAACTTCGAAAGTCGTGCAGAGACTTGCAACGAACCGAGGCCGTCGTCCACGTACACGCGTTGGTCGAGCAGCGCGTTTTCCAAGAGCGACTCATCCGGCGAAAGACGAATTGAAACGGGATCGCCGAGTGCCGGCACGAACGAGAGCGGCGTCTCCAGTTCCAGGTTCGCGACGTCGTCCCCAGGCGTCGGTCGCGTGTGAGCCTTGATGATCCTCTCTTCGATTTTCGCGCCGCCTACGCTCTCGACGACGCAACGGTAACCATTGTAGGTGCCAGCCGGTAGGTTCGACGGGACAGGAACGTTGCTTGCGTCGCTCGCGCCGCTCGTAACCGTATGACGAACGAACGGGTCCGCCTGATCGACCAAACCCTCCGCGTCGATCGCGATTGCGCCCTGGTTGTCGTAGGTACCGATGCCACTGACCCTCGCCGTGCCGCCGCTCGCCGTCGCCTCGAACAGCACCTTCCCGCCATTCAGGAAGAAGATATAATCCGTGACGGTCGATGCGTTTCGCAGGAGCATCTCGCCCATGAGACCGCTCGCCAATACCGCTCCGCCGGTGTCGTTCGCGTCTATACCTGGCGCACCAAGCCCCGCATCGCCGAACACGCAATCCAACAACACCAAGAGGGAGAATTTCACGGCGCGGAACGTGAGTACACCGACGACGATGCACCGCTTGGCGATCACGATGTCGGAGAACGAGGTGTTCGTTATGATGCAGTCTTCCAGGGTGACCCCAAGCAGGGGCGCCACTCCGAGGTCCCCCACCTGCCCGCCACGAATGACGGACCCGTCGATGTTTGCGGTCGCCAGGAAAGAGATCGGCGTCATCAAGCCGACGGATTCAAATGTCCACCCCTTGTGATCGACCGTGATGTCGAGGCTATCGTCACCGTCGAGCTTGTACTTCCGTCGGCCGAAGAGGTCTGCCAGCGTTCGCGCGTCGGTCGGGTTATTGACCGGGTTGGCGGGCGTTCCGTTGACACCAGGTAGAGCACCCGCGCTGCCAGTGGCGACGTTGACGAAGATGGCGTCCTCGGGGTACAGGTCGCCGTAGATCAACGTCACCTCGCGCACTTCGAAATCTAAGACCCTGATCGCGGTCGCAGCGCCGACGGTATCGATGAATAGTCGCAAGACGCCGAGCGTGTCGCATTCGCCGACGGTGAAAGTGTAGATGTAGAAGCCGCCGTCTAGCTCGTCGACAACGCCTGCGGCCCCTGCGTCAACACCGTTCTTCAACACGATCATCGCGCCCAGCAGCGTCACGAGGTTGAGCCCCGGTTCCGGCGTGTGATTGTCGGTCGCGTCTACGAGCTTAAACAGGATCTGCCGCCGATTCGCAGTGGGTTCGCTCTGTGCGAAGCGCTTCATGTCAAGCCACCGGGGTCAGGTTGCCCTGCCTATCTTCGGCAAACCGAGCATCCACCGCCGACCATGGAATCGTTGCGCGGATGGCGACCGCGTATCGCTGAAGGAGGCGCGCGTCTATCTTGGGCGGGAAAAGCCCGAGGCGGGCAGCCCCAAGCGCGACGGCGATCGCCTGCTTCACTTGAGAACTGGTCGGCTGTCCTTCCCACGAATCGATCTTGTCGATGCCAAGCTGCAGGCGGGACGCCCTCCGCTCCGCGAGCGTCGGCAACGCGAGCGCAGCACAAGCTCGCGCGGCAGAGACGATGAGCGCGGCATCGACGGCGAGCGCGTAACAGAGCCCGAGCAGCCAACTGCCGTCCGTGCATTCGTTCCAGGTCGCTTGCGTATCAGTACGCGAACCGGCCCACACGCAGCCGGGCCCACACAAGTTGATGCCTTTCAAACCCTCTGCGATCTTGGCCATCCGTTACACTCCTGCGGCGCCTACGAGACGCGCTCGTTGAACCCACCAAGCACGACCTCGGCAGGCCCACCGGTCGCGTTCGTTGTGTCGAGACGGACTTCCTTCAACGTTTCTGGTAGCGCGGTGATGCTCCCCGCAGCGACCGCGGCCAGCACCACCCGGAAGTTCGTCCCGTCAACCGAACCCTGAACGTCAAGTGAACCGCCGAAGCCTCCCTCGGCTTGGACGAACTTGTCGCGAAGCTTCTCGACGTTTGACGCAGTGCCAGGCGCCCCGTTCGCCAACGCGACTTTCTCGAATCGTGCCATCGTCTCTTAGTCCTCCCTCCGGTTACGCCGTCGACGAAGATACTTCAGTTCGCCCTTGATGTCATCGTGGCGTTCCTTTTGCCGTAACTCCTGCTGATCAATCTGGACGCCGAGTTCGCCAACGCTCTTGTCAAGCGCCTGCACCTTGTCCTCGACCTTCTTAACCTCAACCCTCGTTGCCGCGCCAGGGTGCGCAGACTTATCTGCGTGGACCTCGAACTTCGTATCGACCGCTTTGATGTCGTCGGAGTTGCTCTTCACCGCGAGCTTGATTCCACCGTACGCAGCGCCGAGCGCGAACAGCGCGGTGACCACGTACTTGATGAGGGCAGCGGTCACCGGATGCCTAAGCCCCTTCGATGGCGGGCCGCCGTTGCCGTTGCCCCCGTTGCGAGCCTCCTGGATGAACGCCGTGAGCGTCTTGCGAAACACCGTCTCGGGGTCGTTGCCGTTCGCAAGGCTGAGGTCCTGTCCAGCCGCGAGCACGTCACCGACGAGCTTGTCAGTGTCCGCGCGCGGCTGCGGGTCAGGCTTCTGTCCGTTGTTCGTTGTCGGCATGAACTACAGGATGCGACGAGCCTTGACGCGGCCCCCCCGAAGGATACGGGCGAGGACTCCGGCATCCGTGTTTTCGAACTCGATAAAGAGGATCTCGTTCACCCCGAGCGTGAATGGGGTGAACGTGAAGCTCATGATCTGCGGCAAACCGGATCCGTTCGATATTTGGAAGTCCTTGGATATGAGCGCCACCGGAGTCGTCATGCTCAGGACGTTCAACCGAGCACTGACGATGCTGTCCGGGGCGCCATCACTAACAAAGGCATCGACCTCCAAAATCTTGTGCTTATCCTGCATCTTCCACCAGCCGTCGGCTTTCGCACCGATGACGGTGGAGCGCCATCCGAACAGTGCGTCGCTGTACACCCAATCCGTCAACCGCGGATTGATGTCAGTGAGTCCGAAGACGTAGTTGATGCCGACGTGCTTCTGTTCCGCCAGGTCCTGAATGGCACTCTGGAGCGTCGAGAAGTCGATGACGGTATCGCCACCCTCGATGACGTCTACCCCGCCGATACCGCCGTTGAGGATGTCGAGCATGTCCTGCAGAACTTGCTTGACCCGTCCTGCTGTAATCGAGTTCGGTGCTCCAGTCAGCTTGAAGACGTCGGCGCGGCGCGAGGCATCGATGTCGGCATCGAGGATCGCTACCTGCGCGTTGACGATCGTAACGTCAGCCAGAATGAGCTGGTCGGCGCGAGGCGCAGGTGGAACGGCCAGGCCGATCGCGGCCTCGGCCGATTGCACCACGTTCAGTTTGAAACTCTCGACACGCTGAAAGAAAACAGTGAGATTGTTGCCGTCGAGACGTGGGTCGGAGAGGAGCCGATCGAACTCCACGAAGATGGTGAGGATCTTCTCGTTGCCCGGCGTGTCGACCGCGGTCGAAACCGCAAGCTCGTCGACGGACATGTCGAGGACTTGAAGCGGTGAGAAAAAGATGCGGCGGCCGAGCTGGTCGTAGGCGTTCAACGGGCCGGCGATGTCAACCGTCAGATCAGGCGTCGGGAAGTGCTCGGCCACTTCGCCGCCAATGAAAATGCCGGTCAAGAGCTGATCGGTCATCAGCTTCTGCTCAGCGGCCTCGGTCTTATCGAAACCAGAATCTAATTCTTGCTCGGTCAGCAGTTGCCTAAAAAAGTAATCGAGACGGTCGGACATGTGGCTAGCCTTTTTGACGAAAACGTGCTACACGTTGTCCGTCATGGAAACGGTGTGCAAACAATGCGGATCGACATTCAAGCGCTCCCAACGAGCAGCAAAATTCTGTTCGAGGTCTTGCTACGCCGAGTCGAAGCGGAAGACAGTCAAGAAGGTATGTCTCGTCTGCGGCAAAGCCTTCACGGCTAGTGCAAGGCAGGTAGCGGATGGGTACGGGAAGTTTTGCTCTCAAGGATGTTTTGGCATCAGCAGACGCGGTGACGAGCCAGCTAGGACTCGTATGGCCTGGTACAACCGGCATGGTTGGATCGGCTTCGCACGGCGTTTGAAAGTTGACAAAACCTGTGAGCGATGTGGTCACGCCGACGGTCTTGTAGGACACCATCGTGTTGATCCTTGGCCAACCAAGGATATCACTCTCCTGTTCGCGATCGACAATATTGAGCTGCTGTGCGCTACGTGTCACAGGCACGCTCACAAACGTAAGCGAACGAAGACTGTCTGCGCGCATTGCGGGGAAAAGTTTGAACACCAGCAAAGCAAGGAACGCAAACACTGTTCCGCGACCTGCTATAGAGCGGCTCGTGCGCCGAAGGAGCGAGCCTGCATCGAGTGCGGCGCAACCTTCACGCCGATCCATTCCAAGACGCTGCGGTGTTCGCAAGCATGCGGCAATGCCGCAACCGCGGCGAAGAAACGTAGCCGACGACCTACGTTTACATGCCCGGTCTGTGAAAAAGTCTTCTCCATGCCGCTTTCCCAGGCAAAGCGGAGAATTGCAATCCCCTGCTGCTCGAATTCCTGCAAATTTACATTGAGGCGCAGTATCGGGTCGCGACTGTGTGCGTGGTGCCGTACTGATTTTCAACCTCAGAATTCTAATCAGAAAAATTGCTCTACGGCATGCGCGCGTAAGTCGGGCGGCGCCACAAAACGAGCTATGCGGAATAAGTCGCATTAGTGCAGCAAGAAGGTGTCCCCGAGTTCCGACTCGCCCAACTCTACATGATCGAAGACGGTTGTGTCTGGTTCAATGAGGTCGACGAAGTGCTCGTGCGCAACCTTCATCAGCTCTACCAGCGATCTTATCCGCTTCCGCTGCTCAACAGTCAGCGCAATGGGTGCCACGAGGTTGAAGGCGTAGAGGTTAAACTGGGCGCTGGGCCCGAGAATCGTGTCATCACCCAGCGTGTCCTCGCCCAGGATCCAGCTCGTCGTGTTAAATGGCACGACCGTGACATCGAATCCGAGGAAGAACCGGATCGTGTTGATGATGCCGGGCACAGTACCCTTCTGCTTGTACATCGCGACGAGCACCGAGATGAGCCGCCGCTTGTCGATCTCGCTCAGGTCGAACTCGAACGGGTTGCCCAGGTCCGCGAGCATCGCATCGAGGAAGGGCTCGCCAGCAACGTCGGGGTCGAGGATATCTACCCAGCGGTCCGCATCGAACAGCAGGAGGTCTACAATCTCCTGCAAGCACGTGATGAACTTCAGGAGGTCTTCGGTTGCATCCTCCTCGCGGTTGAGCAGCGGCAGCAGCCGGATGAGATCGAACTGCCGGTCCGCTGGCGCCGGGGGCACGAACGCCACGAAAGTGATCGTCGTAGCCACTAGCCACCCCCCTCTTCAGGCGGAATGAAAATCGGCGGAGGCGGTTGCGCCGTTGGATCGGTGAAGTTCGGGGCTCGAACCTGATAGGTCTGGCCCGGCGATAGATCGATGCTGACTGTGACGTCGACCGTCCGCTCGTCAACGGAGACCACGCTTACACCGACCGGCGTCACGGCAGGAAAGGTCAGCGGCGTGAAGAGATAGGCATCGTGATTGAGTGCGTCGAGCAAGTCATTTGGATCGGTTTGCTTGACCGGATCGTCGAACGTGAATCGCACGACGCGAAGGCTCTGGGGAACCGCGCTCGCAAATGCGGGCGGGATCAGATCGATAATGGTGAACGAATAGGTTTCGTCGATCGTGTTCGCGCCACCGGTCGTCTCACTGACCACGCGCACGGTAACAGCCTGCTCACTCGCGAAGTCGGAGGCCGGGTTGATGTCGATGCGCAACGTGTCGGAGTCGGGACTCGACGTCGAGCCCGCGAAGCCCGGCTGAAAGACGCCACCATCGAACGCGAGTATGCCTGCGACGAAGACCTGTGTCGCCGACGTGTCGATCCCGATACCAGTCAAGTCAGCGATATCGACCACGATGTTCAGGTCTTCGGGAACTCGGACTTGTCCGTCGTCTGGATCGCGATTCAGCAGCGCGAGCCCACCAGGCTCTAGCATCTGCACGTCGTCGATGTAGACGGCTGGGAGTTCGACCATCGTCATTAGATAAGCCCCAACCGGATCGCCAGCGTATGATCTCCGGGTGCAAGCTGTGAAACGTTCGCGGCGAGTTTCTGATCTACGTCTTCCGAATCGCGAAGGGTGCGCGCCACCCGCTCACCGCCGTCGATCAGTAGCTGAACCTTCCACTTGCGCGGGCTGGGAAGGCTAGCAGAGCTGCGCATCCGAAGCGCCACTGAGACGATTTCAGTGGTATCGAAGTCCGCGGTTTGCTCGACTTGCACGAAGTCGCCGATGTTCAGATCCTGTTCGAGTCCGGCAAGATCACGGCCCAAGACGAAAACCCAGTCACCGTCGACCGCGTCGGCGTTGACGGGTATCAGTCGACCTTGCGTTGCGCCTAGCTCACGCGTCCACGCGTTGAGACCCGGAGCCGGGACGCCTCCGCCGCCGTATCCCGCGTGTCCGTATCCGCCCGTTCCGAACATTGAGTTCTACACGTTCGCACAAAGCATGAAGCCAGCCCCCCGAACAACGCATTCTGTTGCACTGTTCCGGTCAGCCTCAACGCGGTATTCCATCAGGCCGGCGCGGGGGTCCACGTCACTGTCGAATTGCATTGCCCGGAATGCTGTGGCGGTATCGGCTGGCTGATGTACTGCGGTCATCAGGACCACTTCAACATCGTCGGATACTTTGCGTTCGACGATCCGAAATTTGGGAAGCTCGCTTGCGGCACCGTCGTTTACTTTCACAGCGGCAACGAACCGCATAAAGATTTTGGTCAAGTCATCGTGCAATGTTTTCGGGTCGACGACTTGGTAGTGGAGAACGGTCCACGAACCATCCGTAACGACGGCAGTCTCAAGACCCGAGGCCGGCGCAGTTCGCAAGATCAATTCGTGCATCGGCGCAGTGTGGTCGTTGCAAACCGTCGTGAGCGTCGTCTGCTCTCCACCGGTCAGCGTGTCAGAGCCGAAGTCGAACTCGACGAGATCCCCGTCCTCCAACTCGGTGATCGTCATGAGCGTCTTGGCCGGAATCGCGGCGCCAACCTCGTCTCGCAGCGCACTATGAGTGATCGCGCCGGCAGACGACGTAAAGTCCGTAGACTTTGAACGAGTGTACTTCGCCATTACGGCACCACTTTCTTGATGCTCAGGGAGCGCTGGAAAATGTCGGCACTGCCTGCGGAAAGACGAGCGCGGATCTCGATTGCTTGACCGTCTCCCACTCCAATCGCGTCGGCCTTCGTGTGCAGCGCGCCAGCTACATCGCCGGCCGAACCTCCACGCCGGAACTCGCGTTCGCTATGAGCGATCTGCACACCGTTGACGTAGATGGAATAAAACATCGAAATGTTGACGGTATCGAGATCGGCGCTCGCGCCGAACTCGACCTCATAGTCACCGGCCCCAGGCGTCGACGTCATCAGGGCGACGAGTGTATCCGTTGCGCCAGCGTGGTTCGTTGTGCCGACCGCTATAATCTCTGCGGCAACCTTCTGCTTGGCGTCGGCGAATACGGGGTCCGCCGCCGCCTGCGTTTCGAGAACCTGTCCGACGTTACCCGGCGCGAGTGCGGCAACACGACCGGCAGCATCGGAGTGGAACACGGTACCGTGTGCTGCGCCGTCAAGCGTACCCAGATCGGTCTTCTGATCCGTAGTCGGAATGAGCGCCTGTGTCGCAACCGGGACCAGCTCGGCGTTGCCCTCGGTGACGAATGGGTTGGCCGCCGACGGCGCGGGACTCGCGTTGTTGATGGCATCGAATTGGCTACTGCTCAGAGCGGCGGCAACGATCTCGTTCAGCGCAACGGCCCAACCGTCTGAACCATACTGAATCGTTTCGCCAGCTGCAGGCGGGCGCTTGCCGTTCAGTAGCTTCGAGGCCGCGCCGCCCTGCGTCGAGAAGAAGAAGTCCTGTCCGCCGAGCACAGCAAGGACCCCGCTGCTCGCGCCGTCAGCGATAACCTCGACGAGATAGGTGCCGAGGACGTCCATCGGGAATCCCGCCTCGTTCGCGCCCGGTCCGAGCGAGATAGCCGCAGACGAGCCGGGCGGCCGAGCGCGCAGCACGACAGAAAACGTGCTCGGCGCGGGATTCGCCGTGTCGGTGATCCTGATGGTCTCGGGCACGATGAAGTTGTCGCGCGAATCCCCCGGCGTCCCTACCCCGGAAACTGAACCGTCGAGCTGTATGATCGGGGTTGCCATCGGTCAGTGTCTTCCTGGTTGAAGCAATTTATCGTCTGACCAGCCAAGGCGTAAACGGCGAGACAATGTCGGCACCGCGATACCGATATGACGAGCCCAGGCAGTCAAGGTCATAGTTTCTCCGCGGATCGTTACATGCCGTGTTATTCGACGGTTCGCCATCTGCTCGACACGCGTCTCCCAACGAACATTGCCAGGCTCGTAGTGGCCATCATTATCGATACGACCGATCGTGAGTTCAGAGGAAGGCCGTCGACCGACGTGCTCGATGAACCGCACGAACCCGCCACGGCCCCGCCACTCGTCACAGACGTGGATGCCTCGACCACCATAGTTCTTATAGGGCACCGTCTTCGGGTTGTGGCAGCGTTCGATCATGCCGGACCAGATTTTGTACTCGGGCGATCTGCTAAGACCCTTTGCGCTCCGAGGCTTGCCTCGGTTCTGTTTGCCAAGTTTCTGCATCGCGCGTCGGTGTTTCTCTCGGTAAGCAGGATCATCGAAGAGAGCTTTCGTGCGAGCCGAGGCCTTGTTTCGTTCGCCCTGATCTTCGTAACGTCGAAATGCGGCCTTGCGAACGCCTTCGACACGACGCTTGCGGATCTCGGGATCCTCCCATTCTTTGGTTCTCGCTTTCGATCGCGCTTTGTTCATGCCGCTTTCCTAACACGAAAAGAGATTGCTAGACAACTATAATTGTCTCGCGATCTCGATAGAATCAAACGCGCCGCGCCGCGCAGTATCCTCGACGCGGAAGGCAAACCCGACGCGCCCGTTCTCGAACGGTTGCGAGCCCGAGTTGATGCCGAGCGCGTCGTCGAGGAAGGCGCGACCGGAGCCCGGGTTCAGATCGTCCATGCCGGGTACCGGAGCGAAGATCGGAGCGCCGACCGGATTGACGTCCAGATCGTTGCGGAACACATTGAGCACGACGTCGCCGTTGAGGTTCACCACCATGTCGAGTCGGAGGTGTAGCCACGTGTCGTTGTTGAAGGGCTCGGTGCCGATGGCGAGCACACCTTCGACGCCGAGTGACTCGGGGAGCCCCTCGTTGATGGCCCCTTTGCGCAACACGATGTGATGCGGGTCGGCATCGCCGAGCCCGAGCAGGTAGCCCAGATCGGAAACGTCGGGGCCTTGCAAGCCGATGAACAGAAATGGAGCGAATCCGGTCGCGCCAGCCGACGGGTGTCGCTTGATCGCGCCCTGGATGCGACCGCCCTTCGACATCGGAGCGAAGTTCGTCTGGTTCGTGAACAACCCGGCCGCGCCGTCGACGACGGCCAGCGAGTTGAACCCGAAGACGAACGACCCGCCCCCGGGGGGTCGATCGATGCCTGCCGTCGCGCCTCGGTCGAGCTGCCCGGTCGCGAGGCTGTTAGCAAGTTCAGTAAAATCAACTTCGGCCATTCAACTCTCCTAGAAGGTCGTCATCAGAGTCCAGGTCCCCTGGAAGTTTTCTTCGGTTAGCGCACCGCCATCGTACAGGGCAACCGAGAACGAGCGAACCCGAACGGTCAGGGCTGGCACTTCGTCAACGATAGCCGGGGTGCCGTCCGTGATGATCGACAGAGCGGCGACGGTAACCGGATCGTGAATCCCGTCATTCGAGAGCGAGTTGAAAATCTCGATTTGCGGCACGTCGGCGAAGCCATCTGTGATCCAACTACCGGAGGCCCGTTCGATCTCGTCGGACGTTTTTGTAAACGTGAGCAAACCAGAGAACTCGGCGAACGCGAAGATGCGGATGTCGATGTCCCATGTCTGCTCGAAGTCTTCGGAGCCGCCAACGCCGCCGAACGGGGCGGATAAAATCGTGCCGAGTTGGAACTCGAACGCCTCATTGCCGAGCCACTCCTCTTCGAAGTCTTCGAAGTCTTGCGGAGTCGAGTCGTACACCGCCACGTCGAGTCCGCTGTGGACGAACGTGAAGTTCTCGTTGCTGAGCCAACCCTCTTCGTAGTCTTCACCCCGCTGCGGTGAGATGGCGATATCGTAGAACGCGTCATCCACGAGACCGAGGACAAACACGAAGTCCTCGTTGCTGAGCCAGCCATCTTCGAAGTCCTCCTCGGGTCGCCGACGTACGCTCAGGCTCGACGGGCCGTAGCCCGCAAGCTCCTCCGCGGTTGCGAGCTGCGACTGCACCCAACTGGCGGCATCGCCAGGCTCCAAGCCGGCGTCCTCGTAGCTCAGGTTCGCGAACGTGTGTGCCACCTAGAACGCGCCTCCGGTATCACCGTCCAGTAAGACGATCTGACCGAGCACCGGGAACTGTTTCACCTGGATTGGCAGATCGTCGTCCTGGCCGTTGAGCGTGAGGTCGTTATTCTGGTCACCAATCTTTCGTACGCCGCTAGCGTCGCGCACGACGTTGAAAATGTCGGACCAGGCGATCTCACCGGCCGGGTTCCCGTCAACATCCTTGAAGTTGAAACCGAAGTCGATGTTTGTGTTAGCCGAACCATCGGGGTTGTCGAGCGCGAAGTGGGCGTCGAGCGCAGCCTGGATGTTCGCGCGCACAGTCGCCTGTGTGATGTTGGTCCGTTTGAACACTCGTGCTGCGACGTTGACGACAAGAAAAACCGGATCCACGACGTCAAGGCGGAAGGTGACGGTCTTCGGAAACACGACGGTCACCTGGTTGAGGACAGAGTCCTTGAGCGTCTGTGTGGGTACGCCACCGCCATCGGGGATGATGAAGAGCTTGCCCGCGTTCTCATCGATCTCCGTGTCCTGGTCAGCGGTGAGCATCAGCGCACGCGACACGCCCGCGATCTTCTTCGCGTTGATCTCGTAGTCCTCGCGGGCAACGGTTCGGTTGAGCACACGTACCGACTCCGGTGCGAGTTCGCGAATCTCCTCATTCCCCTGCCGGTCGGTACCGCCCGACGCCTTCGCCGCGTTGTTAACCGATACCGAGACGGACCCGCCGAGGATGTCGGTGAACGAACCTTCGATTGTGGTGATCGTCCCGACCTCGACGTTGCCTGCCGCACCGCCGCCCGTCTTGTACGAGACCGCGATCGTGCCCTGCGGGATCGCACCATTCACGCCATTGCCAAACTTGATCGTGGCTCTGTCGTTCTGGTCGACGACGATCACGAAGTGTCGGTCGGCAGCAGCGGAGTCGAGGAAGTTGACGACCTCGTCGTAGTCGCCATTGGCCGCGAGGATGACCGCCGAGTCGTCAAGGAACGGCACCTCGGCGAGTTCGAACCGCTGGTTCGCCAGACCGTCGGACTGGAACTGCTCTGCCGTGGGGTCCGCATTCTCCACTTGAACCAAACCGATGGGGGGGTCTTTGAACGCTGGGATCGTGAGGTCCGTCAAGAGTCTGAAGGTGGCGGGATCCACGACATCTTTCGTCCGCACTTCCTGCCCTTCAACGAAGACGACATCCTGTGTCGGCACAGCGGCGAGCGTGAACGTTTCCTCGGCAGTTGCTACTGCGGCTCCTTGCGGTACGAACCCGACCAGCTTTGCGAGGTTGATCAGGTTCTTGCGTTGGGTCGCGGTGACGATCCGCGATTCGATGGCGGACGAATCCTGGTACTTCGTGAAGACGCCACCAACGAAAGCAAACATCTCCTTGAGGATGTTCCCAAAGGTCGCAACCTGAAAGTCGGTCCAGTCGGGGAAGACCGACGCGAGCAAGGCATCGAGCCGGGCATTGAGACTGTCGAAGTCTCGGTCGGTGAAGTCCAGCGATGAAGGTAGGATCGCCATTTTGACCCGCGCAGTATAGCCTAGACGACCACGGCCGTTTCAAGGTCTTCGAAGATTGCGACGCCTGTCTGCAGCTCGACGAAGGCGTACCGGAGTCTGATCGTCAACTTGTTGCCCCCGCTCCCCTCAGTCTCATCGCGACTGATCTCGACATTGGAGATTCGCACCCGCGGCTCCCAACGCTGTACGGCCTCGATCACGAAGACGCGAGCCGTCTCGACGAGCGCCTCATTGTTCGGTGAGTGGCGTAACAGGTGCAGCTTCGAACCGAAGTCGGGCCGCCACGGCAGCTCGCCAACGTTCACCGCGCTGTCCGCGATCGTCCCGAGGATCTGACCCACGGCCGCCGAGACGAGTGCGGCACCCGTAGCGACCGCGAAGTCCCCACGCCCGTCCCGTCGGAAGGGTCGGGTCACACCTCGGCCGAGGTGAAGAAGTTCTGCGAACGGCTCTGCCATCCTAACCCGCCTTCACCGTAACACTCCCAGACACGATCGTGCCCGGAACAACGATCGGAACCGGGTTGGGAACAGGCCCCGTGGGTGAGAGCACGAGAACGACGCCTGGCGGTATCGTGACTTGCACCGCGTCTCCGACACGTCCAACGGCCACACCGGGCCCGTTCAGTTCGACTTGCGTACCCCCGATCGAGACGTTCCCCGCTGAGCCGATCTCGACGTCACCCGCCGCGTCAATGATAACCTTTTGTTGGGTCGAGAGGCGGACCCCATCCGCGGCATTCAAGACGATCGTATCGCCCGTCTCTTTGTCACGAATGAACCACTCTTCCTGACCGCTCCGGTTGTCCCAGATCGTCAAGTAGCGCGAGGTCTCGTACGCCTTGACCTTCGGTGCGTCGGCGGCGCTCGCTGACGCGGCAGGTCCTGGCGTCTCGACGCCGCTGTCTGGTTCTCCCCAATGACCCCCGAGGTAGTACGGCTGTTCGAGGTCACCTTGCATGAACAGCACGCCGATGTCTGCGCCCTTGTCAGGCGGGTCATAGAAGCCGCGCTGTGGCGCACCACCACCAATTCCGAGTGGGAACGCGAACGCGCCTGCAGGCTCGATGAGTCCTGGGATACGAAAACGAACCCGGCCCAGCTTCCTGGGGTCTTCGTTGTCGACCACCACCGCATTGTAGAAGCCGACGTAGTGGAGGTCGGAACTCTCGTCGAACTCGTTGGGCACTACTGATCCCTCCCACGCTTGTCGACGAAGATCGTTCGGAACTCACCCGTCTCCGCGTCCGGCACCTCGACCGCGGTCAATGTCGGGTTGGAATCGCGGAACCAAGCAGGCAGCTTCTCCAGCTGCCTCTGGCCTATCCTCACCGACGGTTGCAGGTTGTTGACCTTCGCCTGAACCTCTTCCTTGCACACACCGCCCGCGAGCAACGCGGCGAACTGGATCTTGTCTGCGATGACCCGCGTCCTCGTGAGGTTGACAATGCTGGCCGCGGACCGCGCATCGGATGCCTTGATCCGCACCTCTTCGATGAAGGCGGTGTCATGCGGGTTCTTCTTCAACCGACCCACCGCACCTCTTGCGAACGTTTCGAAGGCACCCAACTCTTCTGCAATCCCCGGCGCGATCGGGATGTTCGCTAGCCCGCGCTCGATGAACTCCGCTCGACGTACCGGGCGGAACTTTGCGAGGAGCTTGCGCACGAGCGCGACCTTTGACGTGCAGTCGCGGTTGGTTGCGCCGCCCGTACCACCGAGCCTCTGCTCGAAGAGGCGCTCCGATGTCTTCAGCTCATTGTGCCCGTCGCGAATCACTTCAAGCTCGCCCGCGTAACCGTCAGCGGAGACGGCGTGCTTGGACTTCTTCACGTAGTAGTTGCCACTCAACCGCTTGCCAATCCCCTCGATACGAACAACCGACTTCGCAAGCAGCTGCGGATCGCCAATGATGTTCAACTTCATCTTGACGGTGAGCTGTCGCGACTTCCGCGCTTTGCTCTTCGCACGCCGCTTGGCGGTGATAGGACTAAGTTCGCCCGCCGTCTCGATCGTGAGTCGTGCGGCGTTGCCTAACCCTGTCACAGCTTCGGACACTACCTCCGCAGTTGGTGCGATAACCTGTAAGAGATCCTGAACGTGGTCGACGATGATCTCGTAATCCTTCTTCTTGATTGGGTCACGCCCGCGCGTCCTCGACTTCCCCGTGCGGATCGTAATATCGTTGTCGATGTTGAAGCTCTTGATCTCGCCTTGCCCGCTCGCGTACCACGTCAGCGTCTTCAGCGGGCGCTGCTTGATGTTCCGACTGTGCCAATGAAAACCATCGTGGTCGATGAAAAACTCGAAGCCCTCTTTATTGGCGAGGCGGCGTAAGAGATGAGCATCCGTCTCCGCCGCTTGTGTGACTGTCGGCAGGACCTCCTCAGTGTCCTCGATGGTCTGCACGTCGGACCCGAAACCGTTCTTCAGGGCAATCTGCTTGACCACGTCGGACCGCTTCGAGTCGAAGAACGTCCGGCAGCGCTTCTCGCGGTCAAGGAGGAACGCCTTGTCGTACGCCTCCACCGTGAGCTTCGTCGCGCCAGTGACCTTCTTGATCAGCATCAGCCGCGCAGGCGACATGTTGCCCGGGTAGCCGAACGAGACTTCGAGGAAGTTACCCTTCGCCCAGACCGGGTTGTCGAAGTTCGCGAGATCCCAATTGTCGACGGCCAGCTTGAGGACGTCGGCCTTCCGTTCGTTGTCCTCGAAGGTGAGCTTCTTCACGCGGTTCGAGAGGTCGAGCCGCACGCCGCGGCGTCCCTGCGGGATCACCTTGACGTGGTAGACTGCGGCGCTGCGCGTCACGGCGTCGCTTCACCCCGACGGGTCTCGCTGAACACCTCATCGGTGATGGTCCGCACTGAAGGGAGGAACATCGCGCGTCCGCGCGCCAGCTTCAACGTCGGGTCCAGGATCGGGTCGGGCTGGAAGTCGGCGATGATCCACCACAGGCCGGCAGGACGTGGGAGCCCGTCGAAGAAGCGGTGCGCTAACGTGAAGAGCGTGTCGCCGTCGGCCGCGATATGGATACGGTTGTCTGCGAGTTCGCGGAACCGGAAGGGCTCGGGCTCCGTGAGCAGGAGGTTGTCGTCGTCGTCGAGAACAGCCGACGTAAACGTGTATCGAGAGAAGCGGCGCGGTGGCATCAGACACTCCCCGATCGTCCCGCGTTGTCCGGCCCGCGTTGCGTGCCGAGCGCGAAGACGTCTTCGGACAGCAACCGCACGTCGCGGATCTCTTCGAGCGCGATGGTCGCGGTGAACTCCAACGGCGTCCCGTTCGCGTTGAAGCGTGAGTAGCGAAACTGTAGACCCGTGATCACGCAGGTCAGCGCGATGAAGGTTGGCCACACGAACAGGAGCCGAGGCGGCCCGCCTCCGACAACACCAAGGTTGCCGCGCCGCGGATAGCACACGCTCAGCAGGAACGCGCGCGAGGTCAGGTTCTTCTCGATCTGCGCAAACGTGTTCTGTCGCGGTTCGACCTCGTCATTGGCATTGAAGAAGAGCGCAAGGTTGAAGGTCTCGTTGCTCGTGTGGATGTACTGAAGCGGCTGGTGCGAGAGGCCGGGAATCGCCTGCCTCGCGTAGTTGACAGAGATAGCCTCAGAGAACTCGGTCGGGTTGAACTGCGCGACGATGTTCGAACCGTCGACGAGGTTCGTCATGTACATCTTCTCCGGCGTGCGCCGCGTTGCTCGGGTCAACGACCGCTGCTCCTTCGAGAGCCCTTCTCGTATCTGTAGTGCAGCGCGCCTACGTGCTTCCTCCTCAAGGTGCGGCATCAGTCGGCCTCCGGTGGAACATTGCCGAACTCGCGGGACCGCCCCGAGACCTCCTGCGAGAACACCTTCTCTGCGAGCTTGTCGCCGTCGACTTCGAGCGAGACGTTAAAGGTCGCAGCGATCGGTTGCTGCCCGCGCTGCTGTCCTCCGGGCACCGCTTGAGCCCCTTGTGGTGCGAGCGCCGTGACCTCAGCAACCGCAGGCGAGGGTGTTGCTTGAGCCCTCTCAATGAAATCACCCTGAGTTTCCCCGGACCGCCTCTTTACGCCCGTGCTCTCCTCAACTTCCTTGACGAGAAAGTCCAACCCGACGCCGGTGACACCGCCCCCGCCGAAGATGAATTCTGCCGCCGCCTTACCCGCGTCGATAATCTCGTCGATAACGCCTCTGATGAATTCGAGGATTTCGTTGAATACTTTCTCGATGAACTCGGCAACGCTGACCACGACGTCCCTAATCCCACCGAACACTGTCGCAAAAGCGCCCCCTATCGCACTGAGCGCCGCACCGACCTCATCCTTGAAGATGACGATCGCACCTGCGACCAAAGCCACGGCACCGATGATGAGACCGATCGGCCCCAGCGCAGTGAACATTGCCGCGCCCATCTTGATGAGGAACGGGATCGCTTTGATGATCCCTTTCACCATGAAGCCAAGAGCCTTCCCCATCTTGCCGACCACGATGCCGAAAATCTTGCCGACCTTGTTCACGCCTTTCAGGGCAAAGCCGAAGAGCTTCGTGAACGCGCGCGCAACCTTGACCGCTCCACGGTAGAGCAGCAACGGCGACTTCACGATCCACAACAGGGTCGCACCGACTTGCTTCAAAGGTGCGAGCAGGAACGACTTGAAGGAGAACCCGAGCAGCGCGGCACCACCTTTCACGATGGCAAAAATTCCGCTCAAGGTCAGCAACAAAGCCGAGAGCCCGATGACCACCGCGATGATCTCCTGCGTGCGCGGCGATAGGTTCGAGAAGGCTTCGATCAGGAAGTTGAGCGCGTCAGTGACAGCCTTCACGATCGGCTTGAAGACGCGCGCGAACGGTTTACCAAGCACCACAGCAAGGGTCTCGATCGTTCCTTTCAACAAGGTCTTCTGACCTTCGAACGTGTCAAGCAGCGCCTCGCGAAACTCACCCGCGGTCCCAGTCGCGTTTCCCAACTCTTTCCGCATCGCCTCGATCGCGGCGGCGCCGCGCAGGACGATCGGCTGTCCGGTCGACATGTCCGTGAAGGTCGCCTTCTGGATCGCATTGAAGGCAAGCAGACCGCGCGCACCGAACGCGGTCGTCACTCGACGCAACCGCTCCTTCTCCGTGAGCCCCTCGGTCGCGGCAGCGAACTCCGACATGACGTCGACGACCGAACGCATCGCGCCCGTCTGCTTATCGAACACGTCGACGCCAATCTGTGTGACCGCACTTTGCGCCCGCTGGTCCGAGCCGAGACGCCGGGTGACCTCGCGGAACGCGGTCGCGGACGAGCTGGCCTCGATGTTCCTGTTCCGCAGCAGGCCCATCGTGATGAGGACATCGTCAAGACTCTGGTCAAACGTGGCGCCAGCCGCCGCAGCTTTCGACAGGCCGACCGAGAAATCACGCGTCTGGAAGTTCGTGAGCTGCGTGATCCGCAGCAGCTTGTCGGTGACATCGGCCGCTTGGTCCGCGGTTTGACCGTAGGCGTTCAGCGTACCGACTACAGCCGCGGCGGCCTCTGCAACGCCCAGCTCGCCCAACGATCCGGCCGCCAGGTCGAGCACAGGAATCAAGGTCTCGGTCGCTTGCGTCGCCGTCTGACCCGCAGTCGCAAGTGACTTGAGCCCCTCGACCGCGATAGCGGGGCTAAACTGTGTCTCGATGCCCGCACGGATCGCAGTCGATTCCAGCAGCTTCAGCTCCTTCTCCGTCGCACGGGTCACCGCGCCAACCGCGGCAAGGCCCTGCTCGAACTCGCCCGCGGCACCAGCCAGCTTGAACGTCCCAGTCAGCGTGCCAGCTCCCACGGCGAGCAAGCCGAGACCAACGCCCATCTGCTTGAGGCCCGACTTGACCTTGCTCCCGGTCTTCTCGGTCGTGTTGCCGAGGCCCTTCATCGACCTATCGAGTTCGCGCACCTTCCCCGATGCGAGATCCTTCGCGGTGAACAAAAAACCGAGTCCTAACGAGTTGAGGGCCAATTAAATTGACTCCCAATACGGTTTGACATTCACGACCTGTCTTGAGCTGAGAGCCACGGCCTACCTATCCTACCTGCGTTTCGCCGCCATGCGAATCGCCTTCGCTTCCTTCTCCCGCTGATCCCCAAGCCAGTCAAGCCAGCGGAGGAAGCAACGGAGGTCCATGTCCTCTACTTCCGACAGTGTTAGGTTGGTGCCGCTGCCACCGTGCTGCTTGTAGGTAAGCTGTCGAATACCCTCCCAGAGCGTCTCCTCGGGGATGACCGGGAGGATACCGCTCAGATCGCGCGGAGCTTCGCTGCTCCCTTCCGTTGCTTCTTCCTCGGAAAGAAGAAGTCGCGATCGAAAGGGAGACGCACGTCCTGCACACCGTAGCACTCCGGGCACTCGATCTCGATCTCGGTCTCGACGCCGCAGTCCGGCTCATCAAGGATGTCGAGCAGGGCGTTCGCATCCGACAGCTCCATCTCGTCGAAGAAGCGGCGCAACTCGCGCTCCTCAACATCCTCGACCTCAACGATGCGGATGTTCAGCGCGAGCGTGATGAGGCGGTCTCGAAACTGCGACTTCAACTTCGCAGCCGAGACCTCATCCCCGCCAGTCGGAAGCTGAAACACGATCTTCCGGCCGTCGCTGGGCAGTTCGGCGTCGAAACGATTCCCGTTCTTGAACCGCTCGAACGACTCGGCCGGCAACCTCTTCACCGGGATATCGTTGAGGTCGAGGCCCCACGAGAAGCGTTCACGGCAGGAGACCTCATCACACTGAATCTTGAACTCGTAGTCCGGGCCGTACGACTTGCACCGAACCTGAAGCAGCAGGAACTGCCGGTCGCCTTGGAGAACCTGGTTCCAGTTCGGCGCCCCGTCGGCGTCGAGCGTGTACGGTCCGGGGTCCAGAGTGTTCTGCCAGCAGGAGCCCAGCAGCTTGTTCAGGACGCCGACACGCATCCGGGTGCTCTGGGACGCGGCGAGCATGTTCGCGTCCTTGGTCTTCAGACCCCGGATCTCACCCTTCAGTCCCGAAGGACAAACGATCTCACTACTGCTCATTTTTTACCCCGCTGTTTTTGCGCTAGCTTACAGTGAGAAGACCAGCTCGAAGAAGTCGTACGTGAGCGTGACCATCTCGATGGCCTTCTCGTCGGCATCGTTGTCCCACTCGCCGGCGACGAACTTCAGCACCCACGCGTTGTTGAGGTGCCAGCGTCGGAGTGTGGTGTTGTCACGGTCCTTCTGGACGATGTCCAGGTCACGCTTGTACGCGGGCTCCGGCAAGCCGAAGTTCGCGGAGGCGATACCCGTCTGCGAGAACCACAGGAACAGGTCGAGGTCGCTCGCAACGCCGCGTTCCAAGGTGACGTCGGCGAACGTCATACGCCCTGGCGTCTTGTTGGGAATGAGCGTGCCGCCCTCGCTGTACTCGATCTTCGCGAACTCCGCCGACAGCTCACCACACTTGTTGAAAGCTGCACTGAGCACCCCGTCAATTTCGACGAGGAACTTGAACTTGTCGTGGAACGATCTGGGGCCCCCGATAATCGGCATCTTTCACCTCGCTAGGAAGCAAGCTCCTCTTCGAGAGCGCGCGTGTCCTGAGAAATCCGCAGGATGATGAACTCGGCCGGCTTTGCGGTCGCGAGTCCGATGCGAATGATCATCCGTCCCGACGCGACTACGGACGGCGTGTTCAACGCCTCGCTCGTGTCGACGAAGAAAGCCGTCGCCGGATCCTTCGTCGCGAACGCACCGTTCCGCATCTGGTTGAGTAAGAACGCGGTCACCGTTCGGTTCGCCACCGCTCGCGTCTCTTCCGTGTTCGGCTGGAAGCGCAGGAACTCCAGTCCCTGCTTCAGCGACTGCTCGATGAAGATCACACCGCGCCGCTCGGGCACGGACGGGAAGTTCCCGTTACCCTTGAGCGTACGTGAGCCATCGATGAAGCGAGGCGCGCCCGGGAACGTCGAGAGCGGGTTGATTCGCTTCGGGTAGACGAGGTCGCGCTTCGCTTCTTCCAAGACCTCATCGGTCTCGAACCCGAGCACGCCGAGCAGCCGACCCTTCTCGACCCCGGCCGGCGCACGATACACACCACCGGGTGCCTCGGCATCCGTGCGGCTGAAGACGCCGGCGATGATGCCCGAAGGCGGCACCGTGAGTTCGTTCACGTTGCCGAACACCGTCTTCGACGGGTTCAGCACCTTGACGCGCGGCCAGTAGATCGCGCCGAACTCGGAAAGGTTCAGCAACGCGGCCGTCGTCACCTGGTAGGTCACGATACCCGCAGCGCTCAAACCGGCGGGCGGATCGAGCACGGGGAAGAGGCTCTTCGCGCGATCGATCTCGGAGTACGAAACCATCCCGTTGTGTACCGCCGACGTGGACCTGCCCGGCACGACGAGCATCGTAGCACCCTGAACTTGGTCGAGTGCGTGCAACCCAGTCGCACCCGCGCCGCTGCCGAGGAAGTCGTTGTCGTCGAGCAACGTGAGCCCGTCGTCTCCTCCGGTGAGCGGACCGAACCTGCCCACGGCCGGACGCGGATCGGCGGCGGTCGAGTCTAGGTCAGTGACGACGATGAGGTCCGAACCGTTGTCGGAATCATTGACGACCGTCTCGACGAAGTTGTCGTTCGCGTCGACCATCGAGAGGTTCGGGAACGTCTCGACGATGACCCCGTCATCCTCGACTTGCAGGTTGAACTCGTCAGCTGCACCGCTCGTCGGCGCCGAGATGATCGGGCGGATGCCGTTCGCGTAGGTCCCGTCCGTCTTGCCGTCGATCTTGAGCGTGTTGGCTGCCGCACCGGAGTCCCCGGAGTGGGTCGCGTTGTCGAACCCCAGCTCGTCGTCCGCGGTCGAAGCAGCCTCGACGAGAATCGAACTGGCGGGCCCGGTTGTGTTGGAAGCGATCTGAGTCGCCCCGCCGACATCGGAGACGGTCAGACCAGCAACTGCGGCCTCGACGATGGTCTTGACTTCGGCGACCGTAACTGCATCGATGTCCGCCACGTTGCCGGTGCCGGCGAGAGGGCCGGTCGGGAACACGAGAACGGGGTTCGCGGTCCCGCCGGTCACGTCGACGTTGGAGTCGGTGCCGCGCTTGTCCGACGTGAGAACGACCGAACCACTTGAGCCGTCGGCGCTCGCACCGACGATCTCGGCATTGATGACCGCGGCCACTTCGAGCGCAGTTGCGGCGCCGATGGCGACGAACTCCGCAGTGTTGAAAGTGATGACCTGGGCGACCGCCTCACTGTCGATCTTGACAGTGAGCGTTTGACCGTCTACGAGCGCATACGTCTCAACGGCCGAGGTTCGCAGTGCAGCCGTTGCGAGGAATGTCGCTACGACCGGACCACCTGTGTCGACGTCGATCGACAGCGTGTCGCCTGGCTCCAGATCGTACGGACCGACAACCGTTCCGAGGATCGTGCCTGCGGCCGGGGCCCCGGCCGCGGTCTGCAAGTTGAGCGTCGCTGCCAGCGACGTCTTCGTGGCGGGGTTGGTGATGTCGGTGAAGTGAACGGTGCGAACGACCCACACAGTCGTCCCACCATTCTGGAAGAAACCCTGCATGGCGAGCGCGAGATCCGAGTCGACAGTGAACCCACCGAAGACCCGGATGAACTCCTCGAAGCTCGTCACGAGAGTAGCCGCTGCGATCGGACCTCGCTCCGTGATTCCCACAGCGGCGAGCACCGCTGTGGGAAGACCCGGGATGTTGCGGATCCGCGGCTCTTCCTCGACGACGACGATCTTGCTACTGAGAAGCTCGGCCATCGGTTAGCCCTCCGTGTCGCTGCGCCGCTTCTTGGACGTCGGCTTGTTCTTCGGTTGCGGCACCTTAGCCGGCGGCACGCTCTTCTCGATCGAGACGTAGCCCAGATCGCGCGCACTCTTTACCTCGGGCACGTTGACGATCTGCGGCGGCAGATCTTCACGCTTCTCGTGAGCACGTAACGTCAAGCTGCCGCAGATCGACTTGCGAATGTTCTTCGGTGCGCTTCGACCGTCGCGACTCTCCTCGATCACGACCATATCCTTGCGCTGGAACCCCCACTCCTTCGTACGAAAGGTCGGGTGGTCAAGGTTGAACACCTGCATCCGAGGAACGTGGCTGATCAAGGTGACCGTCATACGAGACTCCTAACAGCTGCCCGGGGACTTACCAACCGGAAGACCGGGGTTGAGTTGATTCGCGTCTTCAAGCTCGGGTACCGTCGGCATCTCCTTCGACAGGCCAACGACCGCATCATCCGTTACTCCAGCCAAATCTTCAAGGTCAAAGCCCCGGATCAGTACCGTACCAGAGAAGCTGCGAATGTTGGACTCGCCACGCCTCGTAGTCGAGTCGGGCTCACCCTCTGGGATGAAATCCATCTCGTAGCGAACCGTGCCTAGCGAGGCGTCGGCGGGGTCTCTGTCCATCACCAGGAACTTGTTTCGATGGAAGAAGAGGGTGGTCGCGGCCGACAAGTCGAAAAGCTGCTTGGTCAAATCGGCAGCTCCGATCAGGTCGAACTCCAGATCGACCGTGTAGGGCCCCCGCCGAAGCTGCACCGTGCCATCGGGCAACGTGACCTGGGTGTTCTGGTTGACCGAGAAGAAGCGGTTCTCGGCCACGTCGGGCCCGTTGAGAATCAGGGCGGGCAGCGAAGCGACCTTCGGAGTGTTGAGGAAGTCGCCTGTATCTTCGTCGTAGTCGGTATGGACGGTGATGCTCACCTCGGGTAGAATCTGCCGCTTCATCTCGCGGAGCAGCGTGCGGATAACCCGGGTGAAGTCCGACTCAACGGTCAGGTTCGGTCGTTGAAACGTGTAGGCGCTCGCTTTCGTTGCCTCTTCGCCTACGATCGGATCTCCGTTGTCGTCGAGGTTCTTGACGGTGACATCGACCCGACCGGGATCGTGGATCGGGGTGAGGCAGGTCGCCTTGCCTTGTGAGATGACGCGTACGTCGTCCGCGGGCGTTGCACCGAACAGTACCTGGACGTTGCGTTGCAGGACGCCGCTCGTCTGTCCAGTCAGTGGCGGCTCGGGATGCTCACGCAGATTGTTGGTTGTGAGAGTGACGAGGGTCAACCCACCGGCTGGTCCGGTGTTGGGCACTGCCGAAATGATGAGCGGAACGGCCAACGAGTTCGACTATAGCACGAGGGGTTTCGCCTTCTTAGAGCGAGGTCTTTGCGAGGGCGACGCCATAGTCACCCTTCAGCTGTTTCGCGACACGCGCAAGGAAGCGGTTTTTGACCATCGACGGTCTGCCGAACCGTTTGAAGATGGGCGCTAAGAAAGGCCGTGCCGGGATCTTGATTATGATGATCCCCTGCACACCAGCTGATTTTTTCTTGAGACGCCGTGCGCGTCGACCCCCGAACATCGCCGCGAGGAACCGCTGCATCTTCGGCGTGATCCGAATAACGATCGGACGCGAGCCCTTCTCCATGAGAAGGGCGATGTCAACCAGCTTCCGCCCATCCTTACCCCGCGCCGACCTGAGCACACCGACAAAGATGCCCTCGCGCTTTTTGACGAGCGTGACCGAGTTGCGTAGCTCAGCGGTACGAATGAGCGCCTTGCGTCCGCGAAAACCCTTGAACCGGCGCGACCGCAACGTTGACCTCGCCAACTTGCGGAACTTCTTTCCGCCAGGGGCCTGCCGCGTGAAGCCCTGGATGATCTTCTTGCGGAAGAACTGCGCCTCCTGCAGCAGGGCTTTGTCGAACGCCTTTCGAAACTTGGCACTTGATGCTCCAAGGATCGCTTGCGCCTTGCCCCAATCACCGACCTTAGTGACGCTCATCGCGCGACAGCTTGAAGCGTGCCCTGCTCGCGCTCCTCGAACGTTGCAATCAGCAGGTTCCTGCTGCGCCCGATTCCGAAGTTCGGTCTGACCTGAGTCGCGAACAACCCAGGCGGGTTCCGAACCTCCTGAAGCAGTTCGCCATCACAGCCGAAGATCGAGCAGAGCCGATCGTTGTTACGAATGAGCGCCTCGCCCGTGTCGGAGTCGATGAAGCAGAGGCGTTCCAGGTCTCGGAAATGAAAGACGATTCGCACCGCCGCATTGGGCGACGAACCACCGAGGAGCTGCCGGAGCTGCTCCCACGACTGCGGCTCAATCTGGCACGGCACCCTGATGAACGTCTCCTTGCGAAGCGCGATCCCGGTCGTGTCGTCGGCGACTTCGTCACGTAGCAGCACAACGGGCTCGCGGAAGTCGTCGTCGTAGCCCGACGTAAGCGGCCCCGCGGACCCGTCCGGATCAAGATCCATTGCGCTTGTGTCAAGCTGCGCCAACTCGACCTCGAACGGGTTGATCAGTCGCCCGCGCATATCATGCCGACCCCATTGCGGGTGGCCGAAGGTATTGCACAAGAATTGTGTCAATCTCCGGATCACCTGAGAGCGCACCCGTGGCAACGTGCGCAGTGCCCGCTGACGAGAGGTTGGCCAGCCGGTAGCTCTGCTCACTCGTCTTCTCCGCAAGGAGCCGCCAGCGCTTCTGGGCGTCCTCACGTGCATCGCAATCGGTGAGCCCCGGTAGGTCTCGCAAGAGCAGTAGCTTCGTCGCATGCTGCAGAAGTACGGGCGTGTCACCAAGCGGCGTACCATCTGCATCGGTGTAGCCAAAGACCCCAGTGATACGTACGTTCTGCGGTCCGATCGGGAACGCCAAACGGGTGAGCGTAAGCCCTTGGATGATATCGAGCTGACCCCGGCCAAAGAGATCGCGGCCGTGCACGAACTCGATCTTCGGGTTGTTACGGTCGTCTGGATGCAGCAAACCCTGCGAGAGGTGTCGATTGTAGACGAGGAACAGATCATTCTCGATGAGCAGCTCGGCGCCAACGAAGGCGCTCGCATCGAGAGCTACGGACTCCAAGGCAATGATTGGCTGGTCGAGGAGCTGCGACCGGCCGCCCGAGCCATCGACCATGAGGGTCAGCGAACGTGGATCGAAGTGGCGCCCCGTGAACTGTTCGACCCGACGACTGGCGAATTGTAGGAGCCGCAACAGTCGAGCGTCGCTCGCATCGGCCTCCGTGATGCCGTCCTCGCGCATCTCGGCGATACTGGCATACGCGGGTGCGAGCGGGTCGGACACAGTCACCAGCACCTCGAACTTACGGACGAGGATCTGTTCATCGGATGCCGCAGTCTCCTTGTAGAACCAACGGATCTCGTGACGGCCCAACGGCTCGGTCAACGAAACCGTCCACGCGGCGGCGTAGCGCCCCACGCCAAGGCGCGTCCCTGTCGGACAATCGTTCAGGTCAACGACTTCGCGCCCGGCGGCCGGGAAGGTCTGCGTACCGGCCCCGTCATGGATCGTGAACTCGACCGAGAAGGCGTCCTTCTGGAACCCACCGAAGACGGTGGGAAGTTCCAGCAACGGCAGAGAACAGCCAACCGTCTGACCCTGCGCGAGGTACCTCATCCCGAGCCTATGCTAGCACGGCAAGAGCGGCGGTTTCGGTCCGCCTACTCGTCGTCGGAGGGCTTCCGGCGGGACCGGCGCCGTGACGCCGGCCTCTCGTCCTCGTCCGGCTTGACGTCCTTCGAGGTGAGGTCGGTCGCAGCTGAGACATTCGGCTCCGCTGCCGATGCGCGGGCTTCGGCAGCCTTCCTCTCGTCTGTCTCCAGCTGGACTGCTTCCTCTTCGGAGCAGATGTCGAAGGCGAGCGGCGAAACCGGATCGTTGTCCCTCTGGTGGACCGATGCGAGCCTCTCGGCCACCGCGTCGTCGACCTTGTACCAGCCACGCGCCTCGTGGAAGAGGGTCCCGTGGACGTGGAGCCGGCGGAGTACATGACCCCGATGCTTGTCGTACGGCTTGAGCCTTACGAGTTTGGCCATGGGTTGCCTTTCCTAGCCCTTGGTGAGTGCCTGCGCCGCCGGGGTCAGCACCGACTCGTAGTCGACGTCGAGCTGCGAAGAAGTGACTACCCCGTTCTGCGCCGCGAAATCGGTATCGAGCTTCGCGAAGAACGCGATGAGTTGTGTGCGCAACTCCGTCACGTCGTCGACTGCATCGCGAAGCATGGTCGCAAGGTCGTCCTTCCCTGCGGAACCGCCAGGCTGGACGGCTGCGCCGCCACTGAACGAGTTGGTCTTGACTGTCGATGCCATGCCGGCCTCCTACTTCGCGAAGATGAGCGCTTCGAGCGTGGTGCCCGACATATCGACGGTGCCGGCAACTTCGACACCGGTCGAAGCTACGCGCGCCGTGAGCTTGTCGTTCGTCTTGTCGTACGCGATGATGAAGTCGGCGCCGATGGGGCCCTGGTGGATGACGGCGAGCAACTCCAGGTTGCCCTTGCCAAGCGCGGCGCGTACCGCCGCCTGGAAGAGCGCCGTCCCGCCCGTCGGGTAGGAACCGTCACCCACGATGGTGACGCGCTCGATGAACTCCGGGCCGCCTTCGTGCCCAACCGCGGCCACGCCTGTGATTGCTCCGAGTGCCATAGTCTTTCCTCCGGTGGCGGGCGGGGCACTCTGCCCCGCCCTTCAGGGTTGACGGGTTGCTACGCGACCTTCACCGCCGTCGCCTTCACGACGGCCGTCTCCTCCGCGAACTTCATGTCGAAGCGCAAGGTGGCGACGATGATCAGCACACCCTCGCGGACGAGACGATCCGTCTCGACCTTGATGTTGCGCCAGATGCCGACGTGGATGTTCTTCGGGTCCGTGAGAACCACGCTGGTCTCGTCGGTACCGCCGCCCTGGTTCTCCGGGAACAGCGGCACGTCGACCACCGGAACGGCCGAGTAGCCGATCTCGGTACCCGGGTCCTGGGTGGTCGTGCGGTCGCCGAGGTCGGTGGCGCGGTCCGACAGCGTGTCGACGTAGTCGAGGCGCGCGTCCACCGAAGTGAAGTAGCGCATCGCCCGCTTGTTCCGCAAGAACTCGCTGGGCATCGTCTTCAGCATGTTGCGGAGGACGGTCTTGTCGAGCGGGATCGAGCCCGCGGCGACGAGGTTCGACGTGGCCTGAACGAGCATCCCGTCGAACTTCGCGAGGAACAGGTCGGCGGACCCGGTGTCCCCGTTGATCACGATCTCGTCCATGTCGCGAGAGATCGCCTCGGCCATCATCTGCATGATGGTGTTCTTGAGGTTCGCGCGCTCGATGTTGTCTTCGAGCACCTCGTCGTTCAGGCGCACTTCCGCCTTGAACAACTGCGCGTCCAGCTCGACCTTCGAGAGGTCGGGCTTCGACCGGTCACCCACCGGCAGAGCGGTCGCCTCCGCACCGGCGCGAAGGACGCGACCCTCGAACCGCGCCTTCTCGATGAGCTTCTTGTGGCTCTTCATCGGCGCGACGGTCGCCTGCTTCATGATGACCGACTCGTCGATCAGGATGCGAATGAAGCGTTGCGCCTGCTCCGCCTCCAACAGACCACCATCGGTGGTCAGGTCGGAGAGGGCCAGGTCGGTCGCCTTCTCCAGGATCGACCGATTGTCGATAACGCTTGCGAGTCCCATGATCTTCCTCCGTGAGTGAGCCTAGAGAAGTGCGGGGTCTACTCCCCGAACCAGTGTTCCTTCTTGACCGTGTCCCGATTGATCGGGTTGTTCATGTCGGCGGGCCACGATGCCTCTTTCGGAGGCGGACCACCGCCGCCATCGACCGTCAACGCGCTCGGAAGACCGTGCGCCTTCTTGAGGGCCGTCAGCTCCGTCGACTGCTGCTTCACGACCTCGGTCAGCTCCGTGACGCTGGTCACGAGCTTCTCGACGTCGGGCGAGGACTTCGCGATCGGCTCGGCGGGCTTGTCGTCCTTCTTCGTCTTGCCTTTGTCCTTGCCGTCGTGCAAACCCTTCGCCGGCTCGGCGACGATACCGGCCGCCTCGGGGTCCAACTCCTTGAGCAACTCGTCGAGCGCCTTCAGCGCGGCGCGGAAGCGCTTCAGCTTCTCTTTCGCCATCTTGCGTCCGCGCTTGTCGATGGGCGTCACCTTCTCGGTGATGCTGTTCAGCGCGGAGACCAGGTCGTCGAGCGCGACCGCGTCGGTCTCGTCATCGGACTTCGCGGCAGCCGCACCCGCGACCGGCGACGGATAGCGCTCGCCGATGCCCTGTAGGAGCTTCACGATCGCACCGATCTCGCGGGATACCTGGGCGGGCAACGGTTTGTCGATTTGTTCGTCCGTCTCCTTCGCCGACTTGATTGTGTCGACCAAGGACAGTTGACGTTCGAGCGCCTCGGTCGCGAGGCGAAGGACCGCAGCCTTGACCGGCTTCGGAATCGTCAGCGCCTTCGAGATGGCTTCTTCCACGGCTACGATAGCGGCTGCGGTTGCGTCGCCACCACCTTCACCGTCGCCTACACCGTCGCCTGCACCGTCGCCGCCGTCATCGGGCTTCGCGGTCAACTCGCCGGTCTCGTCTACGACGACTTCGGTGCCTGCGTTCGCTTGAGCCATCTCGTCTCTCCTCTTCACGACCAAGAAACGTCGCTTGTTCGCGGGGCGATCGACCAACGAGACTTCTTCAACGAGCATATCGAAGAGGCGGAAGATTCCGTCCTCGTCTTCGTCTTCGTCTTTGTCGCGGTCACTGATCGTCTGCTCCGACACGTACGCTCACTGGACAGTCTGCCCCGGATCTAAAGTCGCTGTCAATCCGGGACTCTAACCGACTCACGCTCGTTACGGTAGTGTTTTCGCGCGTAAACTCCCCTAGGCATCCGGTACTCGTACAGCACTGCCCCCGATCGAGAAGCCCGTCAAGCCTTCTGTCTTCACTTTTTTCCACAGGTCGTCGTCCTTGATGCGCACAGCGAGCAGCCAGGTGCCCCGCTTCACGAGCTGTCTGCCGACCTTGAAGTCGCTCGGGGCCAGGAAGGATTCGAGGATCTTGACCCGACTGTTGATGACGGTCTGGTGCATGAGACCGATGTTCTGGAACCGCTCCATGAACTTGTGTGCAACCTGCCGGACCTCCTCGTGCGAGTAGATGTCTCGCTGAGCGTCGATGGTCTCGGGTTCAAGAACGATTCCGAGCACGTACCGCTCTTCGGCATCCTTCGGTCGGACGACCTTGACGACACGCTCGCCAAGGAGCAGCTCGTCGTCCGGGCTCATCGACTTCTTGCGCTCACCCGGCTCAAGCAGGTCGAGGACCTCCTGAATGCCAGATGACGACTTGCGGTCCGACAGCTTGACAACCGAGGCGGGCCCGAACCAACGCAGCCGGAACGGCTCAGTCTCGGTGAAGAGGATCTCCGACACCTCTGCAATAATGACGTCGCCGACCTTCGCATCGACCTTGGAGTTGCCCGTCGTGCCGATCGGCACGTAGAGCTTGCCGCCAACCTCGACCGTTTCCTTCCACTTCCCAGTATCGGCCTTGGGAATCGGCCCGACTGCACCAAAGTAGTTCCAGACGCCCGGGGAGTCCTTCACGGAGTCTCGACCGTGGACGATCGCATTGACGATGCGAGCGAGTTTGAGCTTGGTCCACGAGGACGTCTGCCCACCAAGCGCATACGTCGCATCGGCCAGATCGATCCACTCGATGTCGACTTTCGACGCGGGCGGAAGCGACGCGACATAGAGCCGCCCGCCCTTGCCTGCAATCCTGAAGGGGCGGCCGATCTTCGCGAGCGCTGCAAGCGCGTACGCCGAGTTGGGCAGCTCAACGATGAAGTCGGTTGTGACACCAACAATGGCGTCAACGATCGCGTCCTCGTTGCCCTCCGACTGCGGATGGGGCGGTGTGGTAACGAGTACCGCACCGTCGTTCTGCTTCGCACACAGTGCAAAGTAATCGGACCATTCCTCGAACGGCAAGCCCACCGGCACAACGATCGCGAGGTCGCGGCCACCGACGTACTTCTGGAGGATCTCGACGGTCTGCTTACGTCGGGGCAGTTCCTCCACCGCCGCGTCGTCTGGAAGATCAGCTGGTACGAAGAACTTCTTCTCGGTCACCACACGCTTGTACTGACCGTCGACCAGCTTGATGTTGTCGTCGGTGAAGAAGCGCTCATCGACCAACGCATCACGAACCGTCCGCGCCTCGTTGCCTTTCCTCTCCCAGTAGCGGAACTCCTTTGGCGTCACCCGTTCGAGTGAGATCGGGATCGCGGAGTGTCCATCGGGCGGCATCGACTTCGTTTTGACCGCGCGTCGCCCGAGAACTGAAGGCATCAACTCCTTGCTCACCCACGACGTCCAGAACGCTTCACCCGTAGGCGTCTTGCCGCCGTCGCCATCGTCGGCCTTTCCAACAAGTTGGCGGAAGAACATCGTGCCCCTGAGTTCCGATCCCTTCCCAGTGAAAAAATACTCGTGCGAGAAGGACTTCTGCAAACCGAACTCGACCTTGGGCTTGCTCGCAATGACCATCACGCCTTCTTCGTTGCGTGTCGCGCCAACCTCCCCCTCTTCGAAGACGCGGTTGTCGATACCGAGCCAGATGAGCGGCTGCCGCGACTTCGGTGTCGCGAAGAGTTTGGCCGGCGCGCGCATCGGCTTCGTGAACCGATCGCCATCGAGCGAGAACGACTGCGCGATCCGCCGCGCATTGGCTACCGTGTCGACCGGTTGTCGAATCGCGCCGGCCCGTTGATTGGACAAGGTCCAGCCGACCAGGAAGTCGCTAACCTGGAGACGGAGATCGGCGTGCAGACTCTTGCCGCGGAAGTGGTACTGGAGAATCGCCGGACGGGGCCCGCGTTGCTTCGGAAGGTCGAGCAGCGGATCGTCCTGCTTCGCGAGGGCCATCTGCTTCACGTCGAATTGCGGACGCATCTCGACAACGAGATCCGCGAGTTCGACGTGCCGAGTGAACGGTCCGCCGAACTCGTCGTCGAGGAATTGGATTCGACGTGATAGCTCCGGCGGGAACATGCGCCCGATGCGAAACTCCAGAACGTGGCGCAGCGCGGGTGACATCGGACCCTTGATCAGCAGGTCGATATCGTTGGGCGTCTCGCCACGGTTCGCGAGCCCACCAACAAGATAAAGCAACGGCATCCGCAGCTTGAACGACTTGAGGTGGCTCAACACCTCATCGAGCTTGAGAACGTCGCCCTGCTCTTCGCCGGACGCGTGAATCGTCGCGTACTCGGGGTCCTCTGCGGCCTTCTGCCTGAGCTGCTGCACCTCGTCGACGAGAGCGTTGTCGAGCTTGATGTCACGGTCGCGACGCTTCGCTTCGTCGAGAACGAACAGCGCAGCATTAACCACGTCTTCACGCGAGAGACCACGGAGCGTAGTTTTGTCGTTCCCCTTGAACCCGCTGACGTACGCGGAGTCGACCCGGGCAACTGTCGTCTTGAACTCTTCCTCGCTGAGCTGGCGCAGGCGAACGGGATCGATATCCTCAACACTAAGCTGCTTGCCCGGTCCGTCCTGCGAAGGAACCAACGCGCCGCCTTCGGTCACGAGGTCCTCCGTAGTGATGTCGGCCTTGGTCTCCGCTTCGCGGCACGCGGTCGCGATGTTCGTCGCAAAGTAGCGCCGAGCTTGTTTAATGCCACCGCCAACCTCTGACCGAACTTCACTGGTCGCGATAGTAAATTGCTTACTGCCCATTGCTTTGAGCGCGGCGCGATGTTCATCGTGGTCGCCCAGTTCGCAAATCCACTGACCCTTGAGCGCCCGGACTACCTTGACCAGCTCATCGAGGTCGAACTCGTCGCGCTTGCCGATGTCATCAGCGGCGTCCGTCCACTCCTCGGACCAGGGTGGATCGATAAAGAAGAGTGTGTCGGGAGAGTCAAACTTCTTCAGAACCGCGCGGTAGTCGAGATTGAAGATGCGAACGCCCTTGAGCCGTTCAGCAAATCGCACCAGCCTCTCAGGGTCGTATGCGTCTTTCCCGACCTTGGCCGAGTTCGGATTCGCGCGGCGGACGCCGGCCCATGAGCCGCCCTGCAAGTAGAGGAACCGATGTAGCCGCTCGACCGGGTCCTTCGGCCGCGAATCGAGCATTTCCTTCCAGCCCGCAACGCGGACTTTCCGGTTGAACCTCTTGAGGTGAGCGATGAGCTTCTCATCCGCCTTCTGGATCATCTTGAGCGCGTGCGAGACCTCAGCATCGAAGTCGTTCAAGACCTCGTCGTCGGCACGCTCCTTGGCGAACAGCACAGAAGCCGCGCCGGAGAAGGGCTCGACGTAGCGTTTATGCTCGGGGAGCATCGTGGCAATCTTCGATGCGTACTTCGCGGAACCGCCCCATCGCGAGAATGGTCCCGACTTTGCCAACTGTGACGCGGGTGGCGCATCAACGTCGGGTGCGTCGAGCCGATCGCGGAACTCGTCCCAAAACTCGCCGGGGCTGGCGCTGCGCCACGAGTGCTCGCCGATCTTCAGCTCGTGCTGGTGCAGCCCATCGAACGCTGAATAGAACACTTGGAGCTGGTGGGCGTGGTTACCCCCAGCAACGGTTTCCACGATCGAGCCGTCGGGCATTCGTACCCGGTGCGTATGCGCGCCATCCTCGGCCGACTTGTTGGCGCCACTATTCGCGAGGGCGTGAGTGTGTACTCCGTCCTCCTCGGTGACGATCGTCTTCCCGTCGGGCAGGGCAAACAGGTGAGTGTGCGCACCGTCCTCGCGCGTCGTCTTCTTGTCGCGGTCGAGCGTGTGGACGTGGATGCCGCCCTCGACCACCGAGTTCGGGAAGCCCTTCCGGGCCTCCGCGATCTCGATCTCGCTCGCGAAGCGGCGACCGGGCGGCGGCTTCTTGAGTTCGATAGGCTCCTCGAACACCACGACGATCTCGAACGGCATAAAGTGTAGCGGCGAGACCGTCGAGAACTCTTCGAGCGTGAACTGGTCGATGCCTTCGCGCAGCTTCTTGGGCACTGCCGCGAGGTCGCGGAACCGTTCGGGCTCGCCTTGTGTAACCACTGCCCAAACAAAAACACCCTTCTTGACCGCGAGCCCGACCTCGTTCACGAGGAACTGTCGAGCGCCAACTCGCCGGCGCCGTGCCTGGCGCGACAGGAAGCCGGCCGACTTCCCCGCGCGAAGCCGTCCGACCAGGAACGCCGGGTCCGACATCTTCAACGCGGGCAGCTTGCCGCGAGGTGGCTCGACCTTCTGGAGTTCAGTGCCCACAAGCAGACTTTGCTGAGCACTGCAACGAGCAGAATTTTGGGCGCCTATTTCTAGAACCGCGCCGTTCGAACAATGCACCACACGTAACACAAACACACTCACGCACGCGTCGACCCCACGCGCGCCTGCATGCGATGTCACAGAATGCGCGTTTGGACGGCCGACCGTTGTCCATAAGCCTATCGACGTTTGATCCACACCACGCGCACAGCGCGATCTGGTGCTTCCATGGCTGCCGTCGATGTAACCGCGTGTGTTCTGCTAAGCTCAACAACCGCAAGTTCTCTGCTCGATTGTCGGCTCTGATTCCGTTCACGTGATGCACTACTTCATCGGACCGCAGCGGTCGGCCCAGCGCTGCAGCGACTACCAGGCGGTGCTCCTTCTCTGCTCGACCGTCTATCGCGATGACGACGTAGCCCGCTGAATCTGTGCGAGTGGGCCACCACGGCGATTTCGTAAAGCGCTCTACAGTACCAGCATCCACGATGTTGATATTGCATAGTCTGTAAGCACGATGTCAAGTCTACGCTAAATGGATGCGCCCAAGATAGCAGAGCTGCGCACGCCGGAGCTAGCCACGATCTGAACGAAAGAGGGGCCCGCCGAAGCGGGCCCCGTGGCTCGTCGACTCTGTCTCGACAGCGGGAAGGAGGCGGGGCGGAGCCGCTGAGCCGCAGCGAGTGTAACCCGTTCTAGTCGCCTTCGGGTTGCTTGTGCCAAGGATCGTGGCCGAAGGGCAAGTCCGCCTTCTGGATCGGCTCGCCCTTCATGAACGACTCGGTGTTCATATCCGCGGGCCACTCCGCGCGCTCCGTGACCTCGCCGTCGCCGTCGCCGGCCGCAGCAGCATCACCCGCAGCAGCATCACCCGCGTCACCGTCACCGGCAGCACTCGCATCATTGTCCCCGGCAGCGTCTCCGTCTCCGTCGCCCGCGCCTTCACCAACATCATTGTCCCCGGCGGCGTCCCCGTCCCCGTCATCGCCCGCATCACCGTCCCCGGCGGCGACACCGTCGTCTGCGCCGCCATCTCCGGCGCCGCTGCCCTCACCCGCGACCTCTGCCACCGCAACCGGGAACTGGATGCTCTCGGCCACGCCGTCGGCGAAGCCGGCCTTCGCGATCTCGATCGAGGTACGAAGCGCGTCGAGCTGCTCTGCGTTCAGGCCGCCCGCGAGCGCCTTCGCGACTTCGGCCTTGGCGTACGAGATGAACGCCTCTTGGTTCATCTCGCGCAGCTCGTACCCGTGCGACGCGACACCGCTTGCCGCCGACAGCAACGCAGTGATGGAACGGATCTGATCCGCCATCCCCGAAGGCTCCTCGCCCTCGCCCGCGCGCTTCACGACGGACGTCAGTTGTTCGAGCGCGCCGCGAAGCATCGCGGCACCGGGACCACCCGCACCACCCGTGTGACCTTGCGCCTCCAAAAGCCGCGCGAATGCCGCCTTGATCTTCTCGACCTTGGTCTCTTGAACTGTCGATGACATTCCCGGATCCTCCTGGAGGCTGCGCTCCACCTTGAGTATGGGTCTACAAATACCACGATCTTGCGGCTTGATGCGAGGGCCTTGGCACCGAGACGTTGTCGCCGTAGGATAGACCCGATGAAGGTCCAGGTGAAGCTCTACGAGATCGAGCGCGGTGCAGCGAAGACGAGCAAGCCCAAACCGCTGCCGTCATTCGAGGTAAGTGGTTCGAACCATGACGCAGTTAGGGGCGCGGTACGCGCTGAGATCGAGAAGCAGGGCCGCGAGGCACGGTCGATCTCGTTCGGCCCGAACAACATCGTCCACGCGGTGACGTTCCCCGACAAGCGAACCCCGTAGCAGGGCCTCCGCGAGTATCGCGGCGAAATACCAAACCGTGCTAGGGTCTTGTGCGGGATGAAGCAGGAGGACGTGAACGCAGCCGTAGCTGAGCTGGCGGACGTGGTTCCGCTCGTCAAGGCACACCTGGTTGGTCGGGACGACGTTGAGCAGCCGAACGCGGTCCAGGTACGCGAAGACGAGCTGGCACGAACGTTCTCGCAGCTCGGCGCGATCGAGCCGCCATTCGACCCCGAGACGCTGTGCCTACTGCTGGAGCATTCGAACGCGCTCCGCCAGAACATCGACGCTTACGTCACCAACATCGACGGCTTCGGCCACAAGTTCGAGCCAGTGATCAACCTCGAATCCGACGAGGCGCCCGCGCAAATCGCGAACGCGATCTACATCGAACGACTGCGGCAGCAAGAAGCCGGCGAAGAAACCACGTTCGAGAACCTGGATCCCACCAAGGAAGAGGTGGACGCGAAGATCATCGAACTGCACGACCTCATGCGACGCGAGAAATCAAAGCTCGTCAACTTCTTCGAGTTCTGCTGCGCGGACGTGAGCTTCGTCTCACTACGCAGACGAATGCGGCAAGACATCGAAGTCCTGGGCAACGCCTACTGGGAAATCATTCGCAACGGCGCCGGGGAGATCGCGCAGTTCAATTACATCCCCGGCTACACCATGCGCCTGCTGTCGCTCGACGCAACAGCGGTTGACGTCGAAACCAAGATCAAAATCTCCGATCTTGAATTCGATACGATCAAGATGCAGCGACAGTTCCGCAAGCTGGTCCAGGTAGTCGAAGGGAAGTCGGTCTGGTTCAAGGAACTCGGCGACCCACGGGTCATCTCGCGCAAGACCGGCAAGGAGTTCAAGGATGTTGAGGCGCTGAAGAAGAACGACCCGATGGACGGACCCGCCCACGAGGTCCTACACTTCAAGATTCACAACCCACGCTCAGCGTACGGCACGCCACGTTGGATCGGCAACCTGCTCTCGGTCATGGGCTCGCGCCAGAGTGAAGAGGTGAACTTCCTCTACTTCGAGAACAAGTCGATCCCCCCGATGGTCATGCTCGTGTCGGGCGGACGCGTGTCGTCAGAGACGATCAGCAGGGTAGAGGATCACGTCAAGAACGCATCGAAGGGTCGACGCAACTTCCACAAAATTCTCGTGCTCGAAGGCGAGAGCGACGCGACTGCCGGCGGCGGCAAGATGAAAATCGAACTCAAGCCGCTGACGCAAGCGATCTACCAGGACGCGTTGTTCCAGAAGTACGACGAGCGCAACATCGATAAGGTCGGAATGAGCTTCCGCCTGCCGCGAATGCTCCGCGGTGACATCCGCGACTTCAACCGCGCCTGCTACGACGAGCGCACGGAGACGCTCACGCGGCGGGGGTGGCTGCGGCTCGATCAGTTCCGCGACGACGACGAGATCGCCGCGTACCACCCGGGCCAGGACAATGTTGAGTTCACGAGACCCGATGCGCTGCACGTGTACGAGGTGGATGAGGAGCTGCTGCACTTCCGATCTGCGGTCGCCGACGTGATGGTGACCGAAGATCACCGGATGCTCGCGCGCCCACTCGGCGCTGAGCGGTTCGAGGTCCACGCGTCGCAGTCGATTCCGTGGCCGCGCTACGCGCTCAAGACCACGGTGGGGCACGCCGACGGCACGCGGCTTGACGGCTTCACGCTGCCCAAGGACGACGGGTGCCAGATCGAGCGAGGGCACGACCATGTGTCGAGCGTAGCCGGCGACGACTTCGTGGCCTTTCTCGGTTACTGGCTCAGCGAGGGGTCGCTCCTGAGTACGAATCACCCGAGCGCACCGTACCTCGTGACCTTGAGCCAGCGTGACGGTGGGACGGCCGACGCGATCCGCGCGTGCTTGAAGCGAACCGGATGGGCCTTCTCTGAGAGCTGCGACGAGGTCGCCGAGATGCGTCGGTGGCAGCTGAGCAACCGGTGCCTGTCGTCGTGGCTGCGCGAGCACTGCGGCTCGGACTCTGGCTCGAAGCGGATCCCGGACATCGCCCGCGATCTGTGTCCCGAGCAGACGCGAATCTTGTTCAATGCTCTGATGGCGGGCGACGGACACTGGGATTCGAGACCGGGCCGCAACAGCGGGTTCTATCCTTCGGTGTCTCGCGGCCTGTGCGACGACGTACAGGTGCTCGCGCTCCGACTCGGTCACCGTGCTACGCTGTCGCTGCACTACGCCGCGCACGACAACCGGCGCGCATGTTGGCGCGTGTTGATCTCGGTGGGCCGCGACGCCGAGTTCCGTGACCTGCCGGAGCGGGTACACTACCAAGGCCGAGTGTACTGCTTCTCCGTACCAGAGTACGGGTTCTACGTCACTCGCCGCAACGGTAAAGTCGCCGTGCAGGGTAACACAGCTCAAGCGGCGTTGGTCTTCGCCGAGGCGCAGGTCTTCCAACCGGAGCGCGAGGAGTTCGACTTCATCATCAACCGCAAGATCCTCACCGACATGGGGATCCGGTTCTGGCGCTTCCGTTCGAACGGTCCGATCACAAAGGACGCGGCGCAGCTGACCGAGATGATCGCAACGCTGCTGCGCGCCGGTGCGATCGTGCCAAGCGAGGCGCGGCAGCTTGCCGAGGACGTCTTCAACCGAGAGTTCAAACGCATCGATGCGTTCTGGACCGAACAGCCGTTGCAGCTTTCAGTCGTTGGGGCCGGGCCTGGCGAGGAACCGGACAGGGGTGGAGACAAGGCCGACCTCACGGTCCAGGACCTCGCCGAGGAAGGTGGGCTACTCAACCCAGAGCAAGCCCGTCGGCGACCACAGGTCCCGCCGTCAATCGGGAAGCGGCGTCTCGTCGCGCAGGCCGCACACCTCATCAAGGTTCGAGACGCGATCCGCGCGGAAGAGCGACGACAGGCCGAGGACGAGTTCCTCGCCGCGAAGGACGAAGCGGACGATGGAGAGCCTGACTGACCTCTACGAGGACGGCGCCGCTGCGATCGAGGAGATACTCAGCGACGTCTATCACCTCGATGTCGCGAAGGCCCTCAACCCAACGAACCGCGGCGACTTCCTCACGATCGTCAACCGTCTCTCGCGAAGCCTGAAACGCGCGACGGCGGGGGACGAAGCGAAGGTGCTGCGCGCCGCGCTGAAACGGCTTGACGTTGACTGGCCAAATCTTAGCGCGGCTCAACGCGCACGAGCCGTCACGGCAGCGACAAGGTCACTTGCGCCGCTGCCGAAGGCGATCCTGCCGAAGGTGGACAAAGTCTTCGAAGTGTCGGGAACTCGCGTGGTCGGCCAGACGCGGAAGGCGGTCAAGCGACGGTTCCGACTGAAGATCCAAAGCGCGACCCGGCTCGTCGACCGACGCGCGACGCGCGAACTCGCGCGCAGCCAAGCCAACTTCATCACCGACCAGCTCGGCTTGCGGCGACAGAACTTCTCCGCACAGGCAAGACGCATCGTCTCCGACGGACTCGAACGAGGACTCGGGCGCAAGGCCATCGCCGAACAACTCCAAAGCAAACTCACCGCGTCCTCGTTGAGACAAAGCAAATCGTATTGGCAGGTCATCGCGTCGTCGTTCGTGAACCGAGCGCGTACAACATCGAGCCTGCTTTCCTTCAAGGAGGCCGGACTCGATCGCTACATCTTCGAAGCCGTCCTCGACGAGGCGACGACCGAGGTTTGTCGATTCATGCACGAGAAGACGTTCACCGTCGACTCGGGTCTCAAGCGACTGGACAGCGTGCGCGGCGAACGCGACTCGGACAAGGTCAAGGCTGCGCTCCCCTGGGTCCGCGACCGCAAAGATTCGAAGGGCCGCGACGTCATGGCGTTCGAACGTGAGGACGGATCGCAGCAGAGCATCGGTGTGGTACAAGAGCCGGGCTTCGGCGAGGCCGACAAGATCGGTACCTACACCAACACGATGTCGGACAAGGGCCTGGAGAAGAACGGCATCCAACAGCCTCCGCTGCATGGTTTTTGCCGTAGTACGGTAGTCCCGGAGGTTTGATCCATGACTGGAACGCTAGCCGCGCTGATGAGCAACCCTCGCGATCTCGGGATCGTGGTCGGCGGATTCGAGCGCGTCATCTTTGGGAGCTTCATCGTAGACCAGGGTCCGCAGACGATGGCGGAGATCAAACGACGCTTCGAAATTTGTACGCGCATCTTCAAAGAGCTGCGCGGCGATCTCGACTGGGGCCTCCAGCGCATCCTCGACCACCTGCCCGCGTACCTGCGCGCAGAGCTGGACGGAATGGAGTGGGAGCCGGACACGCGTCAGTGTTGGGTGCCCAGCGACGGCGCGATGAGTTAGAAGCGCGCTAGGACTTCGGGCGACGCTTTCAGAACGGCTCGCGTAGATCGAGTGGTCGTCGTATCTGCTATGGCTCGCGTGTCAGTAGAGGGCGGCGCAAGTGGTGAGGCGCGCGCGAGTACCACGGGCGGCGTGAGGAGAACGGCTCGCGTCAGCGGGACGGTTGTCGTAGTGCCAACGGCTCGCGCGTGAGGACCGGGTGCCGCCTCCATTACAGCGCGTTCGCCAGCTCTTCCTCGACCTCGGGTGAGTCCATCAACGCCTCGACGTCGGCGCTCGACTTGCCGTTGCTGCCGACAGCGGTGGCCTCGTGCGTGTGCCCGAGCTTCTCCTCTTGGTACGACGGACGGACAGGCAAGTCCTCGAACGCGCGCCAGTCCTTCCAGATCGCGAGGAGGAGCTGCTTGACCATGTAGCGGATCGCCGCATGGTGTCGGTGCGCGTCGCCCGTGCCCCAGCCCGCGCTGGCCTTGCGATGCTTGTAGTCGTCGTACAACTTGCGCCACGGCGAGTTCGCTTTGATGAGACACGGCCCGAGAACACCGACGAGCTTCGTCTTCAGGAACGCGTTGTACGGCAGCTTCTCACCGCGCTTCGGTCGCATCGACTTGCCGCTGTCGTAGATCGCCGACCGCTGAAGCACGTCGACCCCGCAGTGTGCTTCCTTCTTGACGGCGTGCTTGAAGCGGTCGGCGTCCTTGACCGGCTCGACGAGGTGGTTGCACTTCTTGCAACGCTGCGCCGGTACCGGAGCGAGTCCGGCGAACGCCCACATTTGCGAAGCGGTATCCTCGCGTGCGATGTCGAACTCGCTGAGGATAACACCGGCCATTGTCGGACCGAGTCCCTTGAAGCGCGACTTGTCGCTGAGGATCTCGGTGTAGAAGAGCATCGTCTTGAGGTGGTCCTGGACATCGCGCAGCGCGGCCTTCTCCGCGATGAGCAACTCCTTCGCGCGGTTTTCCAAGATCACCTGGTCGACTTCGTGAAGCTGGATCTCGTTACCCTCGGCCTTCGGTTGAATCCGTCCGCCGCACTGCAGCCGCATCCGCTGCAGGTCGTAGAACATGCGGACCTTCTTCTTCAACCCAAGACGTGTCTGCTCTCGAGTACGGTCGGAGGCGATTGCTGGGTTCACTCGCTTCGGCGGCATGGTTCGCTCCTTTCAAAGGGCGTCGTGATTCGTCCGGCGCGCGCATCATCCATGGGCGGCATTACACCGGCGGCGCTATCCCACGACTTGATCGCGCGTCAGCGTTTTCATGACCCGCCTAGGACATCTGGGTGGCGCCTTCTTCGTCGGCTCGCGTAGCTCATTCGGGTGACCGCTAGTCATTAGGCTCGCGTTTGTATTTCGGGTGTCGTCGAGACTGCGGCTCGCGCTACTTGTTAGGGTGCCGTGAGGTATACAGCGCCGCGTGTGCGTTCGGGTGTCCCGTCTCCTATGGCCCGCGCCCTTCCTTCGGTTGGCGCATGATCTTCAGCCCGCGTGATAGAACTGGGCGACGCTAGTCATTAGGCTTGAGGAGCACCAACTCTTCAAGCTCGCTGAGCACGTCGAGCACTTGCTGAAGCGCACGAAGGCCAACCTTCTGCGGCCCGCGGTTGGGTAGGTGGTCCAGGAGCAGCACCTCGATCGCCCGCCGCGTGAGCGGACCATTGTTGAGCACCTTGCCAACCGCCTGGGAGATCGCGCGGACGTTGTCGGCAAGTTCGTCGAGGCTCACGAAGCCCGACGGGATGTCGACACCGCCGAGGCGTAGCTCGGCCTCACGCGCAGCACGGTCAGGCTTGCCCGCCATAGGCCGGATGCTTCGTCCTCATATGGTCGTGAAGGTCCCTGAACGTACGCTTGCAGCACGGACACACGCCGTTCTTGATGCGCTGCTTCGTCGCCTTCAATTTGCCTTTGTATACGTCGCGACTACGCCCTAGGTGGTCAGCGCGGCGCCGCTCATTGCCGACTTCGTCGCGTGCCATCCGCGTCTTGCCGCGTTCAGTTTCAAGCTGTCGCTTCAGACGCGCAGCGTCGGTCTCGCCGGAGAACGATTGGCGATGACCGTTGTAGCAGTAAAAATCCTGATGGTCGTTCCTGCGCTTCTTCAGAATCCACGTCTCCATCCAGATCGGTGAGCCGCACCGGTAGCAAGAGACAAAGTCGAAGTCGAGCGACAGGTTGGCGTGTTGCGGTTCGCTCATTGAAATAGCTCCCGACTAAGGACCAACGTTTCTACGGCGGGCTTACCGTACAACTTCACGCGCAAGATGAGCGCGTCTCTCAAGACGTCATGGTCGCTCTCAATACTTTCGATCTCCGGGTGCCACTTCTTGAAGTGTACGAAGAGCCGACCAAGGAGATCGTGGCGAAGCACGCCATCTTTGCATAGACGAAGGATACTGTTGGTGACGTGGTCGCAGACAATCTGCGCACCCTCGTCTGGCTCCATCCCGTCAAGACGCCAACGGGCATCCCGCGCGTCGGAACATTCCGCACACTGCTGCTCGTCGGGGCCGACCGGTGCACCGCAGTCGACACAGAGGGTTGAGACTAGTTCGATCACGCCTTCTTGATCTCCACGCGCCCGGCGATGACCTCCGACGTAAGACGTTTGCGCGCGTCGTGGGCCAAGAGACACTTGTCGGAACAGAGCATCGGCGTTGGTTCGAGCGGCGTCCTCGGGTTCTCGACCGCCGTCCAACTGTCTATCAGCATGCTCGGCACGACCGTTACTCCCCTGCTCGTGAGCGCGAACTTCGCAGTGCGCATCTCACCGCACTCATCGCAACGTAGGGTGCCGGGGAAGTAAGCAGTCATCGGCTCGCGCTCGTCTATTGGATGTCGTGAAGCATGCGGCTCGCGTTATGGCGACGGTCGACGCAAAGTGTTCGGCTCGCAATCCATCCATGGTTGGCCCGCGCTGATCGGCTCGCGCAGAGATAGCGGGCGACGTCGGTACGAAGGCTCGCGCATCTTCTTTGGAGAACGTTTGAGACAAGGCTCGCACTCGTGGCGTGGATGACGTCCTCTGGTCGGCTCGCATTTCAATGACTGGTTGTCGAATCCCTCATGGCTCGCGTCGGAACTTCGGTCGCCGCAAGTGCTACGGCTCTACGTTTGACTTGTACGAACTTCGCGCTTTTTACCCGATGATCCGCGCATTCACCGCACAATTATGGCCGCCGAGTCGTGCACCTTCGCGCGAAAACCAGCATCCCATAAGCCGGTCACCTGTGTGCGAGCGCGGGTCGTAGTACAACATCTCGCTGATCCATGCCTCGACTTCGGGGTCGAGCTTGCCGCCATCGTTTGGGATGAGCCACTTGCCACCGGCCATCTCCGCCGCGAGCGACTCGATGCCGAACTCGGGATGCGCCTTGTTGCGCCCAGTAGTGAACGGCATGATCGGAACTGCACTCGCCTCGCGAGCGAACTGAAGCACGAAGTCCTGCGCCGCGTTGTTCTCGACAACGACCACTGAGTTGAACCGTTGGTGTGCGCCGACGATACGACGAACGATATCGGGCCCCGACCAGCGACCCGCTTCGATTGCAAGAACCTGCCGACAGTCGTCAGGGTCGACAAGGATCGTGAAGAGTACGGTGAGTCCCGCCGCAGAGTGGCGTTGCACCGCAAGGTCGACACCGGTGTACGTTGAACATTCCCCATCTTGGACCATTTTGTGTAGCTCGGGATCGAGCTGCTCGAACTCGGCGAGCGAACGAACGAGACGCATCCCCGAGCCCTCTGCGATACACCGATCGATCCACTCACGCTGGAACCGCGCCTGCGACTCGTCGCGCGCCTTGCACAGCATCTGCCGGCTGAACTCCAGCGGACCCAGCTCCTCGCGGCGGCGCTGGATGCGGGACGCCGACCACTTCTCCGGCCAAGCGGAGACACCGGCGTCGGAGATGACGGGGAAGCGCTTTGCAATCCAAGCTGGATTCCCCGCGAGCCGGTGCAGCAAATCTTCGGGGTGGAACGCGGTGCCAATGATGAGCACGCGGGCGCGATCCGTCAAACGGCTGGCGAGCGCGGAGTGGTACCAGTCCCAAAGGTCTTGGCGAGCAGCAACGGTCTGGCAGTTCTCGTAGTCGAGTATGTCGTCGAGGATGAGCAGATCGATGCGAGAGCCGACGATCGCGCCGTGAACGCCGCATGCCTGAACGCTCGGATCTTTTGCGCGGAACAAACGGTCGATGTAGAGGTGATGCCCGGTCCAGGGCTCCGACTTCTTTAGGTCGGGGAAGACCACGCGCAAGTCTTCGGACTTCTCGATAAAGTGTGCGACCGCGCGAATGACCTTCGACGCCTGCTCGTGCGTGTTCGAGATGATCGCAACGCGTGTGCTCGTGTCACGACCGAGCGCGTGCAGCGTGCGCGCGATCGAGAGCTGCTGTGTCTTCCCGCCTTCGGTGAATGACCACAAGATTACGCGATCGTTCTCTTCGGCAAGCTGGTGCCATTCCTCATGGATCGACGCCTGCTCAATCGGCTGCCCGGTCTGCTCATCTTTGAGGACCAGCTCGCAAAATTCATTGACGTTGCCACGTGCAACCTGAACGCGCAGCGCGACCTGTCGACGTGCACGATCATGCACTTCCGCCATGGTCTCGTCGGGTCGTTGCTGTTGTGCGCTCAAGCTACCTCAACCACACCACGAGCAGCACCCCCACCGCAAGGACGATGAAGAAGACGAGCAGCGGCAACGAGCCGGTCATGAAGAAGTGCTTGAACAAGTCCAGACGTTTGCCCATCAGTTGTACGACCTCCAGCGATCCGGGTCGAGCACGCAGTCGAAGCACAGATGCGCGAACTCGCGCTCCTGCGAGAGGTAGCTTGTACCAAACCGTTTCCGTCGACAATCCTCGCAGCGCGCACGCGTTCCGATCTTCGCTTTGACGTAGACCTCGCGGAGCTGCTTGGTGTGCACACGGCAGCAGGCGGGAATCCGATCGAGAACCTGCTCAACGACCTTCGGCTCCGGCTTGTCGCCCGGCCCGCAACCAGCCAACTCGCGCGCCTCGGCCGCCACGTCGTCACGCTTGAAGATGTAGTCCATCAGCGCGACCACCGTGATCGCGAAACCCTTCGGCCACTGCGCGCGATACGGCTCGCCGTGACGCGCGCAAAGCAGGCGCTCGTGGGTGACGGCGATGCCGTCGAACTTCTCAGGATCGAAAGGTGGCAGCTCGTCAGCCATCGCTAGGACTGTATCGCGCTTCGCGTTTGGTTGTCGCTGGGTGCACGGCTCGCGTTGCAAGTGCGGATGTCGCTGCGTGCACGGCTCACGTCTTCTTGTACACCGTCAACCACTCCTGCGCCGATCTGGAATTGCGGCGCACCTGACCACGCCGAGCCGCCGTGAGTTCGTGTGTCGTCCAACTGTCGTCGAATTGAAGAGGCGCCGCCTCCGACACGGCCACGACGCGGGCGCCCGCATTCTTCCACGCCATCGCAAGCTCGATGACCTCGAACCGCGTCAGCGCGTGATCGTAACCCGACCGCCCCTTGTACGGCGGATCGATGTAGACGCAGGCGCCGGCGAACGGCTCGACGTCGGCCGCATACTTGAAGACTTCGATTGGCGGAAGCTCGGGTACCTCGCGGAGCCGCCACGCGAGTGAACCGCGCGACGGGATGAAGCCGTCGACACTCGGACGGTTGACGTGGAGGCCCTTGAATCCGCCGCGCTCGTGTCCGCCGTGCGTCCCCGCAACGAGAACCAATGCACGTGCCGCACGGACCCACTCGTGGTCGTGTTGACCACGACCGCCACGAAGTGCATCCCAGAGCGTCCGCGCGTCCTCATACTGCCACTGCTCGACCACGTCAGCGACGCGATCCGAGAGACCCCACGTCAAAGCAACCCAGACGTCGTGCCAAATCCCAGGCTCCGCGAGGAGGACTCGCTCGACGCGCCGTAGGTCCATGAGGTCCGCGATGATCTCCGCGTAGCCGTCCTTGCCACCCGCGTACGAAACGAGTTTCCATCCTCCGCTACACCACCGCGTCAACGCCGCCGACCCAGCACACAGCTCGACCAGCACGTCGACCATCAGTCCGCCTGCAACTTCAACTTGACCTTCCGCCCGACGTACCACTCCGACGCTTCCTCAGCCGGCAGTTCGAATCGCATTGAGAAATTTTCGTCGAGCATGACCGTCACGTTGATGGACTCGCCCTTACCGTCCTCGGCGTCTCCTGCAGGTCCCTGCAATGACCGCTCTTGCGATACAACTACACCCTTCTTGGTTCGACTCATTCGATCCTCCGGTTGACTGTTTGTTGGCCCGCATTCGCTGCGTGGGTGTCGCTGCTCACAAGGCTCGCGCGGCAGGCGAGGATGTCGTGCTTGGGAAGGCTCGTGCTGCTTGAACGGGTGTCGCTACATCTTCGACTCGCGTAGATCCATAGGGGGTCATACGGACACGGCTCGCGTTGGAGCAACGGAGGTCGCATCTATCAAGGCTCGCGCAACCACAGCGGGGGTCGTTGGAGTTGGGGCTCGCGCTCATACATCGGAAGTCGCTTCTTATCTGGCACGCGCTGCGAAGACGGGTAACGAGTCTTGCAGGCACGCGTAGGTCCGTTGGGTGTCGCGTGAGCATGGGCTCGCGCATCTGTGACGGGTGTCGTGTGTTGAAGAGGCACGCGCCGCTTGGTAGGGTGACGTCCTCTGATCGGCTCGCGCTTTGTGCATGGAGGTCGTTGCCTATCCGGCTCGCGTGTGTTTGATGGTTGGCGCGTGTGATACGGCTCGCTCGGGTCCAGCGGGTGTCGCAACTCGTATGGCTCGCGCGTCGACGACTGGGAGCCGTTTGAGCCAAGGCTCGCGTCTCATCTCCGGGTTACGCATTAGGCACGGCACGCGTGAAGCCATCGGGGGTCGCACGACAATCGGCACGCGCGCGAAGATAGGGTGTCGTCCGCAAAGTGGCTCGCATGGCAACTGCGGGTGACGCTACAACCGCGGCTCGCGCCTTAGTTCTGGGCGACGTTACGATTGCGGCTCGCGCCAGATGGACGGGTGTCGTCAAGTCGGTGGCTCGCGTCTCTGCCTAGGTTGTCGCTTTGGCGTCGGCTCGCGTCGGCTAATAGGGTACCGCTTCGTTGACAGCTCGCGTTCACCCCGCAAGATCCTTTTGTTTCGCGAGCCACGCGCTGATGACAAGGTCGCCTTCGGTGCCGTCTTCGTACACCTCCGAGTCATCGTGGATCTGCGACTTGGGAATCCAATATTCCTCGCCCTCGATATCGCAGAGCAGTGCCAGGTCCGTCTCGCGGACCACGGTCACATCGGAGATGCGTACTGGTTCGGCCATGCCTTTAGACTTGCGCATCGACCGCGGCTTTTCGCAACCCGATCGGCTCGCGCTCTGACTGTGGGTGATCGTGAAAACTGCGGCTCGCGTCTCTCGAAGGGGTGTCGCGTGTACATCGGCTCGCGCTTGTGTAGTGGGGATGCCGCTCTACCCATGGCTCACGTGTTGCGGACCGCATCGAGGACCTGCTCGAACTCGCCATCGTCGGGCATCGCCATCGCGACGACCCGCGCAGCGAACTCCAGCGCGTTCTCCTTTGACAGTTGGGCGGGCGGAGCCATGATCGTCACCAGACCGTTCGGCTTGCAACCAATCAAGTGGACGTTGCCGCGCAGCTTGGCTTTCTCTCGAAGCCGCCATCTCGCATCCGCCGCGCGCAGCTCGTCCGCAACGCCGTGAGTCGCGCTCCGCCGCAGGACCCAAGCGCGTAACTCGGAGTCCGCCTCGAAGTAGTTGGTCCAAACGGTCTGGAGCAGCGTCCGCTTGACGTTGGGCTCCAGTCGGTCTAGCTCGGCATACACCGTGTCGTGAGCGTTCATCTACTTCACCTTCGCAACCTACGGCTTCACGGCGGTGGACATCGGTTTGTCGAGCATTTCGTCCGCATCCTCCCCATGAACGGTGAGGCGGATTGTTGTAGCCATGATCCAGTTCAACGCTTCGGTACCGCTGATCCGCGCGTCCGGGTTGAACTGCACGTAGGCTTCTTTTTGCCGTCCGTGCCCGCAACACGCATTCATCACTCCCGGCAACGCGCCCAAGCATCCGTCATGTCCTTCCGGCGTGCTACCGAGCCCACAGAACCCGCACTGCCTGTCCGGCGCGTCGGCGACCGGCTGCTCAGTGTCCATGTAGCACCATGCTTGCGCGGCGCTGTCAAAGTACATCAAGTTTCCGCGATGGTAGCCGGTGGCAGTCATCGTCTCGCGTATCTTCCACCGTCCAGCTCTATCACGGATGAGGTATCGGGCGGGCGGGCGGTAAGCACCATTCGGCTATCCAGATGCAATCGTTCACTCATCGCGCACCTTTGCCAACGGCAGTAGCTTCGGATCGGGCCACAAGATCGCCTTGCGCGACTCGACCTCGAACGCAGCGAGCGCGCAGTCGTGTTCGAGCATGTTCAGGCGATGCTCGCGCTGGCGGGGATCCCACTCGTATTTGTTTTCCTTGAACACGTCTATGCGGATCTGCGCTGCGCGTAGATGTCGTTCCCAAGCCTTCAGTCGCCACAACCTCCACCATCTGATCATTTTTCCTCCTGAGTGGCGAGAGCGCGGCGCATCCGGTCGGCGACGTCCTCGGCGTGCGGCAATGGAATTACGGAGAGGCCGGCGATGCCTTGCTTCAGCGCCTCCTCTAGAACAACTACCCGGGCTGTTAGCTGCCGACGCTGCTCGTGCATGTCCTTCAATTCGTCCCTGAACTGCTGCTCCTTGTAGCCCCGACCGTACTCGTCCGAAGGACTCTCCTTCTCGGTTGCGAGAGCGTGCGCGGCTTCCGTGACCCGTGCGACCGCCGCCGACTCGGGTAGAGCCGTCACCGGGACCGCGACAGTCGCCGGAGTCCGCCCGAGGTCTATCTCTAATGAATGCCACGGGCAGGGTCGCGGATACCCGCACTTGAGGCGAGGCTCGTCCCGGTCGGGCCTCTGGCAGACTCCCAGCCCTCGAGGACGCCGCCGCTTGCGCGCTTTCATTCCCATCTTCCCCGACTTGCGCGCCGACTGCGCCTTTCAACGCCAACCGCTGCCTGTCGTACTACACCGCCGACCCGGGGAATTTTCTGCGCGATTTTTGTGTGGAATCGGTCGTGCCACAACCTACACCGCCGCAACGTGCAGCTCGCGACCAACTGCGCCGGTCGCAAATCACCCGACCGCGCTGCACCTCGGTCGCGACTCACTGCCCTGCCGACTTTTTCCGCGAAAATTGCCGCAAATTGGTAGGGGGGGTGAACGGGGATCAGGGGTGTCTAAGTTGGGGGAATCATTAGGGGTCACCGCGGTAATGATTCCGCGCACTTAGGCAGCCTACCCGCGCCGCCCGGAGCCGTCGATCGCGTGCCGATGCGCCCCTGGAGACGACCGCGTCCTCACGCAACCGCGTTGACATCGTCCGCGGCGAGCGCTCCGTCTGTTGCGTCGGACCCGTCGTCCTCGTCAACCAGCTCCGCGTCAACAACAACCTCCGCCGCCGGCAGCAGACCCATGCTACGCGCTCGCGCGAGCGTTCGCTGCGACGCTTCGATATGTCGGACCGCGTCGTCCATGCTCATGTCCGGCAGGCGCAGTCCCACGATCGACTCGGGCTCCCCGAGCAACCTGCGCTCCATCGCCATGCAACGGTCCGCGGCTCCCGATAGATTGTCGGTGATGCGCGCCAACCCCTCCATGAGTTTCACAGCAGCAGCCGGGTTGTCGGGCTGCGTCTCCGAAAGCTGCTCTGCTGCGACCTGGGCCCACTTCTGAATGCCGGGGAGCATCCGTGCGACCGACGCCAACTCGTTGGTCACGCCGGCGCGCACCAACCGAATCATCTGCGCCTCTTGCTTGCGCGCGTCGATCGCTTGACTCGCGGCCTTCTCTCGGTCGTACGACGTCTGCAACTCCGCATCGACGATCGGTTCCATCGCGCGCTTGCGTTCGTCGAGCACTCGCGCCCTTGCGATCGTCTGTTCTTCAGCGATCAGCTGCGATATCGGACCCGCCCAGGGCAGAGGGTTCCGACCGGCGGACCAGCCTTTTTCCCAACCCCTACGGGCAGTTCGCCTATCACAGAGGGCGTGGGTGGCCGCGTTGGAATGGTTCGATGGGTTTTCGCGGTACGCTTCGACCAGCTTGTCGTAGAATTCGCGTGTGATGCGGCGGGCGGACATGAACTGCACCAAGGGGTACGCCTGATGCTAACCCCGAACCGCGCGCACGTCAAGACGCGCTCGAAGCGTGTACACCCCGCGACACGTTCGCGGACCTACGCGCGCGGTCGATGTCTGCAACGTACCCAGCGGCGCGCTGTTCCACGTGGCACTATACCCGGCTCGCGTTCAAGGTCGTAGGAGAGAGAACGAACATTGAAGAGGACCATGGCGCAAGCGACCGCGGGGGAACAGTTAGTCGGGTCGAGAAGCTCACACCACCCAGGGGGAGCAGGGGAGTCTGCCACCACAGCAGTAGCCGGCCGCAGCTGTCGTATACGGTGAGCAACGGTCGAGTCGATTCATACCCTTCTAATCGGACTGGCGGGGGCAAGCCGGAAGGGCCGAGGTGCAAAAAGAGCCGGGGCCGCGCAAGTCGTTGAATATAGGAGGCTGGAATGAGAACTCTACTTGTAGCAGGGCGGTTCGATGAGCACGGCGGCAAGCCCAGCGGGTACGCGCGAAAGCTCGGGGTAGAGCTGCACGCGCACCTACCGGGAACGGTCGTCGTCAATGGCGGACCCATCGAGGACATCCCCCGCGCGGCGCGCCAGGGGGCGGACTACTACGATGTCGTCCTCTGGATGCCAGACCTGCAGAACGACCTGCCCAAGTACGTCGAGGGTCTCAAGAGCCGCAATCGGAAGCTGCTGCTCGTCACCAGCAAGCGGAACCTCGCGGGGGACGACTACTCCATCGAAGACGTCGTCGCCAGGGCGTTGACCCACAAGGCCAACCTGGTCCTCATGGTCTCGGGCGAGCGGGAGAAGGTCCGCGGCACTGTGCTCGATCCGCTCGGCGTCGCGCACTGCTTAGACGAACCGGACGTGCGCGAAGTGGCTCGGACCCTTGCCAACCGCATCGAACAGCTGCGGTCGTTCACTCGGGTCGGGTCACGCTCGGTCGGTCCCGCAGTGCGGGTCCCGGACGAGGCAGAGTTCTTCGACCTGGTCCGAACACACGCGGAACGCTTCCATGAGGTCATCCATGGCGTCAACCACACGCGGATGCTCGGCAATGCGTCCTTCCGGTGCGCCCGCGGCTTCCCGTCGTTCCGACAGGAGGGCCGCATCTTCGTCTCGCGTCGCAACGTGGACAAGCGGTTCATCGGCCGCGAGGCGTTCGTCGCGGTCGAGCAGGCCGCGGATGGCTCGGTCGCGTTCTATGGCGACCGGAAGCCCTCGGTGGACACCCCCATCCAGCTACGGCTGTACGATGCGCTGCCCGAGGTCAACTACATGCTCCACTCGCACACCTACATCGAAGGTGCGAACTGCACCGAGATGCCCGTGCCTTGCGGGGCCGTCGAGGAGGCCACACTCATCTTGCGCGCCAAGCCGCAACACCGGTACGGTTTCGCGGTGAACGTGCTGGGGCACGGGTCGATCTACTTCGCAAAGGACGCGCGCTCGATGCGCGACATCCCCTGGATCGCACGACCCATCCCCGAACTCCTACCCCGTTGTACAAGTCAGCGAATACAATGATCAAGCTCTACATCGCAGCGAAGCTCGAAAACCATGAGCAGCACAACTGGGTCCGCGACCGGCTCGCTCCGTTCGCCACCCTGACCTACGATTGGACGACGCATGGCTCGGTCAAGGGCACGTCGCCGGCGCGCATCGGAGAGGTCGCGGACAGAGAGATGAACGGAGTGGAGCGGGCCGATGCAGTCATCGTGCTGCTCCCCGGAGGGCGCGGGACGCACGCCGAGCTGGGCATGGCGCTCGCGTTCGGGAAGCCCCTCGGGATCTATTCGCCGAACCCCCGCCACTTCGAAGTTGGGCCGGACACTTGCGCCTTCTATTGGCCGGACGGGGTCTATCGGACGGGCAGCCTCGAAGACCTCATCGCCTGGGTCGTCCGGGGCGGGCGCGAACGGCAGGCGATCGATCGCGAGCCCAGCGCGTAAGCCGCTCCAAGACGATCAAGTCAATAGGCAGGAGGCTGAACATGTCCGATAACACCATCGAGAAGTACGACCGTCCGCAACCGATGCAGGAGGTCGAAGTGGACCCCAATGGCGTCCACCGGTTTCGTCCGAACGCCCTGGTGCGCTACCTGCTCAACGCCGGGGGCATCGATATGAACCAGCTCGCGGTCCTGCCCGGCGTGTCGGGCGAAGATCGCGAGCAGTTCGCCCAGCTCATCGGCTACAGCGTCTCCGGCTTCGGAGAGCTGTCGTACACGAGCGATGCGACCTATGCAAAGGCGGCCGAGGCATCCGACGCGCTGAGCAAGAAGGGAGGCTGACCGATGCCGGGAGCACTACGACAGACCAACGCGAAGGTCGTCAGCACAGGGCTGGGCGCGCAGGAGGGCCGCGGTCTGCATTGCTGGCTCCACCTGAGCTGGGAAGGCACCGGCGGCAGCTTCGGCGGTGACCATTGGGATGCGACGGACGAACCGGTCGCGTCACTCCCGCACTTCATCAAACGCGTCCTCTATACGTGCGGAGTCGAGAGCTGGGAGCAGCTGCCCGGCCGGTTCGTGCGCATCGGATACGACGGGACACGGATCCAGTGCATCGGGCATATCATCGAGGACAAGTGGTTCGACCCGAGCGCAGAAGCGGAGCGCTCCGAACGCCAGCGCCAACCGACGGCGGGGAGCTAACCGGTGTCGGGCACGCGCACTCTACGCGAGTGGTGGCTGGGTTGGAGACTGAATGTCTGGGGGCGCAAGCTGCGCCGGGCTCACGTGGAGTTCGAGACGTTCAAGCAGTACCCGCATAGCGCGGGGCGGGACCAGAACGTCCTGCACCGCATCAAGAAGAACGCCGTCAACCGCGCCGAGTACATGGTCGCGACGTTGCGGGCGCGACTGCACGGGCTGCCGGAGGCAACGGCCGCATCGAAGCCCGAGGACTCCCCGAGCGAACAGGCAGGGAGCTGACCCGGTGAACGTCGAAAGGGAGAAGTAGGTGACACGGTTCGAATGCACTCAGTGCGCTCACGGGTTCGAGTTCGACGGCTGGCCCACGGAGTGCCCAAAGTGCGACCACTATCACTGTGGCGATGATACCTGCTGCTACGGTGGCTTTCAGATGGTGCCGGGCAAGGAAGATGCCGATGCCGAAGAAGTCCGCCGCCCGGGAGCGGAAGGGGAGCTGAGCTGAGCTGATGAGTGTCCCCGAACGCATCGTCATCTGCGAGACCAGTCGAACGCCGGATGGCGTTCGCTACTCCGTGTGCCGCGAGGTGCGAGGCAAGCGTACCCAGCTCTGGACGAAGTGGGTGCCGTTCGCGCATCGACGCGGGCACAATGCCGGCGGGACCGCGTTCGTCGAAGCCGCACGGGAACAGGAGCACGTCGCGAAGTTCGAGGGCAAGAAGGGGTGATGGCCGAACGGACAAGCCGGTCGAAAGACCGTGGTACCCAAGCCGATACCAAGCGTTGTCCCCTCTCGAAAGAAGGGGTTTTGCGTAGTTGGTCGGAGGGACGGTACCTGATGCGGGTTCGAGTCCCGCTCACTCCACGAACGGGGCGCTCCGCGTGAAGCTCACTCCCGAGACCGAGGCGCGGATCCGCTTGGGCGAGAGGCTCAAGTGCAGCTGCGGTCGCGTCCTCAAGGTCGGGAAGGTCGGGTGGACGGGGCGGTTCGCTAACATCGTAGACTGCGAGAACCGGTGTGTGACCTTCGTCAAGGCGCACAGTCGATGACCGGCTGGTGGCGGACTGGCGAAGAGCTGTTGCGGGTGTGTCTGGGCGAGGCCGACATCCCCCCATGCTACGCAACGTTCAACAGCTTGAACCGCGCGCTCGACGATGCCGTCCAAGCCGAAGAGGTCGAGAGGCGCATCAGGTACAGCGGCCAACATGGGTTCCGACGCTATGAGTACAGAGCATACGTGAGCGAAGAGCGCGCATGGCTCGACCGGCTCGTAGCCACGGACGCCGAACGGAGGCTCGCCGCGTGAGGCTCGACCCAACCATCGAGACGCGGGTGTGTCTGGGCGAGTCCGTCGAGTGTCCCGCGTGCGGGCACCTGCTACGACTCTGGATCGCGAACCACGGTCTGAAGGTCTTCGACTGCAACACCCCCAACTGCCCGGTCTACACTTACGCACGCAACCGGCTGTACGCCCGCCTTCGGGCCATCGAAGGACTCTACCCGTGAAGAAGCCGGAAGGCATCAAGTGTGCGGTCTGCGGGAAAGAGTTCAACCCGGCGGATCTCGCGCAGGTCGGGTACCACGAGGTGCATCGACCGGTGCCCGTCATCGTCGGCGCCGACGGCGAGCCGCCGCGCGGCGAGAAGAAGGAAAGCTGATGCCGAAACCTCAACGCTGGTTTTCGAGTGACCATCACTTCAACCACGACGCGATTCGGCGCTATTCGGAGCGGCCGTTCGCGACAGTGGAGGAGATGGACGTGGAGATGATGTCGCGCTGGAACGCCGCTGTGGCACCGAACGACCTGGTGTACTACCTGGGCGACCTGGCGTTCGCACCCAAGGACGCAACACGCGCGCTGCTGAACCAAATGCACGGTCGCATCTACTACGTGCGAGGCAACCACGACCGGCAGATGAAGGGACCGAGCTGGGACCGCTTCGAGTGGATCAAGGACTACTTCGACCTGAAGGTCGACGAGCAACATATCGTGCTGTGCCACTACGCCTTCGAGACCTGGAATCGTAGCCATCACGGAAGCTGGCACCTGCACGGTCATTCCCACGGGTCGTTCGACGCTTCCGCCACCCAGCCGTCGCGTCCACCTTGAGCTGCGCGTGGTGCGAGCAGACGATGCACGTGCACGGTTGGCTCGACGTCGGCGAGGCAGGGCGCATCGTCTGCCCCGGCGACTGGGTTATCACGACCGCCGAAGGCGAACGCTTCCCATGCAAGCCCGACCTGTTCGAACGGACTTACATCCCAGTGACCACGCAACCGTGTGCCGACTGCGGGAACCAGGTCGGCGCGGCGTACTACCAAGACGTACCAGGGATCGGCGACCTGTGCATCGGTTGCCACGTAACGCGGTTCCGCGCGCCCGGCAACTTCTCAACGTTCGACAGCAGCAAGGAAGGGATCGACGACCCCGATGAAGTTGCATAAGGGTAAGTACCTGCACGGCGAGGCGTTCGCCCTGATGAAGTATGCAACGAAGGACGGCAGCGTCGTCGAGACGCTGTGGAACAGTCGCGACGGCGTGACACCGTTCATCCTTCATAGCGTCGACGGTAAACACGAATTGTCGCACGTCGACTGGCAGGGCGACCGCTGCGCGCCAAGCTACATCCCCGCCATCGGCTCACGGATGTTCGTCGACCTCACCAAGGAGCGGATGCTGGAGTCCAAGCGCGAGTTCGTCGAGTTGTACTGGAACGCCGAGGGAGAGTACAAGATGAAGGACCACCCCGAACTGGGTCCCCTTGGCAAGGAGGGCGCGGCGATGCGCCTTGCCTACAACGAGTGGCAGGACGGTCAACCAGACATCGCCGAGGTCACGCAAGAGATCCTCGACGACCTGCGGCGTACGCGGAGCAGTTGATGGAAAGACCAACGTTGTTGTCTGACAACCGGCGCGTCACAGGTCGCTGGGAACCCTACGGTTGTCCGTGCCCTGGCTGCGGGAAGTGTGGTTGCGGCATCGAGAACTGTGTCAACCGACTTGGACCCGAACCAGAGAAGCTCGTTTGTCAGTGCGAGTGGGTTCCGGTCGGCGAGCTTCCTGCAGGACAGTGCTTCCAAACCAAGGCCGGGCGTATCGCGGTGGTCTGGCGCCAACGAAGTGTCCTACTCGAAATCCGCCACGTGATCGTAACGGGCGGCTTCGACTCCGAGTACGGCGGCTCTCGCTGCGTGAAGCCAGACGAGTTTGTGAAACCAATGACCTACTCCGTGCCGAACGAAGAAGACTATCGTGCGCAGGATGCCCGCGAGCGGCTCCAGAACAAGGACAGCTGATGGCGAAGCAGACCGACGCGATCGATGTCCTGGAGCAGATCACGGCAGCCGCGCAGCTCGCGCGAACGGTCAGCCGGAAGCTCGGTAGCGTACGACGCAGCGACGAGTCCACGATCGCGACCCTCGATCGCCTCCTCGAAGAACGGAAGACCGTCGTTACGATGCTGATGAAGCTGGGCACGGACCACAGCTCCTACGACTTCGAATTCAAGAACAACTACGTCGATGCGATCGAGAGTGTGTTCAAGGACGAAATCCTCGCGGCCGACGCGGATGAGCGGTTGAAAGCGAAGCGGAAGTCGTGATCGACGCAGTGCTCGCAACCATCCACCTCGGGTGGGCGGGCGTACTCGGCGCCTTCGCAGCGCGCGGCCATTGGGGTTTGTTCGTCTGGACCATCGCAGTGTGGACAATCTCCTACTGGACCGGCCGACGCTGGAGCCAGAAGTGAGCCTCCCCACACCGCAAGAGCTTGAAGCGATCTACCGCCTCGGCGGAGTGCGCGGCTCGTGGCGGCTCAACTGGAACGGCACGATTCACGCGCTCTGCGTCTCACATAGTCTGGATTGGTTCGATCACGGTCACCGCACCAAAGCGATCTGCGGAACCCCAGTGCATCAAATAAACGGCATGTACGGCTTCGTACGCAAAACGGCTAACGTCGAAAAGGTCTGCCGCCGGTGCGCGCGGATCGGAAAGCTGCCCACGTGAGGCCCGAGATCCGTAATACCATCGACCGAGTCGCAGGGTGCGCCCCAACTCTGATTTGTCTGCCCTGCCTCCAGACCGTACTCTTGGAGATGGACCTCGGCGCGCGTTCGTGGACGAAGACCGACCACGAGTGGATCGACATCCTGGTCGAGCATCACGTGCTGCCCGCTCCAACCCGCGAGGACGTTGACGACTACATGTTCGCAAACATCGATTGGGACAAGCTCGTCGACCACCTGAAGGCGTCTGACGCGCGAAGGCGATTGGACACGTGAGCGAACCCACCTTCAACTCGTGGCACAACTTCCTCTACTACGTCGAGGAAAAGACCGGCGTGGTGTACGGGCACCTCGACGCGTTCTTCGTGTGGCGCGAGAACAGACGCACGTACGTCGACGACCGCTTACCTGAAACACCAATGAAGCTCTGGCGGCTGAAGATCCCGATCGAAGAGTTCGCACCCATCATCCAAGCGTGGGATGCAAGGACGCGACTCGGTAACTGACGACGTGGCCAAGAGGTTGCGTGCCAACGACTAGAGCGCAGGCGGTCCTCGCGCGCGCCGTGCTCGGCGACCCAAACTGGATCGCGTCGCACACTGGTCGGACCCACTACTTCACAGACGCGGCTGCTGCGAAGCGCGAACTCTTCAAACGTATCTATGGGGGCACTCCAGACAAAGAGAAGATGTCGCTCTGCGGTACGTGGTACGACGGTCGATCGCACGCGCCAACGGAGGTCTGCATGCTCTGCCTCGCACGAGCTATCGAAAGCGACGATGCGCGATCAAGTCAATAGGTAGGAGGCTGACCTTGGCGAACGACGAACCCGCGATCGAGACGACGCGCCTGCACCTCGCACGGCTTGCGCTCTCGCAGCTGGTGAAGATCCGCGGCGTGACTAGTGGTGCGCTGCTCGGGAACACACACGCATGTACCCGCCTACACGCTTGTCTGACCGCGCTCGAAGCAGACGCGGCGACGGCCTCATACTTCGAGAAGAAAGACCTCGACCTCCTGGACCTGATTGACTGGATGCGGCAGACAGTGCACCGCGCGTACCACGACGGACCGCTCAACGAGTGTCGCAGGTCCGTGTGCCACGCAGCGCTCGACGCGCTCGTGTGCGACGGTCGTAGCCGGCTCAGCGCCAAGGACGAAGAATGATCGGCTGGCAAGGGCGGACGGGGCAGGAATCGATCCTCGAAGCGTATGGCCACTTCGGACCAATCTGCTTCTACGCTACAACGCGGGAACATCTCGTCTGCGTCCTGCGCGAGACGATCAAGCTCACGCGCGCCGACGTGGGCCTGCGCGACAGCGAGTTCCCTATACGTTTCGACGTCGCATCGTTCGAGTTCACAGGGCGACCATCTAAAGACCTACTGATCTGCTGCCTGAACCAGAGCCAGTTCAAGTCCCAGGACCTAGCCGGGTTCGAGCTGCTCATCGACGAAGACCTCGAAGTCACACCGTCCGGCGCGGAACCGTGGTGCGCCGATTGCGAAACCGACGCGGCGGACCACGGCAAGTACCACTGGCGGTTCAAGAGGCTCCTGTGCTTGCAGTGCACGACCGCCGCCGACGCGCGACGCAGGCTAGGGGAACGGGTCGGATGAAGTTTTGGACCTGGAACTCTCTAATCAATGGCGTGCGGAAGGGCACCGGCTTGCCATTCGATACCGTCGCGGACTACCTCACCGACAACAAACCCTACCGACGCTACATCCTCGACTCACTGGAACAGGGCAACGGGAGACATCAGTACAAATATCAACTGACGTGTCCGATCGAGGAGGTGCGTAAGTTCCTCCTGTGCGAGAACGCGCGACGCCGGCTGGAGCACGAGTGAAGCCGCACTGCGTACCTGTCGAGGAGTTAGAGACGCGCGTCCGCCTCGGAGAAGAACCCAACTGCCACGGGTGCGGCAGGTTGTTGTACGTCGACTACATCTGGACTGGCGCGATGCGCGTCTACTGCATCAATGACGAGTGCACCCTCCATCGACTGATGAGTGTGAGAGCATGAGCAACTATCCCGAGCACGACAAGCTGGAAACGGTCAAGGCCCACAGCCAAGCGATCGGTGAGTTTCTCAGCTGGCTGTCGGCACAGGGCCTCAGTCGTTGCCACTACCTGTCCGAGGTGTACATCTGTCTCGACTGCGGGGAGATCGATCCCAGCCGCGTGAGCCTACGTCGCGAAGAATGTCCCGAGTGTGACGCGAACGTTGAGCTGCGCGAAGAGGGCTACTACCCGGACCACCGCGGCGTCGAGAAGCTGTTGGCCGAATACTTCGACATCGACCTCGGCAAGATCGAAAAGGAGAAGCGGCAGATGCTCGGCGCGCTGCGCGGAGAGATCGTGGACATCGCGTCGTGACCGAAGCAGCGCAAGCGCTCGAAGCGGCGGCGCGACTCGGCGCGAGGTTCTGGTGCGGACACCACCGATGCGGGTCTGGCGTCTCGTATTATCATGGCGGCCGGTTTAAGGAGCCATACTTCTCTTGCGCCTGGCACCGTGAGCTGGAACCGCAGAATGTCATCACCGTCGCGCCCGACTGGAGCCGCGACGACGGCGGACACCCCGACTACGAGTGGGGCCCGGTATGACCGAGTGGACCGTAACCTGCTGCGGCGCGTGCTTCCTCGAAGAGATCGCAGGGTGGAAGGACGGCTGCGAAGCGCTCAGACACACCGACGTTGAAGAGGTGTTCTGGACCCTCCACAAGGACGGATACCTCGCGGCGAAGCACGTGTCGATCGACTCGACCGGCATAACCTCACGGACGGCGCGCATCCTCAGACCCAACACTGACGAAGAGGCGCGGCGCAGACTGCTCGCGCAGGACGCGGTGAGGAGACTTGTAGCGTGAGCGGCACGCGCACCCGCATAGAATCCGTTGAGTGGTGCGAATACTGTGCCGAATTGATCCCGGACGAGCCCCACTGGTTCGTCTTGCCGATCCAAGGTCACCCTACACAACCGATCGCGTTCTG